TTCACTGCATTCACTTCCCGGTTTTATTTTCCGCACAGTAGTTTTCGGAGTCTTTCGCGCGACCGTAGTCTCCTCTGCTGATCTAGCGCGTTTGGGAGCGAAACTATGCGATGCACGGGATCTTATGTTATAATATTTTGGAGAACTGCTACTTTCTTTTAACTGTTTGAGTTGTTGTAGCATACGAATCAAAACATTTCTATTCGTATCAATTTGTTTATCGTATAATTTCTTTCTTTTCATAGCATTTACAGCTGATTCCAATTTACCCGATTTTTTGTATTGTAATGCTACGTCACGCTGCTCGTCTGATTTTAACTTCAATATTTGTTGACTATCACGCAACAACATTATTTGTTGTCTTAAATTATCTGTTTCCGGCGAGTAACTGGATGCTGCAGCAGTCACGAATCCTGAACTAATAGCAATACTTACAAGCGCAGTTGCTAAGGTTGTTCTTTGTTGGAAAAAGCCATTTATATAAGTCCATACCAAATGTTCAATTCCGTTGTAATTAGGTAATAATACTTTCAGTGTTATCAATATCATGGGTATTCCTATCGTACGTATTAAAACATTCATAATAGCAGGATCTGTTAACAATTCACCATTGTTTTTAGCAGCTGCGTATGCTAATTTAAAAAAAGCGATAATAAATATTCGCATCATATATCTCTGAACGAATTTTCTCTGAATACACTTAGATCCGAAAATCATAAACCATACTAACCCCTCAAATATATCAGCATTGTTATTAAAAAAAAGTGGTAAATTCCCACCGATAAGATTTCGAAAATGCGCCGTTAATACTTGATTCGTAGCAGATACTCCACCAGATTTTGGTTCGACCATGTAAGTCGGTAAGTCCGCGATTTTTAAGTTCGTGTTTTCTTGTAAAATTGTAGTAACGCTCCTAGCAAGTCTACCCGTAAAGCTACTGTCTACGGCGGTCAATTGAATTCTAGGTATCGCAACCCATACTGCCGCGTGTGTTACTAAATCTGGGATTTTATAGCTTCCCAGTTGCGGTATAATCTCAGTGTTTAAAAATTGCGTGACATTCATAACTCCGAGTGTATCAACTATCATATTACTATGACTCATTATGCCGGCAATTCTATCGATTGATTGGGTTAATGTAGAATCGTTATTAAATATCCGAGAAAGAGAATATGCGTTGTCTAGTTCTGGTCCGTAATATATTGGGCTAACAGCTCTGTTCAAATTATTTTGAACTTGTTCGCACGCAGTTCCAGTCTTAAGGCTGTTATGTAAAGTAAAAACTGGAATTGATTCACTGTCAAATTCCTCTTGTAAGAAACCTGATGTTTTTGAGTCGCTACGCCTTTTTTTCATGTCTTGCGGCGGTGTTGTATTATTATTGTTTGGCGGCGGTGTTGTATATACGCGACGCGTAGGAGATGTAGGGGGGGTTTTAACCGATGATTGAGATTTTCTCGATACTGATTTGAACTTACTTTTATTATTAGGTGTATTGTGTGGACTATAGTTAGGTGTATGAGCGTGTAATTTCTTTTTCCAATTATTTTCTTTTTCTAAATTCACGTGTTTAATTTCATGGGTATCAGGTAAGTCTTTCAAACACCTTCTTCTCATGTCAAACCCTTTCTGCATATATTCATTATATCTATCATCATATTTCCCGTTTCGATGTTTATGATATATATTTTGTATTAGACATATTTCATTATATTTTCTAATATTATTTTCATCTTTTGTCGGCATATTTATCTTTTATATATTACAAATATATTAATTCTTGTTTTTTTTGTAAATATATAATCCGCCTAAAATAACAACTAAAACGACTATTATACCTACGACAATATTCCCGGAATTATATTCTACAGACTCTAATATCGTCTGATTGGGTCTGAAAGACGCGGGTCTGAAAGACTGCCCGCGTAATGCAGGACGGGGAAGAGGGAGAGGGTGGGGAAGAGGCGTTGGGCGGAATGGTCTCCAGTTTTTGTTGCAAGTGTGAGCTAATGGGAACGGGGATGATGTAAATGTATCTGTCATAAATCGCAATTGACTTTCACGGATACAATTTGGTTTATTATCTTGATATGTGCATGCTAATATGTAACCCGGATCGCAAATACACCGCGCCGATGTCGATGGATTCATATTCGATGACGACAGTTGCAATCTTCCATTTTCGCAAATCCCGGGTAATTTATCGTCAACAGTGCAATTTCCGTTTACCCAAGTGGGCCAATTACATTTACATTCCCACGTGAGAGAATTATCGTCCTGTGCATAACTCAATATTTTTTCACCTTCGCAATTTGGGAGTGTGTTCGGTGGTAAACATTTCTTAGTTGACGGGTTAACAGTTTGACACGTGAAATTTTGATTGCCGCAAATTTCACTGCAATTATCATCATCTGTACAAATCGGGGGTGATACAGAGCACACTGTAGTTGTGTCACCATAAACTATATTTTCTTTATCGTTAGTTTCGTCTTTGACAATATCATCGAGTTGCGTAGTACCCAAGCCGCCATATATTATTACATAAATCACAGTGAATATACCCATCAATACAATAGACCCTAATACAATTTGCGTTGACATATTTTATATTATGATACAATAAAAGATGAATTATTATGAATTATTTCATCCTATAATTAATATTTTAATATTAGTAGTATGTTTTGCAATTGCATATCTTTTAGTAGAATATTTAATAAAACCCAAAGTATTAGAACCTTTATGCATGATAAATTCAGAAGATTGCATGGAATTTGATTATTTTATAGATGGTAACAATGTATTAATAAATACCAAACCAAATGGATACTGGATATGGATAGAAAATGATCTTGGGTTTGTATACGGTACTCAAATGAATAACAATAGATGTAAAGACCCGGAATCTTTCGAACCGGTATTCAGAATTTCAAATAATAACGATGATTCCTGGTTTATAAACGACTACAAATGCGTTCAACCATTGGCACAAACTTTAAAAAAGTTTAAAGATCAAAATATTAAAAAGAGAACATTCAAATATAAATTACCCTCTAAAATGTTACGATCTAAAGGTCTTGTTATAAACCAAGACGGCGATTTGGTAACGGAAATCGGAAATAAATTAACCGCTAACGATGTTATAACTATTTTTAAATCTAAAAATATATTATAGCATTTTTTATTATATAATAATAAAATGCATTATATAATATCGGTATTTATTTTATCACTTTTTACAATATTAGGTGTTTTGGTGTTTAAACACCAAAACACAAAGGTTGAAGGAAACGGTAATTTCGCTACGATGTTCGATAAGTGCGACAACGATGCGGATTGCCCAAACGACGGTAAATGTACAACAAATAATAGTAGGACGAGGTGTAGTAATGCAGTCGAGAACAGTGTATGCAATCTAGACGAAAATCCTACTATATGTAATATGGAAGATGATAATTCGACACAGTGTGCTTATTGTTCAAATATACAATGGCAATGTTCCAGAAACAAAGATATAGTAATCAACAACAAAAAAATAAGTCTACCGGTGCCTGGTAATCCAGATTTGGGAGTATGTCAACCAGTGATTAGCAATCAACTATGCAATAATTTCACATCGCAATATCAGTTAACAAAATCCAGAGATGGCAATGACTATTCATGGAAATGTAGATGTAAAAATCCAACTATGATGACTCATGAACCATCGGTAAATGAAGGCAGTAACTGTATTGAGGCCTTAGCATGTGGAAAAAATGGGCAACTATATGTTCCACTAGATGAAAAAAAGATATGTGCTATTAATTCCGATTGTAACGGAACTGATAAATGCTGTCTAGAAGACGACTCTATTGGACGTGTATGTCATGTAGATGGAGAACCTGGAATCCAAGGTGGTGTTTGTCATCGTAAATGGGATAGATTAGATAAAAGTGTAAATGAATCTGACCCGTCAAACGGTAAATGTTTATGCGACGACGGTTACACATATACGGGGTCTAAAACAGATAGTACCGTTTACACGAAAAAATGCATTCCAGACACGTGGTCCAACGGTAATGGATATGTAAACGCTCGAAAAAGCACCGACGGTATAACGCTGACATGCGATCCGGGTTACATATCATGTGATAAAGATAATATAGGTGTGTCTATCAAAAATCAGTTTTTGAAAGCTAAATGTGAAAATAACCCTTCTTGTATAGAAGATCCTTGTAAAAATGGATACATCGATGAAAATGGAGATTGTCAATGCAACGATAATTATGTCGTTGACAGTGATCCAACTAGCGCTAATCTGCAATATTGCAGACCTTTACCCACAGATGGTAGTAATTGTAATTTTCAAGGAACCTCTTACAAAGATGAATTTGGGGAAGAAAAATGTCGATGTAATTGTCCGTGGACGGGCGATACATGCAAGACTTTAGGTTTGGCGTCGTGTCCGGGTGAGCGATGTAATTTACTAACTTTACGAGAATCTACAGGGCGACCATTTACGGACAATAACTGTTATAATAGAGATTATGACCCTGTTAAGTCTACCGTCGCAAACGTATGTGGTAAAGATCCTCAGTTTGACTTTAACATGATATTGAGACAATTCGGACCAATGAGGAATACTGTTCAAGGTTTACTAAATTCTTTCAACGTCAAAGTTCAACCGTATAAATGCATGACTGCTCGTAAAAACGACAAGACGAATAGGTGGGAAATCCCTAGCATGCGTTGGGCACAAGTCCCCCCTCAATATTTACCGCAAAAATAGATTAATTATTTTATAATAAAAACGTTAATTTATATTAATTTGAATTGATTAATATAACTAAACAATGAATGATGAAATTGCAAGTATACAATTCGGAGTATATTCATCGCAAGAAATATTGAATTATTCTGCGTGCGAAGTAAACAACCTTAAAAAAAAAGGCAGTGGGAGTGTATATGATCCTCATATGGGAGTTACCGAATATGGAATCGAATGTCCTACGTGTAAGCAATCAAGTGCGAAATGCGTCGGTCATCCGGGATATATAAAGTTATCATTACCTATAATTCACCCGCTTTTCATAAAACATGTAATTAATATTTTACATTGCGTCTGTTTTAAATGCTATCGATGTTTATTGGGGAAAGAACATATAGAAATGTACAATTTAAATTTTAAGAAAAAATTTGATACGTTTATTGGGTTGACTGAACTATGCAAGAAAAAAAACCATATATGTTGTAGAAACGGGTGTGATGGAAGCGATAAATTAAAAGAAAGAACATTTAAAATTAAACATTGTCCTTTCGATAATAACATTTATTTACATGATAAAAATGACGACGGAAAGGAGACAAAGACCGAATTGACCCCATACGAAATATTTCTAATATTAGATTCTATACCTGATGATGATGTAGTAAGCATGGGATTAAATTTACAATTATGTCACCCGCGGAATTATATCATGTTTTATTTAACGATTTTGCCACCTGTAGATAGACCTTATATAAACATAAGCGGTAGTATATGGGATGATGATATAACAATACAGTACATGGATATAATAAAAATAAATTCGCAAATTAATAAATTATTAAGTAGTATTGATAATTGTACCCTGAAGAAACAAAAAATAACAAAGCTAATTGCAATGCTTAAGTTTAAAATATCAACTACCTTTAACAATACACAGGGAAAATCAAAACACACGACCAATGGCAGACCTATTAAAGGTATAAAAGAACGTTTAGCTGGAAAAGACGGGCAGATACGTAACAATATGATGGGTAAAAGATGCAATTACAGCGGTAGAACAGTCGTCGGACCCGATAGCACGCTCAGGACAAATGAAATAATACTACCCGTCGAAATGGCAAATAAATTAACGGTGCCAATCAGGGCGACTCCTTTAAATATTTCTATTTTACAAGATCGATTAAATAATAATAAAGTAACAAGTGTTATAAAAAATAACGAAGCTAAAACATGTATCAATATAAAACGCTTAACAGAAGGCACTACGGTATTCGAAGGGGATGTAATATTAAGAAATGGCAAGCAAATACGTGTAGTAGATCCAGCAAAGTTAACATTGATAGATGGCGATAAGATTTTACGAGATGACGTAATTTTAAATGATATTAAAATTCCAGGAAATACTTTTCAAATTGAAGTCGGTATGATAGTTAATAGATTATTGGAAGATGGTGATTGGGTACTTCTAAATAGACAGCCTACATTGCACAGAGGGTCTATGCTTGCGGTAAAAGTAATAATACGTCCGCACAGAACCATTCGTATGAATCTAAGTATATGTAAAACATTTAATGCCGATTTCGACGGAGATGAAATGAACATACACGTGCCTCAAAGCGAAGAAGCGCAAGCGGAATTACAGTTATTATCAAGCGTAGAACATCATATTATTTCACCTCAATCAAGCAAACCTAATATCGCCATTGTTCAGGATTCGTTACTAGGATCTTACAAAATGTCTATAGGAATCCAAAATATTCCCAGAGATATTTTCTTCCAAATATACATGGCTATGAAATTACCTTCGTCCGATATAATCAAACGAATCAGCGAATTAGATGATGTATATATATCCAAAGGATTACCCAAAGGGTCCTGTTATTCAGGAAAAGGTTTGATATCGTTGTGTCTACCTGAAGATTTCAATTATGAATACCGTAACAATGCAGATCCCAAGGAGCCCGTCGTAAAAATATATAACGGCGTTCTATACCAAGGCGCGTTCGATAAATCGGTTTTGGGATCGACACATGCATCCATTCTGTTACTGATAAATAAGGAATATTCGCCTACGATAGCTATGAATTTTATAGATAGCATCCAATTTTGCGCTACTGAATGGTTATTATATCGAGGATTTAGTGTTAATTTCAGTGATTGTATGATGGTTGACAAAAACCAAGATGTAAAAACAAAAGAAGTTATTCGGAAATGTTATATTGAAGCATCTGCTTATAAGAAAACCACAACAAACCCTAATGTCAGGGAATTACGCATCAAATCCGCTTTAAATAAAGCAAAAGACGTAGGTCTTAGAATAGCGAAAGATTCACTCTCTAAACAAAACAACTTTTTATCAACTGTTATTTCAGGGAGCAAAGGAGACTTTTTTAATATTTCGCAAATCACAGGGTTGCTAGGTCAACAAGATATCCTAGGGCAACGGGTGCAGTACATGATGAGTAACGGAAGGCGATCTTTATGCTACTACCCCATTAATAAAGACGACTTAAGTCACGAGTTAGAGTATGAATCTAAAGGTTTCATATCATCTTCGTTTATAAAAGGATTAAACCCCAAGGAATTTATATTTCATGCAATGTCGGGTCGAGAAGGAATAACCGATACAGCTATGGGCACTGCAACATCTGGATATATACAACGTAAAATAGTAAAGTTAACAGAAGATATAAATATACAATACGATGGAACTGTCAGAGATCATACAGGTAGAATCTATCAACATGTATACGGAGATAACAATTTAGACCCTATAAAAACCACTAAAGTTAACGGCATTCAACAATTCTGTAATATATATAGAATTGTTGAAAAACTTAATAATAAATATGAGTCGCTTAATATCGCATTGACGTGTCAATAACATTAAGCGGGTTTGCATTCAGCTTTATAAGATCGTGTCCTCGTTTATCTGTTTCGATATTACTTATCTTGTTCCATTCAGTATATCCCTCTCGTGTTTTACGAATATAATAATTGTTAATTATATTAGAACTTAACTGAGTTATAACCATGTTTATTATTCTATTTTGTTTTTGTAAAAATGTCATTGGTTGAGATTCTATATAACTTAATACTTTATTAACATACATTTTGTTAATATCATCATCATCGATATCAAATTCAATTCCGCATCTATCACGTACGCGTTTACTAACCATGCGGCGAATTTCAATTAGTTGTAGTTGCGATAACGGGTCAACGGTAGATGAATAATAACCACGTTCCGTTATAGAAGGGAGGTCATTATTAGCGGTTAAATTAATCATATATGCATTCATTTATTATATATGATTAAAAAAAATATCTTCGTTCATCATTAAAAAATACTTTATTTAATACGATTTTATTATTAACAATTACGGGGTAAATCCACCGTAAATCATATTTAACATGTTTGTTCTGTCATACTTTATTACACTTTTTGGGTCACTACCAGGATGACCACCAGGACATGTTTTCAATGCTTCCGCGCATGATTTATTTCCTTTTTTTCTGATACATGTAGCGAACCTCCACCCTCGCTTCGGGACCGACGCGTCAATACAATAATCATTGGATAATCTGTGTACATCTTCATTTAATTCCGCTGGGTGCAAAGGAACATATATATCGCGCGCATTGCATCTATTAATCGGATATCCGACGTAATTGATTGTTTTAGGGTATTTTTTTCCATTATGAGACTTACCGTCTTTTAGTGCATCAACGACATATTTCACTTCAGTATTATCGAATTTAGCTCCATTTGGTTTTTGTGGGTCTATCGGTACTTTCCCGTGTAAATCTTTAGGATAAAAATACGAATAATACCAAGTGTTAGTATCGTCTAATAAAACAGCTCCTTTGCTATCGAACCCTTCACCATCTACATCTAAAACTTTATTACATTCGTTTACACAACAATTAAATTCATCCGGGTGGTATTCAGTATTATCATAGTCAAACATTTCTTCGCATAATTTTTTACACTTTTTGGCACTTGGATTAGAAATGTAATCTGTTCTAAATGCATTTACGCATTTATCGAAACACCTATGGTCGCTATCTTCTTTGCATTTATCGAAACACTTAGTGTCGCTATCTTCTTTGCATTTATCGAAACACTTAGTGTCGCTATCTTCTTTGCAATGATCATTGCACATAATAATACGATCATCAGACATTTTATTATAAGTTTTATAATAAAAAATAGTACTAATAAAAATGAATACACTGAATTTACAAACTTATATTCGTAAAATTGCTAAACAAATACACCCAGACCTTCGCGTATCCGCTGAATTTACCACCTCCGTAAATAATATGATAAATGTATTGGGTAAAAAACTCATCTTAACAGCTATCGCAATTAAGATAAATGCAGGTAGAGTTGAACTACAAGCCAAAGACATAAAGGCCGCTACTGAAGTTGTTTTACTTCCCGATTTGTATAAATATGCAACTAGCAATGCGACTAAAGCCGTTACAATAGCTTCAAGTGGTAAGATTGAAGGTAGACGGGTAACGAGAACAGAAGAAGCCAAACTTACACTGTCGGTTCCTAGAGTTGAGACGTTTATGAGAGACAATATACCAAAACGGGCTGGAAGAACTCGTATAAGTAAATATGCTATTGTTTATCTAACAGCAGTCCTAGAATATATCGCAGCAGAAACTTGTGAATTATCGGGTAACGAAGCTACCAGAAATAAGAAAGTTACAATGACTAAAACCCACTATAACACAGTTTCTGCTAAAGATGTTTCCCTGAAGCAGATTCTAGATTGTCATGCAAGATGATTTTTGCTCATAAGTCGCTTACTACGACGGGGTGATGGCCCGCTACCTAGTTGTAAATTATGAATTGAATTCCAGATTTCCAAATCGGTTGAATTTGAGAAATCGAAATCTTTAGTATTAATATTCTGATCTAAACATGTATTTACAATTTCTGCCAAGATATCTAAATTAGAGTTAGGATAATAATTATTTAATGTTTTTATCATTTTTTTATATCTCGTATTTTTCTCAATAAGATCTAATAACGTGTGTTTTTCATCGTGTACTACTGCAGATGCGAACCTATCGATCAATACTTTTACTGATAATTCAGGGTGTACATATACGTAATTGTCATCGTCACTAATATATTTTAGCATATTTAAAACATCATCAACTGAAATATCGGATAACCCCCCTTCAGTTACAAATTCAAGCCAGTCGGCAAATGTTTCCACATCAGGCGGATATTGATTAGGTCTATTATTTGAAATATATTGAGCACTGTAAATAATTTTATTGCTTAATTCTTCAACGTCTTTCTTATTCATATTATTATACTGTATTGCATTTCTTATATATATACGTAAAAAATCATAGATTTTGGTAGGATATTGCATGACTGGGTTAGTTACAATACTTTCCATTCGATCAATAATTTCGTTTTTAATTATTTTTAATTAAAAATCCAAAACGTTTAGTATTACCACTGTTTTTTACCGTCGAATTCTCCATGACGACCAATTTCATAGGTTAAACGAGGACCCATATTTGTTTATCATTTTGCATAGCTTTGATTAGGGCTGGGGCCTGAGATTTTGCATGCATGACAGAAGTTGGGCAAAATGCATGGCATGTGCATGGCCCATCTAAGCGAAAAAGTCAGGCAGGCAAAAATTTTATGCCCATCTTTTTGCCCATCTTTTTGCCAGTCTTTTTGCCCATCTTGCCCAGTCTTTTTGCCCATCTTGCCCATCTTTTTGCCCATCTTGCCCATCTTTTGCCCCCAATTTGTGCATGTTTCAATTTTTGCATGTTTCCATCTCATCTTTTGCTTTTTGGTTAAATCATTGGTCATGATTCCCTCTCCAGTTTTGTTAGATGATCAATTTCCAGACAGCCAAGAGCTAACTGAAGTTCCTGATGAGACTTTAACTGAGGAGTCCCAGCTAAACTCCACGGCAGCAACTGAAGCTGCTCAAACTGAAGATCAACCTCTACCACAAGTTATTCTGCCTCAACCTCAGCCTTCACCACAAGCTACTCCACCTCAACCTCAGCCTTCGCCACAAGCTCCTGCTCTGTCTACTTCCAGACCAGCAAAGAGAAGGAAAAGCTCTACTATCACAACTATAGTTCCATCTAGGAAGTTCTGGAAAGCGGAGGAAGTGGTTCTTCAGACTGCTGTGTACAACCTGTTTTCACTAGACGAGAATGATACAACGACGTGCAGACATTGGTATGGTCATAACGCTATCATTAATCATTAATTAATTTATTTGATTGATCTAAACCAAAGTGCAGACTGTCTGAGTTACGCTTTAGTTTCTCAACGTTTTTGCCCATCTTATTGCCCATTTTTTTGCACATCTTATTGCCTGCGTGTGCATGTGCCCATCTTATTGCCTGCGTGATTTTTGCCCATATTTTTGCCTGCATGTGCATGTGCCCATCTTTTTCGGCCAGTGCCTGTGCATGTGCCCATCTTCAAAATCGACTCAGGCCCCAGCCCTAGCTTTGATAACCTCTCTCATTGCTTTCACCAAATTTGTACCGCCTTCGCTGCCTTTTAACTTGGAAGACATATACTCCAACGGGGTTTCAACGTTCGCTTCTTTTAAGAACATCTTACCTTTGGTTGTTTCCAACATTTTGAACATTCCGTCTATTTTGTTATTAGCAACTAAACACTTGCTACCTGTCGACCAAAAAACACCGGATCCAGGTGTCATATACAACCAATAACCTCCGTCGTCACATTCCGGGTATTCGCGATCAGGCGGTGGATAACAGGCATGTGTTACTTCTAAATAAATACTTTTTTGATCAGAAAGAGGGCCGTCGTTTGAGTCCCACGGTATTTGTTTGTTCAGCATATCAGCGTAAATGTTGTCATTTGGATTTTTTGGATCGTAAACTGAAATCAACCATCCCGGAAAAGTAACAGAATTTGATGTATTATTAAGTAAGGAAGCCATCCCTTTTGCAAACGCTACAAACTCGTTGTCGTTTTTCCCGTCGGGGTATGGAAACGCCGTAAGCCGAGATCGTTCGCCCTTATCAGGTGGCCATTTAAACGAAGTATTTTTAGACTTCTTAACATTTTTTTTGTAAAGTTACAGGCATATTATCCCATAAGAAATTCAGATTCTCTTTCTTTACGATTCTTGACGCATTATCACCGTGATATAAACTATTGAAATACAATGTTTCGTTTTCGATCAAATCGATAGAAACATCTTTACCTTTCCCGGGTAAAGAAACAAAATACAACACGTTGGACAATATTATTACTATGACTATAATAAAAAAAAATATCATTTTATTATTAAAAATATTTTAAAATATATCATCTATTAAATGTAAAATTTTCACTTTTGGAAAAGGTGGTAATTTAAATAACGCAAGCAACCCTAAAATCGATACAATTGCGATAAGAAAAATAAATAAACATGTGTGTATAGATATTTATTTAAATTATTTTTTTTTTATAATGAAAATATTTCGTTAATATAAATGAGCACTGAGTATGATCCCACGAATGACATAGGTAAAGAATTAGCAAGTAACATCATAAAATATATGTTTAAAGAAAAGAAAAATGAACAACCATTGACGCATCAACTTATCAATTCATTACGAGAAGAGCTTGATGATCGTAACCTCCCTGTCCTCCCGCGCGTCGTTAAAAATTTTCATAATAGTGTGAGCCCTGCATTCATAGAATCACCTGGGTCTGAGACGTATGATTTCGGAAGTTTATTTAAAACCGCTATAATCCCAATTGTCAATAAATTTATAGCGTCTAGACCTAATTACGCATATCAAAGTATGAAATGTAGTTCAAAGTCTGATTGGCCTATATCACTGTATAGATACCCGGCGTCAACGTTGAAGTACTGCGATCCAAAAAACAAGGACGGTAATAAATTTCAACTTGTTCTCACTGATATTGAAAATATACAAAGATTACATATAGATCCAGATAAAAATTTTGACATTAAAGTGACTGAGCTGGGGGCTGATAAAACTACCGTCGAAGCGACACTCGGTTTTACTATGTTTGCGAACGTGCCACGAACTACTCAACTAATTGCAGCGTTTGAAATGTATCTCTCTTTGACGGGTCAGACGCCTGGAAAAAGTTGGATCCCGAGCTTCAAACTCTTTATAGAAAATTTTGCGTTTAAGATCAAAGTCACTATAACTCTGAAAGGTTGTAGAGGGTCTTTTAGTGAAGCGACCCGTCGCAGAGTCAGTGACGTACAGTTACATCTCAACGCGGGAAACGACGGCAAGTTTGCAGCCGGTATAACTGACTTTTTTTATAACTACCGCGACAGAGAATGCGCATTTAGCGGCACTGGTGGTATTACCCAAAACAACGGGTATGACGAAGCTTTAGGAATTTTTGTTGGATTTCCACCTGTGTCTAATACTGCAAAACGTGGTGGCTGTGCTGTTGACTACAGCAGTATGACTGCCTTGTTTAACCCATACGTTGCGACCAATGAGTGTAAATCACCAGACACAAAAACAGTGTCAAAAAAAGACTGGCCATTTGATAAATGGAGTTGTGGAGATACGCTTGCTAAATTAACTTCAGGTTTCGGCGGAAGCGGATGGTATTCTTATGCAGATGAACTCGATCCGGGTGAAAACTACTACAGGGCCATGGAATTCAACACCCTTAAGTCGCTGGCGATCGATTTAGGCGCGGTAGTGGGCGGGGTAGTGAAGTTGCTGTCTCCGATCGAGATCCTGAAAAAATTAGTCCAGTATGTGAACAATGGCGGGCTCGGCTCAGCACTCGCCGATGCGGTCATTTTGGCTAGTCCTGATATTGCAATGTTTACCGTTCTTATACCTCCAATTCCATGGCCCATAGCAGACGAACTTGATGCTGTCGGTTTTCCTTTTTGCGTACCTTTCGATGCTAAGCGGGATGGGGATGTTTGGAAGGAAACCTCTCTTCCCGGGGAATCCTTATCATGCCCAAGTGATAATAAAATAATATACTATCGAGACAAATATTCTTACCCTTCTTGGAAACAAGCCTCTGATGGGGTTTGTCCCGCAAACGCATACTCAGACACCACTTTTCCACCCGCTGCTTACTTTAAGAGTAAAGGTGAACTAGGTGAGTATGCGTGGTCTAAGTTGTTAGCCCCTTTGTTAGCTGAGGATCATTATGAACCAACTAGTGGGTGTATTTGTGGTCACCCCCAAGTAAGCGCTCAAAGAAAGTGCGCGAGGTACCCAATTACTTACACGCCAGTAAGCGACGGCACCTGCGACTTCGGCTCCTTCGAGGGTTTTGCGGACGGCTTAGTAAATATTGTAAATACTCTTATGACGACCAACTTAGCAAGCTCTGTGGGATTTGGTACCCCGGGAGTTAGCACGGTTTGGGGTACTGTCGGCGATTTAAACTTTGAAAATATATTAGATCCTATTACTTTTGATCTTCCTTCAGAGATGGGGGAAGAAGTAATAACCGCTGATGTAGAAATTAGAAATTTAAAAAACGCAAACACTCTCAGATTTGGTGGAACAAGTGATCAAAGCAACTTCTTCAAGTTCAAACCGAGTTTAGGGGATAGAAATTGTTCGTTTAAGAAAATTAAAAACGAAACCGGAAAGAACACTCAGTATGTATTTTCTTTAAAACAAATCGTATTAACCAATAAGCCAACACCCTTCAATAAAGCTATATGCGGTTTAGGAATAGGAAAATGTCCTCCCGTAACAGCTGATATTGCTTTGAATATTAAGGTAAGCGGAGGCGAACCAACCTATTACGACGCATGCGACACATCAAACCAGTTTCAGTCTTTTCCACCAGAGGAACAAGGTAAAGACATTGCAGTTAAATATACACCATTGCTAACAAATGATAAAAAAATTAAGTTGTGCGGAGCGGCTACAGACCAAAAAGGGAACCCCGTCAGTAATGTTGTTAAATGGGACACGGACCGGTTTGATACTACTTCTCTTGGTTCGTATGAAGACTGTGGAAACCCGAAAGAATGGAAATGTTATAGAAACGCTGGTTGTGTTTATAATCCGGCCGTAGATAAAACATGTGATGATGAATCAATGAGAATAATATTACAAATAGGATTGCCAGATATTGAAATAAGAGGTGACCTAGAACTTATCGTAGATGATTGCGGTGGCAACTTTACACTCGCATCAATTCAAGTGTCTAATTTGGTTCTTGACAGTTTTGACATGCTTGATATTAAATCGCAATATTACGGAGGTAGCCCTCAGACCAAGGCATTAGCAGACGGACTTATACTTCCTGAGTATAAGACGTTCATCGTCAATTCCATTAAGCCGATTTTGAACTATGAAGTATTACCTTATTATGAAACCACAATCAACGATCTTTTAAACACGAAAGGATTGGGTCCAACAGGGCTGAATCTGTTGACTTTCGATAGCGGAATGGGTGGGTTTGTATATAAATTGCTGCAGTGGATCACCAAAAACAGTATCGATGATATACAGTCTACATGTACACCAACAAGCTATAAAACAGCCACTCCAGAATTACATAAAACATGCTCAGAGGCGAAGGACGAGGATTCATGTCTGACTACCCCGTCGTGTTCATGGAACATCAATGAAAACTACGTGTGTGGTAGAGATACATGCAGTGACGCAGATTTTTGTCGACAATTAAACAATATTTGCAAGAAGTAATAACATGAGTCCGGGATGATATTTATTTATAATTAATTATAAATAAAGGTTTTTAATACACCTGAATAACCAACGGTGTAATTATTTTATATCCTTTTAAAATATAATTAAATAAATATAATTATTTATTTAATATAAAATGGTTCGAAGCAGATCAAGAGGTTCACGTTCAAGTGGATGCAAACCAAACGAGACAAAAGATCGTCTGACTAAACAATGCAGACCGAAGGTGAAGGCCGGAAGACGTAAAGTTTACGGACCTGTGAGAAAGCCGTGTTCGCAAGACGAGGTAAGAGACAAAAAGACAAGTGTTTTTTCGTTCTCTAGTTCCTCGGCGGGGAGCCTCAAATCACCTAATCTATTATTGACTTCTTTTTTGACTGCCTTAGCGATGTCTTCCTCGTCCGCAGCTTCGTAGTTTTTGTCATCTTATCGTCGAAGTCTTTGCGACTCAATAATTCATCACCGTTGGTAAGTGTTGGTGTTCTCCATTGAACCCCCATGTCTCCTTCATCGCCGCACCCTCGCCTTTAGTCGTTGTCTTTTTAAATAACGCGGGATCGTCATCTTCGGGGTTTGGGTCATCTGTTATGGTTGAGTCATCTGAACCTGACAACAGGTTCGATTTAGCCAAATCAGCACCGTCTCTATATTTTTTAGACGTATAACATAATGCTTTTTGCATCATCTTTGAATTTAAGCCGCCGCATCTACTTTCATCGCAACTTTTTGATGTAAAATCAGTGTTAAAAATATCTTCTATTGTTGTCATTTTTTTTTATTATAATAAAATATTATTTGTTTTTATTTACCAATTAATTTAATAATAGGAGAGAACATTTGTTTCAGTTCTCTGTGTAATTTATATCTACGTTTGTATATATGTATATACATATTATACACAAAATCTTTAAGTTCGGGGAAAGCGACAGACAACACTTGATCGAGCGGATTTGCAAGCGCTTTAATATAGTAAAAGTAATCTAAACTTAAAACCGACGAATATTTTTTCATATATTCGAAATCTTCTATTTTATATGACTGTTTACCAGTATGATTATCGGGATTAGTGACCACATATTCTAATCGCGAACCCTTATCAACCCATACACCTCGGCGTTTCATACGATCGGCTAATTGAACAGGAGGAGGTAACCAGCTCATATAATATTCGCGTTCATTTGATGCGTTTTTCTTATCAAGTTCTTCTGTATAATTTGATGCATTTTTATTGGGTAATAACGGTGTTTTATACTCCCCTACCCGCGCTTTACCTGACATATTTCCTTTATCATCCAAATCAACTTCGGCTACTCCATTCGCATAATCACCTACGGATTTGGTAATTACGAAATCATCAAGCGGTAATATCCCCGAGCACGCCGTAATAATTCGATCAACAACATACGAGACTACTTGTTCTTGTTTTTTTTCATCAGCGATCATCGAAATTACATGTTCGTACGTATTTCGCACGAAATTAGAATTATCGCGTCTAGATAGAATAACCCCTTTAGTACCTATTTTTTTTTGTACTACACCATCCCTGAGACATTTACGATACATATATCTTTTTTTGGTCAATATAAAGAAAAAGTCGTAAATTTCGTTTTCGAACTCTAACTCAATCGGAGGTGGGAATAATTTTGTAAGTTCGTTAGCGACATGTAATGCGTAATCCCACGTTTCCGATGCAGTTTTTTTAGAAGGGAAATGAATATAGTTTGAATCTGTGTCTCCGTAAACTAGTTCCCCTCCGAATTTGGAAGGTATTATTTCAGCAACTTTTTCAATGTTTACCCTTCCCATGAATGTTGTACACATTGCACCCGGCATGAACGGTAAATAACCTTGTCTAACTCCCATGGCACCATACATACTATTACAAGATACTTTAAAAGCTAATTGGCGTTTATCGAGAACATCTAGCAATGCTATAAGTTCTTTTTTACGATCGTCATCATCAGTTACAGCTAATTCGTCTTTGCAGGCTTGCATGTCTACTTTACGTGTATGTCTACGGGCATCTAATAAATTTTGAAGCACAGTAGGTAATACACCCTTAGGTTCTTTAAGAAATCTATATTTACGCTTAATACACATCGGAAATTTGGGCTTTGTTTTGTTTATTTCAGCTCGTTCATCGGTATAAGGTTTCAGGTTCGATTTTATAACATTTATTTCGTTCATCCATGTCTCTTTTTGTTTACTTCCTACACCGGCTTTGTTTTTCTTAGCTCGGATTTTATCTATTTTATCTTGCTCACCCTGAATATACTCGGTTAAAACATTTTTCCTTATAGTCTTGGGATCGTGTTCGCATCCTATACAATCTCTCCATTCCATAACATTGCACATTTCATCGGGAATACTTTCATCTTGAACGAAGGTGTGGTAATCTATATTATAAGCGATAATAGTCGTAGGGTATAGACTCGCGAAATCGAATGGAACTACTCTTTTATACTTACCCGCCACTGGAGGAAAAACATGCGCGCCTGTGTATCTTTCATGCTCACCTACGTCGTAAGCATCTTTTTCAACGACTATATTGTTATACATGCAATATTTGTATACTTGCGAATATACCCGTATTTGCTGCCCTTGAGTATATAAAGAAATAATAGGAACTTGACAGGTAGATGCCATTTCTGTAAGCCCGGGCCATATTTTAAGTTTCTCTATCAGCTTAGCAACAAGCACGCTATCTTTGACGCAATACTTACCGCATATGGCCATTGCCTTGCGAGCATTGTAACCATACGTGCCATCCTCATTTCTGATAGTACCGATCCTAAAACATTTAAATATACCTTGTGCGTTAAGAGGGTCTTTACTTTCCCCCATGAAATATTCAGATACGGTGGATAATTTGTAATTATTCAATTTATAATCTCGTTTAATTAAAGGTAATAAATCTACATATAACCGCCCTTCAGCATCTAGAAACTGAAATTCTTGGTTCTTGTAAGCGGAGGATGACCATTTTATTGTCTTTTCACATGCTTTATTGAACATATGAAATCCATGTCTCGCAAAATCTGAGAAACACATATATAACTTGGATCTATCAATGAGATATGGTATATCGAACATTAGTATGTTGTAACCTGTTATGATATTAGGACGTTCTTCTCTTATAAACTTCGAAAACCCTTCGATTAAATCGGGTTCGGTATCGAACCTTATAATATTTACATCATCTCCTACTATTGTTTCGTCTGGATCACCGAGTGTTAACAAAAACGACTTTAGTTTATCTATACTACCTATACGACTGAGCACACATGATATTTGAAATATCTTATCTCCAGGTACCTTAGGATCTGGAAATTTACCTGGATTATGAGAATTTACTTCTATATCAAATGTAAGAACGAGTGGGTTAGGTAAAACATCTTTTTTCAGCGGTTTCAAATTTTTATATCTAACGCTATACTCTAAATCACACGAAGTTACCATTTCAGAATCAACCTCTCGAACCCCCTTGAATTGTATCCATCCAGCGGTAGATATATTCTGTTCGCATGTAAGCTGTAAGATAGGGTTAGCATCCGTTTCATGTACTTTCAGCGATATTCTACCACACCCAATTATATTAAGTGGGTTTTTTAGTTTATAACCGAGTGTTTTCGCGTCCGAAATATGTGAAAATGCGCATTTGAGATAAGGAAATGACTTTCGATTTCCATTGTGATCTAATTGAACTCCGTATAACTTTTTACGATAAACAAGGGTTTTCGTCAACGCTTTTTGCCTGCCCATTATTTCATCTAATTTGTTACTAAGTAGTTGTGCTTTAGATACCGACCATGATATGTTATCGGGTAATTCGATGTATATACTGGGGGTAAAATCATCTATACGGATACATACATTCGCGTTTTGATCATTAATACCATAAACGCGGATAGAAGTATATTCTGTTTCATTATTATCAACATACCAATGGTACGGAAACACTGTATCAATTGTCATCGTGTATTTTGATATATATTATTATGATTTACAAACGATTTTATTACAAACTTTAATTTATATTTATATATAAAATGAAGAATGATAGCATAGTTATCAAAGAACTTAAAAATATACCCGCGATTTTAGGTAATAAACCCCTAAATAAAATATTCGAGAATTGCGCGAAACAGCGCGTTTGGAAAAAAGGGCGACAAATCGGAGTTGGATCTGCGGGTAAAGTTTATATAGTCACTCTAAAAAACAGTGGTGATACTAAACAGTATATTTTAAAAGTTCAACCGTTCAATAGCGAATTTAAACAAGAATTGAGCATATTGCATCATGTAATAGGTTGGGTTCACGCTCCTAAAATATATGATATTTGGACGTGTAAAAATAAGGCGTACATCGTTCAAGAAAAATTGATCAAAAACAAATTGAACAAGCAACAAACTTATAAGGAACTCAAACATAAAATTTTACCTAGTATACATAAACGTAATGTCGCCTACCCAGATGTCCACGATGAAAACGTGATGATGCGAAAAGGGGATCACAAAATTGTTCTTATAGATTACGGATGGGCTTTATATTTCAAAAACAAACACTTAAGTACAATTAGTATGAAGAAAGATAAAATATATAACATTCTAACTGAAAATATAGTTCGACCTATTAAATTTGAAGATGTTCTAGTATGGGAAAGATTAAATTTAGAATACGATTATGGTACATCAAAAGGGTATAAGGAGGCAGCTAAACGATTTTACGAAATACCTGATAATCAATTTTTAAAGAATGGGATAGAAGTCATTTAAAAATAAAATACGCATAAATAAAGGATAATATGAATCGTATAAACGAGCAACGCCTTAAAGAGCGTATCCGAATAAATTCAGAATTAAATTCGATTAGTAAACAAAAAACACAGACCGAAGGTAGAATTCAAAACTACAGAAGTTCTAAAGGGGATGAAAAATTTATAAGACGCAATATTGATAAATTGTCTGTGTATATATCTGAATATGATGAAAAAATAACTAATTTAACTGCAAGACTCGAGAAATTAGAAGCAGGCGAGCTCGACAAAGAAATGTTTGAAGATCTACAAAATAATACTCGTATAATCAACGAAAAAAACCAAATTAAAATAAATGCTAAAAAAATAATTCGAGAAGAAGACAAAGAAGTACAAAAAAAATCTAAAGAATATTACATACAAGGAAGACAAGAAGATAAAAAAGATAAGAGTTGGTATTATAATTCCGCGTACAATCATTTTAATAAAAGCATAGATACATTACCTGATTACATAGCTATTGATTTGAAGAGAATGCCTTGTAATCAAGGATACGTGTGGAGAAACGTATATTTTTTTGGTCAGCAGCCAAAACAATCGGAAACGTTTAAAGTAACTGAAAATAAAAAGGGATATAAAATTATTCATTTATGGAATAAGGATTACGAAAAAAAATATAAAAAATATAATAAAACGAATAAAATAGAGGAGATAAGCTATGTATCGCGATGGAAAAACCCTAATTGATAATTTGTGTTATTGTATTATCGTAAATTTATAATTATAATTTATAATTATAAATAATGGGACAGACGATATCTGCAAATAGCGAATTTTCTCCAATAATCAATACTAGGAGTGATTATTCACCCCCATCTATACCAACGACATTGAAAAATATAACGGTTTATGATATTAATAGAGAAATCGATAGCATCGATAATCGTTTATTCGATAATGCAATGGATAATTTTTCTGATCGCGATCAAATTTTGAAAGCAATACGAGAATACGACGGTTTGACAAGCGTAGATGAAAAAGATGTTAACCCATCCTTCACGATACCAGACATGCAAGAATTAGATATTATGGATGTGTTAAATGAGATACAAACAACCAATCTTACGACTGTTGAAGAAAAACAACCAGAAGTTGAGGACGATGACGATGACGATGACGATGACGATGACGATATTGATGATATACTCGCGACTAAAATGACTAATATGGCTATCGAGGAACAACCTGAGGAACAACCTGAGGAACAACCTGAGGAACAACCTGAGGAACAACCTGAGGAACAGTCCGATGATGATGACATAGATGCATTACTCGACTCGATTGGGTATAAAATGAATGATATGACAATCGAAGAAAAAGAAGCCCCCCCGGAAAATGAGCAACCAACGCGTGAATGCCCACCGGATAAAATTTTAAATCCAGCGACTGGCAGATGTGTTTCTAGAACGGGTGTTATAGGAAAGAAACTCGCGAGAGATGGTGATGATATAAACGCGGTTGCGTCTTCTACCACTCGTCGAACAACGCGTGAATGCCCACCGGATAAAATTTTAAATCCAGCGACTGGCAGATGTGTTTCTAGAACGGGTGCTATAGGAAAGAAACTATTGGCGACGTAATAAATTATACATACGAATTAATATTATTATACCCTTGTATCGTTGTTTGTATATCCGAAGGTAAATCGCAACTGATATCGGGATCATCAGGATCCACTATGCTTATTACAATTTCATTATTTACTATCCGATCCATCAATTCATCGGGTATATTTGCAAGAGGGTTGCCGAATAATAAAATATTCGATAGATTTAACAACCCAAACGTATTAGACGGAATATATGATATTTCGTTATAACTTATGTCAAGCGTATTTAAACTTATCAACTTGGAAATACTAGAAGGTATATATTCGAGACATGTATCTTTCAAAGACAAATACTTCAGTTTGCTTAACGTAAATAACTCCGGTATTAAACACTGGAAATTATTAAGTGACAAATCTAAGTGTCTGAGATTCGACAGGTTACCTATCCATGGGGGTATATATTCTATGTTTGTATCTTTCAACTGGAGAACTACCAATCTGTGTCCCAGAGGTGATAAATCAGGGATTGTTGTTATAGGACCGCTTAAGTATAAATTACGGAGGTTTTTTAGATTAGCAATATCTCTAGGCGCGTTATCACGTAGATTTTCAAGTGTTAGTGTTGTTAATTTTGTTAGATAGCATATTTCGTTAGGTACATCAAATAAGAAATCATTGTCACAGACCCAGAATTCTCTTAAGTTGGTTAATTTCCCAATAGATTTTGGAATGGAAACGATTGATGATTCAGATATACCGAATTCTTCTAACTGTGTTAATTGTCCTATTTCGTTCGGTAATGCGAAAGGTATTAAGTCATCTTCGTCTACATAAGATCTGATATCTCTGTCTAATAAATGAGTAGGAATGTTATGGTTAAGTTTACCTCCGTTTGCACCATTAATATCCAGTGTTTTTAAAGACGACATATTCTGCCATGTACGTCCGCATAATATTTCGATATCTCTATGTCCCGGTTGCTTTTCAAATCTAATATTTAAATTAGGGAACCTGTTGCGAAGGGGTTTAGACAAATTTCCATTTTCATCGTAAATATAGTAATTATTTATATATATAGGTTGTTTCAAGCATACTTCATCTTCTTCCCTGTTCCCAAACAAAAATCTTCTAAAACCACAATGGTACGCGTTTACACTAAAAGGAATGAAAATCCCAGTCCATTCCGCGATTTCTTGTTGTAGTTCGTCCGGTAAGCTAATTAAGCTTTTTATATTAGATGGTTTAAGGTTAATAAAAGACGACATGGGAATTGTACTATTTTAAATTGAAATTTTACTCCAAATTTCAATTTTATCAATTACACGATATTTAATACAAATATTAGTGAAATAAATAATCATATCTATTCTTCTATACTTTCTTCTAATATAACATCTAGTTTGTTTTCTGCGCTTTCAATTTTTTGTTTAGCAGCATCTTCCATCTCTTTCATTTTTTGTATAGCGTTGTTTTCTGCGCTTTCAATTTTTTGTTTAGCAGCATCTTCCATCTCTTTCATTTTTTGTTTAGCGTTGTTTTCTACGCTTTCAATTGTTTGTTTAGCAGCATCTTCCACCTCTTTCATTTTTTGATTAAATGAGATAGTTGTATTTCCAAATTTATTTTTAACACCCATTGCATTCTTCATGTTAGAAAAAACAGAATCTTCGTTTATACCTATTTCTAAATCTAAAGAAGATATTTCGCTATCATCATCGCGCTTATTTGACAATGGAGTAGTTGCTAAACTATCAGTCATTTTACATCTCAATAATTGAGCATTACCAAACAATTTGGTATATTCGCTGTATTTTTCTTCTAAATAATCTTTACCAGATGACATTCTACGTCCTCTATCCAATGTAATTGTTTTATATATATCGATAGCAAGCAAATAGAAATTTCTAGACGCTATTAATTCAGATTCCATGGATGTTTGTAACCCTAAAAATAATTCTATACTACCTATAATACCGCAAATAAGCGCTAACAAACAATTAGACGCGCTGATTAATCCTTGATCCATGTAAGGTTGCAAACCTACTGCTATCACACTGTTAAAACCGGAGATAATAATTACTGGTATTCTGTAATATTTAAGCTGACCCTTGTAATACAAATAATTTTTCTTGTGGTGTTTACTCATTATAGCAGCGTTAGATCTTATTGATTCTAATACATCCTCTATATCATCACTCCAGTCAAGCGATGTCATATGTTTATATTAATCTTATAAAAAACATTTAAACTTTTATTTTTAAACATATTTTTACCCCATCTCATAAACTCTAATTTAATAACTCGATTACCGTCTAATTTTAAATTATTAATAGTTTTGACATAATTAATTATCGAATGTTTTTCTTTATCTAACCTATAATTAGATTGTATATATTTAACTATTTGTTTTACTGTTGTATTAGATTCTAATAATTCTTTTGATCTACTTATTGTATATATTCCTTCTTTTGCAATCACGAAATGAGCAATCGCATCTTCGTTTCGTATAAATGCGATATAATCACTCGGAGAAGGCCAACCCTTGGTAACATTATGAGAAATATACGCTTCGTGTGGATGGGTATGAAAACTAAAATACGATGATGGGATGTTTATCCGTTCTTCGTCTCCATGTATAATTTTATTAGGGTCATGGATCAAAACGTACTTTGAACCAGAACCTATATATTGTATTTGCAACGCACCTCCTACTTCTTTTTGACTCGTTTTATTATTTTTATTCATAGTTCTACCTCTAAACGTTATGTATTGTAGGTAGTCTAGTGTTTCGGGGGATATAACTATTTTCATTTGTTTTACTAAATTTGTATTTTTTTCATGATACTTTAGTTCTAAGACTTTATCATATATATGATTAGTGTTAAATTTTAGTATCATATCATTTTTACGTTCAAATCGTATAGTATTGCCATCTATTACTCTAGGATTAGAAAAGCCAACCATTGTTATTTTTCGAATGAGTTTTTCATCAGTCGAGGGCGATGATATTACAATTATAGAACGATTTGGTAGATTTTGAATCAGGGTATATATTATCTCTTTTAATTTGTTATCATCGAAATCTAAAATGAAAATTTTTTTTAACCCACGTTTCGCAATCAACCATGTTATTATCGTCGCAGAGTTTATAAATTCAGGAGAATTTAAATAATTATATCTATCCGGCACCGGAATATTATGTATATCATCGTATGATTTTTTACTTTTAAATTCTATAACAACTGCTAGTTTATATCCTTTTTTTATGCTTATAGAATTATTCATAGTAAACTTACCCAATGGCGATTTTTTATCAAGTTTAGTTATATCAAGTAAAATACAGTGCATTTATTTAACACTAACAATTTTTTTGTTAATTAATTATTTGTTTCCACCGAACGTAATAAATGTAATCTACTGGGATCCGTATTATTTTGTATATAAGCAAGTAACTCCTTGGGGCTTGTATTCCGTTGTATGTCTTCCGATGTATGGGTCGTCATCATTGATACGATGCAAAGCACTTCGTCTTTTGATAATTCTGAAATTGTATTTACCGGGGACCCTGTATTCGAAATTTTCCTTAGCATATTTCCTAAACCGATAATAACGGTTTTTATACATGATGGGTCACAATTATTTTTATTTTGTATCAAATCACTGTTATAGTTAGGTGCGTATAGATATTTTACAATGTTCATTTTTATCGATATTATATCTATTGGGTCTTCCGATTTAGAGTGTACATATATTGAGTTAGATATTTGATTGAAAATATGATATACGAGCATATGTGTTATATCATCGCGTTTGATAGATGTATTTTTTTTAGAAATATGATTCACCGCGGGGGTTAACAATGTATTTAACGATTTTACTATATTATCGTTGCTTGATATTTTTTCGTATTGAACTCTATTGTTGACGTATAATTTTAATTTATTTATAAATAGTGAATTGGCGTAATTTATCATATCGCTTTCATCAACAGTTTCCCCCTGTGTATTAATAACGGCATCTATAAACCCAGGTGTTTGAATACGACTGGGTAATGTTTCAATTAATGATTCGCATACTAATCGAGATACGTAATTGGAAAACCCATTAAGTTTATCTTTAACATAACTAGATACACTCGTATATTTTATATCATCTATAATTATAGGGGTTTTTTCAATATGGTCCACGACATTTACAGGAACCTCTCTTCGTATTCCATTATCGGCTTCTAAAGATATATCAGCTGGCAATACCCCAATGTTGTCTAAATATAGTAATTTGTTTTCCAGTTCGTAAATTTCATCTTTGGATAATTCTGAATAAGCAAGTTTCATTCCTTGTTTTTGTAAGCTAGAAATCAACAACTTTATCAATAAAACACTCTTCTTTTTTAGTTTTATTGTTTGTAATTCGTTAAGTGTACTACCCCGTACTCTGTGTAAGGTATCTATATATTCACTATCCAAATTATCGTGTTTCAATAAATATCCGTTTGTGTTACGAAGATCTTTTATAATATGTTTGTGTTTCGCAACGAGGATGTCAATTGCTTTATGAATAATTACCTTGTGTTTATTCGTTGATATTTCGTTGAAAATATTACCCACGTCGTGAATATTAATATTACCGTATTTGGTTTTTGAAACCATTTGATCTTTTACCATCGATTGTACAACTAGATATAAAATCATGTGTCTTGTGCTAATAACAGCATTCTTAAATTGAATAGGTTGGTCAACGCTCGTAAGACTCTTCATATGTCTCTTTATTATATAATATTAATGTAATTTAAATAAGTTATTACATTAATAATTAAATAGTTATGATTAATAACATCAACAGAGGGACATTTTTTATACTTATTATAATGCTCACTTTTTTATTCGGTTTATTAAGCACGCGTATGAGTTATAAATTTACAAATAGGTTACTTTCAAATACAAGTTTAAGCACATGCGACGCCGATGGAAATCACACAAACGTCGGTTTATTTATACATATGATTATCTTTTTTATCGTATCGATCGGATTTTTCTATATTTAGTACTTTACTAGGTCGTTGTTGTCTAAAATAATAACATCTCCTGCTTCAACATCGTCTTGTAACGTTTTGATCCTATATCCCGACCATTTAATACCTGGTTCAGGAGTACCCCATGTATTTTCGAAATATTCTTTTACGTCGTTCTTAATAGGAGTGGACACATGAGGAAATGATTCTTTAAACCATTCTCTGAACTGAGCATATAATTCAACCATAGATAAATTCGTTGTATCGTCTTCGATAATACACTCTTGGATAAATTGTCTGTAAATATCGTTCTGTTTCCTGTATATTTCGGTAGCCTCTCTGACTTTTTGAGGTTCAATTCGAGTAGTAATTTTCGATCTCCATTGCAATAAATACCACGCAAACGCCTGTACCATGCTAGGGATCTTATTCTTGAAATTACGGTCCATAGGAAATCGTTTCTCTTTCATTTGTTCTTCGAATGTTTCCGGACAATCATCATTCGGTCCGACGAACGTTGATTCAAAGGGGATTACACGTATCCTGTTCCACGTAGCTTTGTCCGAATATTTTAACTTGGGTAGTTTATTGCATATAAATGTAAGCGTAAACATTGGAAACACCTCACTCGTAGATTTACCTTTTTCGAACAAATCACGAGCCCAGTAACTGTCCCCTCCGGACAACTTTTTAAGCTCGCCTATGTTTAACTGTTCATCTGCATCTGGTTCTTCCATTGTAACATGCCTTACAGGCGGTGCAGCTCTGGATAATTCAGGGTTCGCGCTTCCAGTGGCTGTCTTTTTACCTGTGAAATATTGAGTGTTGAACTTGATTGCCAATTCTCCTAGCATTAACTCGAAAAAATTCTGGGTTATAGATTTAGCGTTATCACCTTCACCTGTCCACATATAAACCTTTTTCTGGGTATTACCCCCCACGAATATATCTGAATACGTATCCATAAAATATGTTCGAATCGATTTATCTGGAAATACCTTACATAGAAATTCTTTTACATCTTGAACTTCGTTGTCAACTTCTGTAAATTCCTTATATTCAATTGGAATTGTTTTATTTATATAATCATCGTGAGTACCTTCTCTGAAATGATTTGCTGCTAAATCGTACACCCCGTTTTTGAATCCTATTAACATCGGATTTTGATCCAACTTCTTTTTAAAATTTCGATCGTAGAATACTTCCATACATTCTCTCATTACATTATTCTTGAACGGAGCTGATTTTAAATTACTTATAATTCTATCGACCTGTTTACGTCTTTCGTTTATCATTTTTTCTTCGGCTTTATCTACCGTAGATCCAAATTCATTTATAAGTTTCATAGCATAATCAATGTAATCTTTAACAAGTCTTTCGGAAATATGTTCGCGTAAAAATATACCTTCTTCGATTTCCTCCCATCTATGTTCAGATGGTCTGTATTGAAACCATGTTTTAGCATTTATAGATGCGCACACAAATTCATCTTGAAAGTAAGTATGTAAAACCTTTGCTATATCATTATGAGAACCGTCCAATGACTTTTTCAGAATCGGTTTCGCTGAATTTTTTATAAACTCGGTGTATTGTTCTGGCGAGTCCTGTTTCGCAAAATGTCTCAGCGTCCCAATTGTTTTATCTCGTTTTACCATACGACTCCATTCATATATACACTTGCTTTCATCGTACTTTTCCGATCTAGATGAGAATTCTAACCATTGCTCCAAAGCTTCTTCGCATCCGTTTCCTATATTAAAAAGAACCCATCCTATACACATCCATTGATTGTAATCTTCACAGCGTCGTTGTTTGAGCATTGGTAATAATTGACTTGAAATTTTCAACATTTCAGCTACATCTGCTGATGAATTAGCATTGACAACTCTAATTTTGTTACATGTTTGCTTTTTACCACCAAAAACTTCAATTCCAGCCCGTAAATTCGTAATTGATCTGCTATAAGGTATGATACTTAATATACGAGGTAGATAATAAATTATATCTTTTTCTTTAGTGTATTTAATCGCTTGTTCCTGTTCGTTGAATATCCTATACCCTTTTAACATGTGAACTATATCACCCTCCTCGCAATTGTGATCAAATATTTTACTAAACTTATAAACACCTGAATCTTCGGATTTTCTCGACCCGTATAATAACCACGGGACAGTAGTGCAAGAATCATCGATAGCATCAGATGAATCTTGCAACCCTAAATCTTTGAATATTTCTAACTGTTTAACTTGATGTTTAACTCTAGGTATTAAATGAATACTTTGATCTACCTTAGACAAGAACAACCACGGGAAATGTAAATGAAACCCATTTTTTGCGTATCGTTTATCACCGGCTGTGATATAATAAATAGGTTTCTCTAATAAAATACAAGATAACATATTATTTGTCAACTGATTAGGTGTAATAATTTCAGATAAAACCCGTTGGTATATAGAAATAATAGCAGCGATGTGTTTCGTTGAATATAATTGTTCCTGTACCCCAACTACTTTTGTATCTTCTAATTTAAGGTCTATATCAACTCGAACTGGTGTATATAACTGCGGTTTCTCAGCAATACCAATTATACCATCCGGGTTTGATTGAATATATGAACAGTATAAGTCCCAAAATTCCTCATTACTTTTACGATTGAATTGAAATTTACCTCGTGGTTGCACCATGCTTACATGAGTGTGCCAGTTAGTATCTGAACTATCTATAGTATTTTGCTTTAATATGGCGTGTAATGACATCATTTATTTACACAGGATTAACATTTTACACTATCGATTTTATCGCGATAAAAATCCAAAACATTTTTTTTAATATATGGTATTATATAACGCAATACCGCGTGATCGTTTCTCGATCTGATATATTAAAATAAAATTATATTACTCACGAGTTTAGGTAAATCTCGTTTGTACATGCTATTAAAAATATTTACAGTGTCATTTATCGTATCATAATCATAGCGTGTATTTTCGAAATTGGTATCATTTAAACGCGTGATACCTGAAATTAAACCAATCATAAATATTAACAACATACAGAATAATACAAAAATTACCATTTTATTTACATGCTTATTTTATTTTTTTAGGTGCATTCGCATCGTCTGGTGAATCGAACAACATACCATTAGCATACCCCCGTTGCCCTGATTCCGGGCAATAAAACCCGGTAAAATCTGAATTGAAATACAATTTACACGGCGTTATCCCGCCTATATCATCGACTGTAACCACGTGACCGTCAATAGAATAATGCGACGATTTATTAAAAGCATTGCACATATAATGAGTGAAGTATAAAACACCATTCGGTATATCCCCATCATGACACCACATATAACTATCATATAATTTTTTTAATCTACGTTTTTTCGAAGGCGGAGGCGGAGGTGAATTTATATTCGTCATTTTTCGTTTATTGGGACTGGACATCTTATAATTCCAATACTTAATTTTTTTAATATTTCGTTTTTATAATAAAGTTATGTCCTTCGAAATATTAGAAATAAAAGGTAAGAGGACTGATGCGAACGGTACAATCGTGCCATATACAGATTATGAATTTTCTACCAATAATGGTATTGAAAGATTGGTAAGTATACGCGAAATAATTAAAGTTAAATTCAAAGTTGGAGATTGTATAATAAAACAAGCCTTCTATAGGACATCTTGGGATGCTTTACGAGACACTGAACAAAATCTGCGAGACTGGACGGCTTACGATGTGTGGATTCCGTTTGACGGTATATTACACGAGACTGGTGCTGGTCTTTTTTCTGTACTTCCTTTATACGGTAGTTTAGGAGGATGGAATTTGCAATCACAAAATGGATGTTGTGTAAACAATCGAATATCAAACATGTCAGATTTACCCCAACATATTCAGGATAAATTTAACGCGGCCGAGGCAGCTCAGGAGGTTTTATTTAACCAACAGCTGCAAGGGAACAGATATTATTTCCGGAATCAGTTAGAATTATCGATTCGAAATAACACCGAAAAATTTGTAAAAATAGCTGATCACATAGGTAAAAGCGAATACACTTCTGTGCTTGCTAATACATCGCTTTTAAATATAGATAATTCCGAACATATTCAAAAAATCGCTATCCCGTGTAATTTATACGTAACATATATATTAACACCCGATATTAGTTTAGAACCATACCAAGGAATTTTAAATGCGATAGACAGGATTAATGTAAATATAATTCAATCCAAGAATTATCAAGCTAATATAAATTGGAGATTGAACTTACCAAATCACACCACCCAATTAACTCTATTAGAACAAGGAGGAGAGCGCGGTGATAATACACGTACGATAAACGAATTTATCGGTGATTATATATCGTTTAATTATTTATCATCACCAGTTTATACATATCTAAGAGGTAGATACGGACCGTTTAATTTACAAGACTTGTATATACAAGATGAAAGATATAACTATTTCGGTGCTACCGCATGTATGGTTCACCCTAGAAGTACTATTGGGCAATCTCTCACTCGATTGTCTCGTTCTTTATATAATGAATTATCGTCTTTTTTCCGTCGAAATAAAATTAGCCAAAAAAATATTGACACATCTAAACGAAAGATTAGCGACGATAAAGATTTTATGTAATTTATCGACACTTCCAATGATAAGTATCATATCCCGTGCCTAACGTGCTATGGTCGCTTACTTTTATCCTTTTTAATGTTGTACCAGGACTGCATGTTATACCATTTCTGTTTAATTGTTTTTCTATATCGCAAGAGGGATTTTTATTAAAATCTATACCAATCGCACTAATTTTAGTAAAAGTTTTGATAACGGCGTCTGATTTAATTGTCATTACATTGCAATGTTTACCTGATAAATTTATATCGATTGGATTACCCGCGCAATCGGTACCTAACGTGGCGGGATCGCCGTTTTGATTATAAACTATCTCAGCCGAGTCACAATCACATTCTGCTGTATATTTGCCATTACTGTCAACTTTTGATGTACAAATCGAACCATTTTTACAAGGGCTAGGCGAACACGGAGAAACGCATTCGGATCCCATATTATTATACGCGTTATTACATGCGCAATACCCCTGTGGGTCATTTTCTAACGCGTTAACATCCCTTATACATTTAGTCCCGAAACATTGTTCCGTATCATCACTGTCTGGATCACATGGTTGTAATTTTGTAAAATCGTCTGGTTTAGTTTTCATTTCTTTAATGGTTACTATTTCATTAATACAAGATCTATTATGACTATTAGTTGGGCAATCGCACATACTATTGGTATAATTCCAACTTCCTTGTTGTCCTTGTTGTACATCCTTATCCGCCATTTCGTTGTTAGATATTGAAATCCCATTAGACGTCACACACTTACCATCGGTACACGACGAACCCTCTTTGCACAAAACCGACCCGCACATACAACCCCCCTGAACTGGCCCGGCGTTGCAGGCAGGATATAGCACTATTTCTTTACATATTTGATTTTTCGGCATGCATCTATCCTTGTCAGATCCGTATTTAATATTTATACCGTCTTTATCTTGGCATTTACACTTGCATACACCTCCTTCACATCCACCGTTTTCATCACCTGGTATTACATTCAATGATTTGTAGGCAAAAAAATTGTTTATCCAGCATTTATCTAAATGACAGTGGTAAGGATCGTCTTCTAACCGATTAAAAGATAAACCCGAACCTGATGGTACTCCTTCATCTTCAATATCGCATTTACATACAAACCACGGATCGCCATTTTCATCTTTTCCATCTGGGTGGATTCGTAAAATATCGTATTGATTAAGAACTTTCGAATAGTGTTTTAACATATTTAATTCATCGCTATTCGCTTTGATATTAATTTGGTTGTTTGTTAAAAATTTACTAACATATTGATCTCTTTCAATCGGTTTCATATTTTTTAATGATTCCACGTGTGGATTGACTATTGAATTCGATTGCATTTCTTTTATTATTTCCTCTTTGGTGTGATCGGAATGCGAAAACAAAGGGTTCCACACAGTACCTGGGGTGAAATTTTTTAAAGCTGTTGTTGATACAAGAGGTTTCGGATATGTTTGACCTATTAACCCTCCTGTCTCGTTCATACACGCTAATTGCTCATCGCTTGATTTCCCACCAAATAAAGATGGATATAACGGTATACACGCCCAATTATTATTGCTAACCGTATATTTACCTGTAAATTTATTACATACAGGTGTATCTGTTTTCGTGTTAGGCATGCAGTAATTTGTATTCGAATCTAATGTAATGCCGTTTAGAACATAATTACTACCGCCTTCTATAGGTTCTTGGTTTAAATCTGTATCTTGTGTTGAAGGACCTGTATTTATACAATCAAAATTTTCTGGACACGCCGTATTACCAGGGCATTTCTGAATATTATACGATGTACTTATAGTTTCTGTATCTGGTAATTGAGGAGGATTTATAAAGGGAAACGCGTTGTAATTATTAGACGAAAGAGAGCTATAATTTTTAGGGTTTATCACCGTATATACGGTGATAAACGTAACTATTATCACAACAACAACTAATATTTTTAACGCTACAATTCCGAACGAAATGTTATTTAAAAACATTTTAAATACTTTATTTTATCACAATAAAGTATTTTTAAACATTGATTATATTACTTCTCGGTTCATATAAGAATTCGACAAAATCATATACACACGACCAAATATTATAATCTATCGAAAAATAATTATTTATAACATCTATATATTTTTTAGCTTCAGTATCATCGTATTCTGTTATATTATGTATTTGAGATATTAATTCTCGTTTTATTCTCGCTGTTATATCGAATTTATCTTTAATTGCAGAAAAAATATAATTTGCCTCGCTGAATACATCATGACCTTCAAGTGGCTCTGAAAATTGTTGGTAGACAATTGCTAATTCGTTATTATCTAGGGTATTAGAAGGGGGTATATTTATACCGTCGTTATCATAATCTTCTCTTAGTATCTCGTCTACCGGTATATATGCATCGCTATATATACCGGAGGTTATATATTCTGTGTCAGTTGAGGGTTCTACAGGAGTTAAGGGATCTGCTAATGCAGATCTGCAAATAGCGCATCTATGATCTATTCGCATATGTTTTATAAAACAATTTATACAATATTCGTGATCGCAAGGTATGTTAACTTTGTATTTGGGATCTAACGAGTTGTAACAAACGACGCAACAATTTTCTGATTCCATTATTCGTAATTTTAACATTATATGTTTTATTTAAAATTTAAATCATTTTTATATCGAGTTGAGTTAAATTGTAACATTTTCATTTATTGTGCAGTGTATTATAATTGAGATATGTAGCAAAAATTAGCCATGCTATCAATGGAGTTAGCAATAATTTAGATGTCTTGTCTCCGATAAATAAACATAACGTGGATAATACAACAGTTATTATCAATATAATTAACGCTGATTTTTTGTTTTTATTACATGAATATTGAATCAACCACAACCCTAATAACAAGCTTATAATCAAGTATACAACTGTATTATATTTATTCTGTCTTTGAGCATATACCCACGATAGTCCCAATAATATATACAATATAGGCCATACTATCGCGAATACCCATCCAGGAGGTCTATATTTCACCGAAGCACCGGCGTTCTTGTCCATGGTACATACAGCTGATATACTATATCCGATAAGTAAAGGCGTAAACAAATAAATATATTCTGTAGGAGTCATTATTTATATATTAAAATTATATAAATATTAATTATGTTTATAAGTGTGTTTTATACTAAAGAACGCAAGTATCGCCGTCGCAGTATTTACTTCCCTCGGGAACGTTATTTCTCATATTACTGAAATCGGGGTCTTCATAAATACTTCGACGAGCTGTATATTCTTCACGCGTGATAGGTTCGTAAGGTGCTTGGGCGTATCCATGACCGGCATGGGGGAGCATACTGACTGACTTTAAAATAGGTATGTACATAGCTAGTAGCTTTTCAACATCATTAGCGTCTTTGACCTTATCAAAATAAACGGTCGCCGATACCATATTATCGGACCAACACCTTTGAAGCATCGCAACCAAGGAAAATTGTTCCCACGGACTTACTTCATCACATTGTCTGATATCGCCATGATCCACTGCGAATTCAAACACAAGCGTATTATCGGAGTATGTATCTTTTTCATGAGGAATACCCGCGTCGATCAGACTTTGTAGTATAGGGGAATCTTCACCCACGCGGACACGCCGAATAGCAAAACGACTAACCGGGTAATGCACTCCTGGTGTTGCTCCTGCTAGCAATGAAATCGAACCGGATGGTTTTATAGTAGTTACCCTGATGGATGAGGGTACACCAGCTAGTTTGGCAAGCTCATTGTTTCTATTTCTAACAATCCAATAACCTTCTCTCAAAATCTTAGTTAGACGCGTGTAATTCATCAAACCCCATCCATCTGGAGCAACTCCTGAAACCCACTGCGCAATCCCGCTTATCGAAACTCCTATACGTCTATTGCGCTGCACTACAGCGTTCGTTTCAGGTCGATGAGTAGGTAACAATGATACGGTACTTGCGTAAAAGGTCGCGTAATCGAGTGCATCCTTAAATCTATTTAGATTTGCGCATCTACTTGGAAAAACCTCTGATAAGTTACACAATTCAAAATTCTCAAGGCAAATTTCCCCGCATGGATTACATAGAGTTGCGTTATCAGGTGATTCTTTACCAAAGCGACCAAATTTTTGCATGTTATAATGATTTATCATACCCGGCTCGCCGTTATCCACTATACGTTTAGCCATATCAGGAATATAAGAAAAATCATTGAAATCTTTACTGTCTGTTAAGTATACCGAATTATTAGACATCCAACCGATGTCCGAACGTTCTGGGTTAAGTTCGTAGTTCTTGAGATTTATGAAATCATTATCATTGACATCCCCGAGACATATTTCTGCGGACCGACGCACGTTTCCAGCAACTACACAGGCCCCTATAGCATTGAATATATCCGCGATTAACCTAGTATGAGAGTATGGTTTTGTAACTTCAGGGGTTGCAGGAGACCAATCGGTTGCCTCTGTCGGGGGTACTGTAAGTGTACCTCGACAAAAAGCATCCAAATAACTCTCAATTCGAGAATGCATTTTTTTCAATGGTTCATACCCACTAGACGTCCCCCCGAATCCTTTAATCGGTTCTCCTTTCGGTCTAATTGCTGTATAATCGAATACAGGGAACTTACTTTTACCATACCTAGGTGAATCAATATACGCAGTCATTAGACAAATGAGACTATTTACCCATCCTTCGCGGGAATCGTCAATGATAACATTGACTGTATTTGTTTTATCGGGGGTAACAGCGCTTCCTCTCCAATTAGTGGAAAACCCAACACCTACACCGTTCATCAAACAATCCATAGTCCACTCAGCCGAATGGACTAAATCGTTTTTTGTATCTGTAGCAGAACAATTATTAAGTGCCATTGACCCCCGTTCATATACAAAATCAGTACCCATCATCCACAATCCACGTCCAGGAGGCAACCATTCCATATTAAACATTGAAATGGCCATATCTCTACTATATTGATTCCATTCAGAATCAATCCATCTTAGATTATTCTTCTTGTAATGCGCTTTCCTAATTGATAATACACCTTCGACAACTCTAGTAACGACGTCCGCCCACGATTCTCCTCCTCTAGAGTATGTTCTCCTAAACACCATTTCACCTAATCCATTAAATCCAAATACAGGTGTCAAATTTTTAAGTGCGTTCGTAGTCTCTAAATCTAGAGTATACTTATCATTATTAGATATTTTATCGGTAGGCGAAGTCGTTTGCATGTTGATGTTTAATTTCAGGATATAAACCCAAGATTTAAATCGATTTTATATACATATAAAATGATACAAATATATAACTAAATGTATGAATCATCTTGCGTTGATTGGTATAGCGATCATTGTTATATATGTTTAGATGTATTTTCGAAAGATATACCCCGATATTTTAAATATAATTGTAAACATTGTATTTGTTTGCAATGTTCAACTACCGGAAATATAAAAGATTCATGTTATGTATGTAATTCCGCCGAAAATCCGATCATGTCAAAACAACCAAAAAATATGGCAATATATAACATTGGTGTTACAGATAATTCATGTATTGTATTAAATATAACTAAGAATGTATCGGAAGACAATATGCAAAAACATTTTATAAATAAAAAAACAATATCTCATAAAAATAATAAATGTTGTATTGTTAGCTAATTTGTAAAATATTTTATTCGATTATTTTACGATATAAAATTTTGTTGCAAATATAAAGAATGTCTAGAACTAATAAATTAAAGAATGTAATACTGGATCTTGATCAAACTATAATAAGTGGCGAGAGCTACGATGAATTAGACCGGTTTAGCGAGGGGGAATTAAGTAATAAAATGAAGCATTTCAGACATAGCCATATGAAAGGTTATTATCGTATATTTGAAAGACCTGGTTTACAGGATTTTTTAGATTATTTATTTGCCAATTTTAATGTAAGCGTTTGGACAGCTGCAAGCAAAGAATATGCCCTCTTTATAATAAGAAATATAGTAATAAATCGGCGAAAACACCGCAAATTAGACTATGTATTATATGCAAAACACTGTGATCATTCTCGAAATAAATATAAATCAATTAAAAAATTATGTATGCTATGGAAGACTTATAAAATAGATGGGTATAATGATAATAATACTATTATTATAGACGATAATAATGAAGTATTCTCAGCTCAAACAAAAAATTGTATACATATAAAACCCTTTAAATTTCAAAATAAAAATAGCCATACAGATACAGAATTACAGGTAGTTATGACACAGTTAAGTCGGTTCAAAGACTCAAGTACTAAAAAATCATTATCGTCCGCCGTCAAGACTATCAGACCGACATCGAAGACCAAGGTTGACAAGACCAAGGTTGACAAGACCAAGGTTGACAAGACCAAGGTTGACAAGACCAAGGTTGACAAGACCAAGTCGAAGTCGAATACCAAGACCAAGTCGAATACGCGTAAAAATAAATAAAAATAAATAAAAATGGTATAATAAAAAATAAGAATGGATGGTCTTGTTATTGTCGTATGTGCTTTTCTTATCATACTGTCATTTTCTATATTTAATAAAATATCAGCAAAGCAAATTGAAAAATTCGGACATTATTTGATACCAAACATATGCCATAGGTTAGTAGGTGACAATGTACATAGACAAATAAATGACAACTTTCGGTCATTTGAACAAAGATATCCAAAAATAAAACATCATATTTATCATAATACCGGCGAAGAATATTTATTGAAAAATGCACCGCCGTCTGTGTACGAAGTATACAAAGCTATACCAGAAGAATATTACGCGGCTCGCTCCGATCTCGCTCGTTATGTAATTTTATATAATGAAGGTGGTATGTATTTAGATGATAAGAGTGATTTTAAAGAAGACTTATTCGAATATACGCGTAAAAAACCAGATATACAATTGCACGCGTGGAGATGGGATAAGCCGCAATGGACGGGTTATCTAAACAACCCGAAAGGCGAAATATGTAATTGGGGGTTTATTACAGTACCAAAACATTTTATTTTGAAGATGACGATCGAACAACTTTGTCTTAACGCGTATGACGATCCAGGTTCCGAAGGAGGCAAGATAGCAGTATTAAGAACAACAGGCCCATTGTTGTTGTCTAGTATATTACAAATTTACGAACATTTGGATAATATAGATATCAATCGTATGTCTGATACACCTGCTGAATACAGTATATTCAGTGGGGATAGAGATCACGAAGGTATTCACAGACCCTATTACGGGACATTTAAATTTCCAGTCTTCGATACCAAATTATTACCGGATAAAAGAAAATTAATACGCGAACTACGCGCGTGGAATTAAATTTTATTTTAAATTATATGATAAAATAAAATGTATAAGATACTTGTAGTAGGATTTTTTTGCGCTGTATTAGCATATTTTATATACTCAGCGTACATAGGTAAAATAGATAAGTTCGGAAATAACGTGGATGATAAAAAGTTTGATATCTATTTAATTACTCTACACTCTACAGATTCTATTAAAGTAAAATCATCTATTGAAAATATAACAAAATTTTTCGGACCTGATAACAATATTACGATTGTTAAAGGCGTAGAGTTGACACCCGAAGAACACCGTCATATGAAGAATAAATACAAAAGCGGTTTGGGGAAAGGCGTTATGGGTTGTTGCAAAGCGCATGCGAACGTATGGGAAATTATAAGTAAAAAGAATTCATCTAATTGGTCATTTATTTTTGAAGATGATGTAGTGCTCTTAAACGATTTAAACATACGTGATATCATAAATTACTTTCCGAAAGGTTCGCATTCAATAAATCTAGGAGGGTGTGCGAGATTTATGAATCGTACTTTGCAAAATCTTACTTCTCGAGATATAAGCGGTAAAATAGGAAACTTTAATATATACACCTTTAATGGATGGCCTTTGTGTTTACATTCTTATTCGATGACTTCTGAAGGAGCAAATAAAGCACTAAAAAACCATAATCTAAATAAATATAAACGCCCAGTAGATCTGTCGTTGAATTTATCAGATGAATTTTCAAACGGCGCATTCTTGCTACATTACGACAAGACAGCGTATGGATCATACCATCACACGTCATCTGGTATTTTCGGTCAAATTAGAGATGACGGAATAGACGGAATATTTTATAGTGATATAAAGAGAGTAAACCAAACATATAATAAATAAATTTAAATTATAAATATATTTTTATTTTTTCTTCTGACTATCTCTAATAAGCCAAGAACTGGACTGTATTTTCTCGCCAAACCCGTCGCGAAGTTCAATATTACGAGAATTACATACTGACACTTCCGGAATAGTATAATTATTTTGATCACCACCATTGCAAAAGAAGTCCGGTTTTGGTTCTACAGTAGACAATGTTTTACAAACAGTTCTGTCGGTATCAATTGATTCTACTACAATATCAACACATCGTAGTTCTTTAATTATTTGCATCCTTTCTTTACAAGGCATAAAAGGACCACCTTTTTTTATTGTAGCTTGATGATCATTATTAACAATTACCATTAGTTTTGTTCCAATTTCTTTAGATTTTTTTAAATACTCGATATGACCAATATGAATTGGATCAAAATAACCACTAACACAAACAATCTTCTCCATTTATAATATAACTATATATTTACTTTACCTAAACTATTTTTTTTAGAACGCTAATCATACTTGCTGAACCACGCGCGTATTTAAATGCGAAGAATACAAATCGATGTGATGATATCCATTCTATATATAAACAATTACTGGTTTCAAAGATAGAATCTTTGAGTTGGTATGGAATTCATTTAATTAGCAATTCGATTTGTATTCTCCCAGATCGCACAGCGCGGGGATATTCGTAGATTAAAGTTCGTTATAACATAGATGTAATTTTGAGTTATATAGGTGACATATCGAATACACATATAATCAATCAGAATAATAAAGTAAATGATTTGCGATTATAGTTCGATCACCAGAACTTACCGCTATACGTTTTTGGAAATAAGATGGATAACATACACAATATTATGTTTCAATGGAGACAACAATATATGTAATATAAACACGTTTATGGATAAGCTAGCGTATACCACATAATTTTTATAAAAATTTATTATGATATTTATAAAATAAAATCGATTTAAATTTTTGGTTATGAATGATAAATTAACCCACACAATGTCTAAACAAGATACCCAACTAATTAACGTATTTAATTACAACCCTAATAATATGATTTTCGCGGAACCTGTACAAGGTAGTATCCCTGACAGTAAGCCAGCGATTAATTTCAAACGAATCAACATTTATAGTAGAAATCCAGATGGAAGCACTGGCGAGTTGGTGATTCCAACATCGCGTATTTTTTCATTCGGTGTAACCGAAAACAAAAGCCAGGAAACAGGAAATGTAAATGGTTGGACATTCCCTCTTTGTCTATGGAGTCGAGATGGTCCAACTGAAGAGGAAAAAGCATGGACAGACACGTTTAATGCGATAGTTGAACAGTGTACTGAGCATATCTTAAATACCAAGGAAGAGTTAGACAAATGGGATTTGGATAGAAACGACCTTAAGAAGTTTAACCCCTTATACTGGCGCAGAGAGAAGAAAATGGTCAACGGCAAGCCTGTTTTTGCAGTGGTAGACGGCGTAGGACCAACACTGTACTCTAAGCTTATTTACTCGAAGAAATCCGATAAGTTCCTAACTCGATTTTATGATAGCGACGGTAGTACTATCGACCCTATTGAAATGCTAGGGAAGTACTGTTATACGCGATCTGTAGTCAAGATAGAGTCTATTTTCATTGGAACTAAGATTTCGTTACAGGTCAAGCTATATGAATCCGATATCGAGTTTATCAATACCGGTATGAAACGTTTGATCAATCGCCCACAGTCGAATCCAAACGTAACGACTGAACACCCCCCTGTACTTCAAAGAAACTCGAACGGTCCCCTAGATGATGATGATAGTATCGGCGATGGAAGTTTGGTTGAAGACGAAGATGAGATCCAAATTGAGAAACCGCCAGCTAAGCGGAGAATCGTCCGGAAGGCTAAGTAAACGATGTGGGTATTATTAAAATATATTTTGTTTTATATTTAAAAAAATATAAAACAGTTAATAAAAACAATATGACAGGTCTTAAAAATTGCGTTTTACTAACACCACCACCCACTACACCCACTAATACTAACATATCGGCAGTAGAAAAAGTTGATAAAAACGAAATCGTATCGATTTTATCTCTTGATCATAGGAATAACATAATCTCAAATAACGAATACGTAATTATAAAATATACCGCATCTTGGTGCGGACCGTGTAAAAAGATACAACCGCACTTTTCTAATTTGACCGCAGATCATCCTAATATCGTATTTGCAACTGAAGATATAGAACTAGATTTAGGGGAACAATTTAGTGACATATCAGCGTTGCCTACATTTCATTTCATTCGAAACGGCGAACTCAAATTTACAGTTGAAGGCTGCGATCCAGACAAATTGGTTGACACATCAAACCGTTTAAGTAAACTAAATTAAATTGATTTACAAAGATAATAATTTTATTGTAAATCATGATAAATACATTAAATAATAATACTAATAATATCAATCCTGGAGTGTTTAGTTCTATTACAGAAGCAAAAGCTAGTAAAACAACTAGATCCCAAACAAATCCTAGGTATAAGCGTTTCAATCAAACCATTTTCACAGCTGGGGATGAAGATCAGTTTAGAGAATACGCAGCTGTAAGAAACGAATCAAAAAATGACAAACGGGTACAACGTTCGAACCAAAATATACATTCATCGTTTATAGATACTTACGATTTATACAAAAAATACGAAAATATACATGATACAACTATGATAGATACATACAGATATATTTCATGTAAATTTAAAAAAGGTATATTTGTTAGAATTATAAATAATAAACTAAATGTATTTTTACCTTTTTCAAAGAACGATTTCGCAAATGATTGGAGTCATAATATACAATTTGTTAACAATCACTCAACCAAGAGTGTAAATATACATGTTGAACAATGGTATGCTAATAACTATTTAGTACGAAATGAATTTCCTATAAATGAAAACGATACAAATATACCTATTATAAAAAATATGTTTGAAGAATTATGCAACCACCGAATTATACCGGATATAGAATTTTTCATTAACAAACGAGATTTCCCTATTCTGTCTCGAGGCGGGTTCGAACCATATAGTAATATTTGGAATTCAGATACTACACCTTTAGTGTCGCATAATTACGATAAATATATGCCTATTATGTCCATGTCTACCTCTGATTCACACGCAGATATAGCAATACCTAATTACAATGATTGGGATTTAATAAAACAACAAGAAAATATTTGGTTTTCGGATTCATCGTATCGAAGTATTGAAACTATCAACACTGATTGGGCTGGTAAAAAAGAAGTTGCTGTATTTAGAGGTACAAATACAGGAGAGGGGATAACTACAGATACTAATCCTCGATTAAAAGCAGCTCAGTTATCAGTAGGAATGACACATATATTGGACGCGGGTATAACTAAATGGAATACCCGCCCTAGAAAATTAAAAGGAAGTAAAATACTCCAAACAATTGATATTAAAAGTCTAGGGTTTGGGTTAGTTAATTCACTGACACCGTCCGAACAATCGCAATATAAATATATACTTCATATTCCAGGTCACGTAAATGCTTTCAGGCTATCTTATGAATTATCTATGAATTCTGTTATTCTCATGGTTGAACATCCGTGGAAACATTGGTATTCTCATTTACTGGTGCCGTATACCCACTATATACCCGTAAAACCAGACCTCAGCGACGTTTTTGAAATAATAGAATGGTGTCGTAACAACGATAGCCAATGCAAAGTAATCGCAACTAACGCGTTCAACCTATATAAACGTGTTATTAATAAAGAATCAATTTTCGATTACCTACAAACACTATGTAACAAAATAAAACACGTATCCAATCAAAAAATACAATATCAAAACCCTTTAGATGTCTTACGTGTATTACAGAAAACCAGGTTGAGTAAACTCTCGAGACTATACCCTAAAATTTCAGAACTAGCGCCGATAGATACCGCTGTTATGACAAATACCACTATGGCGGAGTTGACATATTTTAAACGTTCTCCTATTAGTATGTTAAATGGTATTCGGTATTATTTCAATTACGCCGTAGATAATGGATACCGTATTCCAGAAGAATTTATTAATAACATTGGTATGATTAAGGGTTGTCCGTGTAAGCTCAAATATACTGAAAATAAACGAGAATATAATGAACATATAAACGAAACATTTATAGGAATTGAAATAGCAAATAAGTTATGCAAATACAGTCCTAACTTTTTATTTACATTTGGGGCGGAAATTACCAATGATACCATATGTATAATTAAAGAATACATACCGGGGGTTACCATGTATGAGTACCTGAAAAAAGACAACTTTAACATATATGAGCTAACTAATATTTTGAAACAGATTTTTTATTCCTTGCATATAGCACAAACCAAGTACGGTTTTTGTCATAATGATCTCACACCTTGGAACATAATAATACAAGAACATAACGAACCTAGGAATCACGTTTATGAAATATCAGGTAAAACAATACAAGTCTTGTCAAATATTACACCTATTATAATAGATTTTGGAAAAAGCAGAGGTGTGTGTAATAATATGGTGTTTACCTATATAGCAGATGATTTGAAGTTGTCTACGTGTAAAGATATGATTGTATTATGTATTACGATTGCCAAAACATTATTATCCAAACAAATGAAACACGAAGAAATTACATTTATAACCTATCTTGTCAATTTCTTTACCAATGGTAAATACATACCGAACCCAGTAGTCACATTAAAACAACTAAAAACGGCGATAAAATATAAATCGAAATTTGATAACCTAACATATGGAAACAAATTCGAAATTGAACTTAAAACCCCTTTAGACATAATCGCTTATTTACAAAATTATAAACATCTCCCTCATAAAAGATACACGGGTTACCATCTAAGCACTGACAGAGAGTATCTCGATAGACTAGGGTATAGTCGCCCCGATAAACAAAAACCTCTAAATAAACCGGTTATAAGTTGCTGCGGCGTGTATCATTTTTATACCTTAATATCAGATAAACTATATGATACGTATCCATATATGAACGATATTGAAAACATCGTAGATACATGTTCTAATAGTTGGTATAATTATACCATACTAAACGAATGGAAAATACTGCTTGAAAGCAAAAGCATCGACGTAGAAAAAATTAAACGTAAATTAACAATTATGAAACCGTTGTTGAAAGCTCCAATTATACCGCCACTTATGTCCGATAATATAATTCAATATAGAGACGAATATATTATAAGATGCGATTTTACATTACCAAATATAGATACTAAATTGTTAAACGAAATAGAGGCTTATATACACTTAAACGAAGATCGCGAGATATCAAGTATTATTAATAATTATAATATTATGAACACTATATATATGATAAATACACATATACATTTACTAACATATCCATCTATTTATCAACCGTAGAATACAGTAATTTAGATGGTCTGAATAAGTTTAATTCATATGAATCGGAAGTTCTGAACATATTGATAGATAACGGAGGTGATTGTATCAGCGGATCTCCTCTGAAAAAATCAGCGTTTAAAGATGTTGTTGATCGTACAGATCCTGCACCGCTGAAACCCTGAGACATATCATTTGTCATGTTACAACTTCCCTCCGTACATGATCCATAATCCATTTTAACGTTGCCTGGTCCAATCATTAGACACTCGTTGTTTGAGGTGCAAGATTTACCGTATTTAGGTAATCCATTGGGCTCATTGTCTTTATTTAGAAAATATTTTAATTGAGCCGCTTCTAATCCAACCACATCGTTTTCATCTTTTATAAAATTCTTAAATTCTTGAGCCTGTGATTGACCGTCCAACATTTTCATATAGTTATTTTGTTTACGCATTTCTCTTTTATAATAAAATAATAAATATTTTTTTAATTATTATTATTTTATTATAAAGAAATAGTAATGGACTCAAGTACAATGATCATGAAATACTCATGAAATACTCATGAAATACTACAAGCTATATCAAATGGATCTAATCTAACTTCATTTTCGGCATATCCCCGTGAGGACGATTTCACTCTTCACCCCGATTATTTAGATAAAATGTGTAACAAAGGTGTTGCACTCGGAACTAATGAAGCATGTTTTGAAAGATCTAGCAAAAACGCAATATGTATACCCTCAAAGAGCCACGCTAGCGGATGGTTCCTCGCAAAGTGAAATTAATAGAATAGTCCGGGGTTGGAAACGGTTGTTTGACGGACCAAGAACTGATCGACCAAATGATGACAAGACCACGAGCGATGATTCAGCTAAATCCACAACAGGATATCCCTTCCAAGGAGACCCTTTATCAGATGACACGACTCGCCACTTCCTCCGCTGGCACCCCACCGCCTGGTCCGGGAATAGTTACAATAATATGGGGCATGATAAGCCGGGTGATTTGGTATGCGGTAATACCAAGGGAGGTAGATATAACTAAACCATCAAAGGATGATAGATGGGAAACCGTGTATTCGAACCCTCCTTCCCAACAGAAAAACATGTTATTTTTAAAAAAAGAACATGTGCTGTCTACCGTGCAACAACTAATAGATATAGGCGAGCGACAAATAAACATTCAAATCATAGTTTAGTTTCTTATTAACTTAAATTTTTTTTTTTTTAAACTTATTAATAAAATGAGAGAAAACTACAAACAATACGTCATGTGTACTAATAACGGGAAAACTACAGGAAGAAAGAATATTGTACCTGCACCTTCCATTGTTTCACCGCAACCCCCATGCCAAAATAGTAATATAACTTCCGAGCAAACATGTCTAACCTCATGGGTACCAAGAAAACATCAAAGAGCCGACGCAGGAGGTCCATACGGTTGTGATTGGTTAGTTACTGATATGGGTGGTTCATGTGTAGATAGCGACGACGACGAGAGCAAGTGCTATTATCTTAACGCTGGCGTACCTTGCGAACACTTAACAAAGAAAGATACATGCGAAAATATATACAATGAAACTAAATGTTTATGGAATGATGAAACCGGCTGTTCTCAAGACATAGAATGGGCTATAAATAACGCTTCATGCTCCGAGAAAAATTGGGGTTGCGGAAACGGTGAACCACCACATATTGACCTATGTGGTTACACTTGTATCAAGGGGGAGGGTCCATTTCCCGATAACACTGAATTATGTAACCCAGACGCTCCTCAATCTGATGAGTACGTCTTCTGTGAACCACCTTACAATAATTGTGATGGAGATCCAAACTGGCCGCAAGGCTTAAAATGTTGTAACGGAGAAGGAGACTGTATAAACCCAGAGTAGTCTTGACAGTACAATTTTCTATATTACCGCAGTAAGACTTGAACAAGTATGGATACCCCAATATCCAAAAGCTGTAATTTTAGCCCCCAACGATGACATAAATATTGAAGATCCCGAATTAAGAGATTGTCTTAATTTAATGTATTCGGTAGATTCACCTAATATCGATAACAGAATTAATAAATATGGCTTCTCGGAAGATCCGACGTTCGTTTACGATAAAGCGATAAATATGAGCGCTCCCGTCGCCGAGCAACTCGCGACGAAACTTACTGGGATTAACGAGCAAGAAACTGCCCAATACGGTAATCTCCCACAATTACGAAATTTTATGTACGATACATACTGGGACAATTCCACGGTTGACTTTATAGATCGTCCTATTAATAACAGATCAATAAGGGATTTATTTCCCGCGCGACGCGCTTGCGCTTCTGGCGTATTCGAAAGCGATTATCAAAAATTTGTAAATTATTGTGCGACGAACCCACAAAATCCTAATTATACAGTTCCTACAAGTCGTTTAAGCGATAAATGTTTCAGACAACACGGTGCGCAAAAAAGTAGTTGTGTTCGTGACTCTGATGATTGCAAGTGGAATGTGACCAGATGCGAATTGAAAGATCCAATAGTATGGAAGTGCAGCGATGGGACCTCCTGGCCGCCTTGAAGTCGCGGTGCTTCTTGTGGATCAAACGGTAGAAAGGCTTCTGGTGGAAAAGCCGATCAGGTCAATTAATAATTTATTTACACTTAAATAAATTATAATCATGCGCAAAGAATTTTTATCTCTTTTCCCAGTAGAATTACCCGTTGATTGTATTAAACACATAAAATCTTATTTAGAACCTTCATTCGAACGACAATTATTCGATTTAACGAACGATCTAAAACATTATATTGAATATAAAATAAATTTTAGACAAAGACACTCTCGTAGATCGTTTACGTTTTAAATGTTAATCTTTCGATCGTAAATGAAGGATATTGGGTTGAAATATACACCGTGTCGTATAATTCCGCTTAAATTATATTCCACTGTATCTAGTTCTTTGTTGAATTGAATTATATTAAGATGACCGCCATACCGATCAATCAATCTCCAATGCGGAGCTGGTGATATACTTTTTATACATTTACCTGTTATATGTTTGTACATTTGGAGTAATAATGTATAAGATAAATCATACATATTATCGCGGTGTTTGTTATCGTTGATATATGAAACGCAACAGTTGAAACTACAAAATACGCCATCAACCGTATATATATGCTTTGTATCTTCATCATTATAAACATTATGTGTTTCTTCTACCATGTTATATACCTGATTGTTAATGCAAGACTTATACGTGCTAAGTTTCTTATTACTTTCATATTTAATAGGACAGCCTATTGTATTTTTATTACCGCATGGGTGTCTACACCAAAAACAATTATATTCTAAAATATTAGCATGCGGCGACGGTTTTGTGATATTAATGTATGAAATAGATGTTTTGCTATCTTCGAATGTCTTGACACTTTGTTTATCGTAGTCTAATGATGTTATATTGGATGTATTTTGTATGTCGTCTTTAGTATCGTAATCAGGTAATGCGGTTATAAATTCTATACTGTATTTTTTATGTATTTCTTTAATATTTATGTTACTTAAAATAAATTTTTGCGACTTAAGAGACATTTTGTTTTAGACTTATTAATATGTATGTATAATTCGATTTTAAATTTATAATATATTTGTATATTATAAAATTATGGATAGATCATTCACCGGACTTATACATATTAATAAAAAAGGGGTTGCAACAACCGATTTACCTACACGGCGGTATTCGACGGTCATTCAAAACCTAACCCCTATAATAGTAGGTAAAAATAGCAAAACACAATCTTCATTTGAAAACAAAATTTATGATAATACGATTACGTCGATACCCGTGTATAAAAATAACAATGTTGTTAAGAGACCTGACGGTATAAATAACCATATATACGATTTCAGTAGCGGTTTAAAAGGTTCTACTTTAAAACCGCTACGTAATGAATCAGTGTCGTTATCTCGAACTGAAAACGAAAAGGACTTTCTCGAGTCTGACCTACGTAACAGAGAAGTACTAGCAGACAGTATTGGACGACAACTTAGATTTAAAACAAGTACGTTGAACGATCCACATGTTTCGTTGGAATACTTAAAGTATAGATAAAAATAATTTTACGTAGTTGTTATAAATGATACCATTTATAGCAGGGTATATTAAAAAAAATTGGTTTATGATATGTTTAATAACGGCAATAATCGTCATCATATGTTTATCAATCTATTCTTATATTACTAATAAAAGCGGGACTTTAGAGATTAAAAAAATATACGAATTCGATTTATTAGGTAATAGAAGCAAACATAATTTCCGATCTGCTAGTAAAAACAAAGATAGCAAAGATAGCAAAGGTGAAATAGAGTGTCGACGTGTACTTCGCAAAATATTTAATCGTGATTTTGGCAAAACAAGACCTGATTTTTTAAAGAATTATATAACGGGTAATATGTATAATCTCGAAATAGATTGTTTTGATGATAAGTTAAAATTAGGTGTAGAATATAACGGTCGTCAACATTATGAATATATTCCGTTTTTCCATAAAACCAAAGACTCTTTCTATAATCAAAAATATAGAGATGATATGAAAAGACGTTTATGCAATGATAACGGAATTATACTGATAGAAGTTCCCTATAGTGTAAAAATACATGATATAGAAAATTATATAATAGATCAATTAAAGACAAAAAGTAGATTTAAACATTTGATAACCCATTATTTAAATAAACAATGAGTCCTATAACAGACCCGACAACTGACAAACCTATTTTCAAATATTGGAGTGGTATGAGAGCTAGAAACATGTATATTGGGTTTTTATTAGCGGGGTTTGATAAATTATCAGATGTTACTTTCGATAGTAATTATCCTTGGCCGTCCACAGAAGAGTGGACTAATCTATCTAATATTGACTTATCCCCATGGAAACAACTACCTTGTTTAACAGATGGAAATATACACATCGGAGAAACATTCGCAATCGTTAGATATTTATGTAGAAAATTTAATTTGAACCCTCAATCTGATTTTTATTTCGCATTATCGGAGCAACAAATAGAATGGGCAAACACTGTAAATAACGTGTTATCTAGCGCACAATACGATAATAACCGAGAACATGCGATGAATAACATTTTCGATATAAAAAACGGTAAAATACATAAATTATTATTAGGTTTAGAATCTACTATACATAACACAGACAATTATACGCCTGGAGACTATGTTTGCACCGCCGTATTACACACTATAAATGAATTAGAACCTGGAATTTTGGAAATATACCCGTCTATACATAAACTTTTCACAACTATAATGAAGATGGACGATATACAAGATTTTATGTCGAGAAATCCATATAATTATTTTAAAAGGACAAATGATCCTGCATCGTAATTTTTAAGCACGCTAGTAGAAAGGAATATCACATTTTATATTATAAATAATATAAAATTATTATACTTGATTCAATTAATAGTGATGAATATATGTTCGTATTTATTTTTTAATATATTTTTGATTTGTCGTTCCATACCCATACCGGTATATAAAACAACAAACACGGGAGTTATCATTTCTAAAATATCAACAGATTGTTGCAATCGTACAGGTAGATTGATCGCGTTACATTTTGTTTCGTTGATTCTATCCTGGGCATCGTTTGTCGTTTCATTTCCATGTAACATATCACAAATTACATTTACATATGGATTATTTATATATTCACCTGATTTTAACTTATATACCAACATACAATTATCACGCGGGCATCTCATCATTTTATAATATATTTTATAATATTGGTGTAGGTCTCTAAATACCAATAAAAATGAATTTAATAATATATTATGATTTTATATAATCAATAACAATTCTTAAGATATGTCATCAGCTGATTTTGGACGAGTCGTATTAGGTAAATATTTATCGAACCCTACAAATATTAAGATTTTAAACGATATTATATATTGTAACTCTATAGAAAACAATATATTCAATGAGGATTTATATAAATCAATATTGTATCAAGTATGTTTTCAAATTACGAATAAATTACCATTGGTTAAAATTGTAAATCGGTTGAAAGAAGGATTATTCGCGTGGAAAGATCCGATTCTAAAAGATATAAACGATCAAATACAAGAACAAATATCATTCATAGAGAATCCATTCGAAGTGGAAGAAGGCGTTGTAGAATGCAATAAATGCCAAAGTAAAAGGGTGTTTAGTTATTCTAAACAATCTCGATCCGCTGACGAACCATCAACTACATATGCCGAATGCGTAAAATGCGGTAGTAAATGGCAGTATAACGGCTAATATAATTGAAATTAATACTTAAAATACAAATTATATATATCAAAGCGCATATGTATATATATAATAAGACGTCGTTTTTTATTTACGATAAAGCCATTTTCGGATCGTATCCAACTCAAGTCGAAGTTTTAGAACTCGAAGAAAAAGGTTATAATTGGTTTGTAAACGTGACATCCGACAACGAACGACATATTACACCATATCAAACAACCACAAATTATATAAACTTTCCTATACCCGATCATAAAACTCCAACTAATAAAGAAACATTCACGTCGTTTATATATAAATTATTTAGAATATTAGTCGAATACCCGTCATCCAAAATGTTTATACATTGTAAAGGGGGTCATGGTAGATCTGGTATAGTGGTCGCCACTTTATGTTGTTTATGTTTTGACATGAAATCAGATGAATCTTTATCGTACACAAATAAGTGTCACCTTATGCGTAAGGAAATGCGCGATGTATGGAGGTATATTGGTTCTCCTCAAACGATTATTCAAAAAGATTTTGTTAGATCGATGACTAACGAAGTAGAGTTTTCGCTTAGCGATTTTAATAACGTTACACGTTTTGAGGAAAACACATACGATACAATGACAGACCTTTTTAACGATAATCATGTCACTGAAGAAAACGCGTGGTATATAGTTCATACAATATACAACTCAAATGTTTTTTTTAGAAATTGGGTCCGCGGTACTTATCTAGGGGTCATAATAAATAGTACAGGTCAAGATACTTTATCGTATATCACAGACAGTATAAATCTATACAAATTATATTACATTTGATCAGGTCTCATGCATATTTGCCCTGAAGATTTTTCATGTGTTTCGAATCTAAATAACGCGGATAATTGTTTACGATTCCAATCTGTCTTTTTATCATCGCTTACAGGTTTATATTTTAACGGTTCGCCATTAGGTAAAAATAAAGAAAATTTTATAGGATATGTTAAATCGGTGTAATATTCTATACAAGAAGCGCACGATCTAAAAAATAAATGAGGTCTCGTGTAAGATTCGTCATCTATTAAAACTCTAAAATGTTTTTCACAGGTAGAAGGGTTATTGCTTAGGAAATTAACTACGTTAGTACTTGAATTAGTTAAACTTACATATAAATACGGTAGTATAAATGGATGACCTATATTATTTATAAAACGCATCGCCGGATTACTTAATGTAATCAATCCTGTATCATCTCCTAAGTCATCGTTCTCTGTGTTAGGGTGTAACGTAGGTGTTTTTAAAGAAGAAATGTCATGAGCTGGTTGACTTAATGATTCAACACTATCCACGGACCATAAAGGAACAACTGATATAGCAGTATCGACTCCTTTATCCTGTAAAATTATAGGGGTTGTTGCGCTTGAATCATCCTCGACTGTGTAACCAGAACCCGCTGTACCTGACGTGATTATTTGGGGTAAAACAAACTTATATTTTAAACTCTCGTAGTCGAAAAATGACGACACGTGATCACCGGTTTCGGTATCCACAATATATATTTCTGGCAAAGCGGTATATCCAGTGCCAATATTTGTCAATACAATATCAGTGGTGGAGGTGGATCCAGTACCTTTTTGTAATAATACCGTCGCGTCATTATTTCCACCTATAATATATGCTCTATATTTGATATCAAAGTGAGTCGATGAACTCCCAGTGACAGAAATCAAATTATGTTTTAGTTCAATAACAGCCTTTTTCCCGACTTTTGGAGCCGGAAATTCATTTTTCAATGTGTATAAAGCATCTTCGATAACAGGTGCGATTGCTAATTCCTTAGATGAATCGACCGTTGCCCAGGAATCAACTTTATTGAATGTTTGGAATTTTACGTCGTTTTCTGCTGCATCGTCGTGCTGTTTAAATAGTTCGATCGAACCACCACCACTATGCAGCACCTCTATACCGTTTTTATGATCGTCAAATGATTGTAAATTAAATCCATTAACATATGGTTTATTCACGTCGTAGTTGTTTATATTGAAGTCAATTGGTAAATTAGGTATCACTAGATTTTCAAGCGATACTTTATAAAATTGATTGTCATTAACAGTCTTATATTTACGTATGGATCCACCTTTTATGTCTTTGTTCAAATCAATTGTAAATTCAACTGGTATTTGGGTTGGATCATCAACACCATGAAGCAATGATGGAATATTAGTCATTTCTAAATAGAAAACACAATTATTACTCATGATAACGCTATTTTATCTAACATATAATATTTTTATAAATATATTTATAAAAATAGAATGCCAAGTGATACGGAAACAATATGGTATATATCATTACTATCGAATTCAGCAGCAGTTGCTTTAACAGCGCTGGTCGGATATTTATTTACACACAGTGTTTTTTATACACGCGGTGAACAGTTAGCATTAGAATATGATGAAGATAACAGTGCCTTAAAAGATAGTCCAAAGTCTACCCAAAAAGTATCATGGCGAAATTTTGTGTTTACATTATTAGCATCTTTTGCGACAGCTTGTGTCGTATACTATATTATATTTACAGTTAGCGGGTACGTTCCTATGGGAAGAATAAAATAAATAAGTTAAAAGCATGATGTGATATATAATAAATATGAAATGTGCTAGCTTTGATATAGGAGTAAAAAACTTCGCTTTTTACGTGGAAGAATTTAACGAAAATGAAATAACATCAATTACATATAATACCAAACTATACAATAGAGACGGTACAATATCTGAACCTATATCAGATGCAATTACAAACACGTGTACAAACGGTAATGTAGTGCTTTTAGAAGTAGTCGATATTTCACACGACGGAGATGTCAAGCTAAGCCCGTATATTTTCGCTAATATGACATCTGTATTGGATAAGTATATTGATTTATGGAACGAGTGCGATGTTTTTATAATCGAACAACAAATGTTATTTGGAAAACTGACGAATCCAACAGCTGTTAAACTTGCTCAGCATTGTTATTCTTATTTTTCTATAAAATATAATACAACTAAATGCATATATGAATTTCCAGCTTTTCAAAAAACACAGGTTTTAGGCGCTAGAAAAATAGAATATACTACACCCAAAGGAACTACAAGATACAAGTGTCAAACCAAACCCCAAAGAAAAAAATGGTGTATAACCAAAGCAATCGATATTTTAAATAGTAGAGATGATCAAATTACAATCAATGTTATAACAAATACGAAAAAAAAAGACGATTTATGCGATGTAATATGCCAATGTCAAGCATGGAAAATATTAAAATATATGTATAACACAATTAAATAATTATAATTTTAAAAATATAATTATAGAAGTAAAATGAATAACTTCGCAATTATTAAAAGATCGTCTGCTTTAGTCGTAGAAATAATGTCACATTATATTAAGAATGCAACGCATAGAAAACAAACAATCCACGACAAAGTAATGCAGTTGAAAGTATTGGCTGAAGTACTGGCGAATTACGGCGGTATTTTAGCTAAAGTCAGTCAACTATTATTTATGGAACATATAGATTCTGAGTTGTTCGATGAATGCAAGCCGTATTCAAGAGATAAAACACACGAGGATTTTGTAAAATTATTAGCAGAAACAGATACGTTTAATAATATAATCGTAGACACTTCTATTTATAAATCAGGGTCGGTGGGTCAATTATACAAAGGTATTTACAATACACCAGATGAGACAACCGAAGTTGTAATTAAAACACAATATACTGGATTGAGACTTCAATTTGATCATGATTTGGCTTTACTTAAATTAGTATCTAAATATCTTTACAGTTTTGTATCCGTAGACGTTGAAAAGGAAATAATTAAACAAATATATGACGAATTAGACTATGACTTGGAATTAAAAAATCAAAAAGAACACAAAGACATGTGGGAAACGAATGAGAATATTATAATTCCCCGTGTGTTTGAGGAAATATCATCAAACACTATTATGGTCAGCGAATTCATAGATGGCTTGAGTCTTAGCGTATTCAATAGTCAATCAACACCCGATGAAAAAAATAATATCGGTAAATTATTATGTGAATTTATATTCACTGGTATTTTCAAACATAAACGTTTTTATAGCGACATACATTATGGTAATTTTTTAGTAAAAAATAAAAGTAAACTTTGTATTATGGATTTTGGATCTATCGTAGAACTAGACAATGTTATAGTAAAGGATTTGATAAATTTATATTATAGTATGTTGAATGAAAATAAAGAATTATTTTATCAGACTATAAGTGAAATTGGTATAGCTACGGAATTCAAAGACGGTAATGCTAAGGAATATATATACGAATTTTTTAGACACCAGTTTGAACCGTTAGTTAATCCGTCATTCCGGTTTACAGAGGACTGGTTAGACATAGTTAATACAAAAAATGAATATTATACAGATGATTGGTTATTACCACCCAAGTATACATTATTCAATCGTATATACCACGGTTTATATGCTATATTAACAAGATTGGAAATAGAAACAAATTTATGCGCGATCATGAGAGATATAGTTGAAGAAGCAGCAAATGAAAATATATAAATACAAATAAAATATTTGTATAGATTAAAAATGCCTACTAAGATACGTTTGAAACAAATGAAAATACCAGAATTAACTCCTTCGTATTATGTAAACATGGAAGAGGGTGCTTTTTTCGATTTATGTAAAGCAAACGGTGAATTAAAATTAATTTGTACGTCTGGTATTTCGGGATGTGTATCGGTAGTCGTTTACATTAGAATGAGAAACGACTACAGATCATTTGCTTTTTTAAATCATATAGAATCTGATTTACCAATCAACAAAATAAATAATGAAATAAATAAGATAGAAACGACTATAAGAGAAGGAATAGGTCGTTTTGATTTTGACGATGCTGAATATGAAATTAATGCGATTGTTGTAGCAAACGGGTTCGGGGCTACTAAACCAGGTAAATTAGCGAATAGTATTTTAGACGAATTGCAAACAAGATGTGGGAATAATACCGATTGTAAATACGCGGAATCTTCTAGTGTAGGATTATTTATAGATATAGATGGTAAAGTTGTTAAACTGATCAACCCTACTTCTATAAATAATTTAACATATATTGGTAAACGACATAAAGGTTACGGTAAACCTTATAATCCTAGTAAAAGCAATGACTTGGACGGTCCTTATAGAAGTATATGCGATTTACGTATTGAATTGTAATATTATAAAAAGTATTTTGTCAGACTTTCATACAAAAGTCGTCATTATATCGAGGGGTAACTCGATTTACGATAATAATATACGTAATACATTAATCATTCTTTAATCCTCAGTATTCAAATCCGATGTCCGGGTCTTGGTTGGTATTTCTACCGCGTATTATTACACTTGAGAATAATTCGCTTAAATAAACAGAGCACAATATAATCGACGGTATAGAAACCCCGATTATTATAGCCAATGACACTTTAATATTAGATGCCGCTTTTTGAGCTTGCGTACTCGCGGTCTTGTCATTTAACGATGGCGACGATCTAGCCCAAAATGATAGAAACATCAATATAGATGATACCAAGAATGTAAATCCTAAAAATACTTGGATGTTTTGATCTGAATTGCACATATCAGAAGACCCAGACGAAAAGATGTAATATGTGATAGTCATGGTACATATGATAACTCCCAAAGATAAAATACCCGTCATTGAATTACTTACCGGTTCGTCAATATTGACACCACCGTCTTTTGAATTGATTATATCAAGCTGCCCCATCATATAAGCATATAGCGAAATTATTAATACGCCAAATATAGCAAAATATATCATCGATGAATTAATCCAGTTTTCCGTTAGTTTCATTTTTATTATTTATAACATAATAAAAATTTATATATATATTTTAGATATAGCGCGATGATGATTCACTGTTTGTATATACGAATTAACACCACCTACCCTCGGTGGTGGTGTCGGTTGTAACTGTTTGTAATCTATATGTTTGAAATGATTACTATTTAATTCTTCGTTAATATACGGTATTGATTGTATATTTCTACCCCTCGAGAATAATTGGTATGGATTAAAGTAATTATTTTTATAATAATAACTAGTTATATTATCCCGAGTTAATACAGGCGAATAAATACGCGTGCCGTTTGTCCATCTAGAAATTGAATCTGAGTGCATTTTATTATTAGTATTATTTAATTTAAATTAATAGATTCTTAAGCTGCGTTAAACGAGTATTGTTATTTTCAACCTGCAATTTAAGATTATCAATCGTGTTTTTTAATTCTTGTATTTCTTTATTTCGACTACGAGAGTTGGCAAGTAGTATTTCATTATTCACTGATAATTTCGAGACATATTCCATAATACCGTCAAGGTGTATTTTAGATTTAGAAGTGATATTTTCTACCTCATCATCAGGTGGAACATCATCTTGCTCGTCTACCTCATCAGGTGGAACATCATCATGCGCGTCTACCTCATCATCATGCGCGTCTACCTCATCATCAGGTGGAACATCATCATGCGCGTCTACCTCATCATCAGGTGGAACATCATCTTGCTCGTCTACCTCATCATCAGGTGGAACATCATCTTGCTCGTCTACCTCATCATCAGGTGGAACATCATCATGCGCGTCTACCTCATCATCGCAGTTTTCTTTGTCATCGTGATCAGATTCTAATAACGAATCATCTGGTATAAAATTATATTCATTGCATAAATCGAGGGTCTTTTCGTCCATTTCAATAAATACTTCATTTTGCATTCGACCTATAACAACTTTATCTGTCGCGGATTTAAATACAAGCGTTGAATCGGGATGCCAAATAATTCCCGACGGTTTAATTTTCTTTAGAATTATTTTTTGCTTCTTAGATGATGTTGTCATTTTATTTTAACTTATTATGGTTTAAAATGACAAATAAATTTCAATTTTATCTACGTCTTAGATTTCCTAATCTATTCAATGTTTCATTACTGGCAAATCTATTGCGAGTAGGTGATGTATATGGATAATCTTCTGAAGATCCATCACTATCGTATTCACACGATGATAAAGATACTTCACTATCAGAGTTCATAACTAACTCTCTTAACTGATCATAATTATCACGCGTTAAGTTTGCTAAAATCTGTAAATCTTCTTCATCTTCTCCTACATCTTCTCCTACATCTTCTCCTTCATCTTCTCCTACATCTTCTCCTTCTCCTTCTTCATCTTCTCCTACATCTTCTCCTTCTCCTTCTTCATCTTCTCCTTCTTCTCCTTCTCCTTCTTCATCTTCTCCTTCTTCATCTTCTCCTTCTTCATCTTCTCCTTCTTCATCTTCTTCTCCTTCATCTTCATCTTCATCTTCATCTTCTCCTACATCTTCTCCTACATCTTCTCCTACATCTTCTCCTACATCTTCTCCTACATCTTCTCCTACATCTTCCTCCGTATCTTTATTTTCTATTACAGGAAATTTTTCTCGAGGATTTATTATTTGTACTAGTTGCGTAAATTTTCGATACAAATCCGGTTTCATTATCCACCCACTCGTAGAATTATTCCATCTTATTTTTAATTGTTTAGTTATGTTTAGATATTCGCGCTTATCAGCCGGTGTTACAATATAATTGTTATTTAGATCAGTAATTATACTAAATGGCATTGTTTTTATGTGTGTGTTTATATCTTTTTATAACATATTTTTTAATTATGGTTTCCAGTTGATGTTGACATAACCGCCTTGTCGCGGCGTATCGATTTCGTTACAACCCTGCCAAGCGGCGCCATTACCACCCCAACAATCTAATTTAGGTCCGGGACGGCATAAACATCGATCATATTCTGTATCACACGCACCTCCGAATTTGCTCATACAATAACCCCCTGGGTTGCCTGCGGCATCTAGACACTGGTCTGTGAAACCTGCAACCGCGCAATTTCCTCCTAATTTACATGTTTTGGTTTCAGTATCACAAAACCCACCCATACAATCTGTGTTACGCTGACAAACTTTACCATTAGACGATAATGGCAATGACGGTTCGGCAGCCTCCTCCTTAGTACATCCAACTCCAGCGACATTCGCACCAGTCTCATCTTTAATAGTTGGTAGCACATTGTAACCCATGGGACATTTTTCGCAAATAAGGGCGGTGGATACACTAGAATATTCCCCTTTAGTATAGTCGCACGGGGAGCATGTGTAATTTGGGGCTGTTTTATCTAGAAAATATCCAGGCGAACATTCTGGCATACAATCATTCCCTGATTTAGACCATTGCGGCCAGGGACATATATTACAGCTAGGACTTCCTTCGTCACGGTGATAATTATCATCGCAAGGTTCGCAAGATACTCCACCTAACGGACGTTGATGATGAGCTGGGCATTCCTGTAGTGTTTTACTAGTGTCATCGTAGTACTTATTTTGTGGTATGGGTATCTTAGTTTCGCCATCTAACATATAAAGCCGATGATCATACCCTATGCAACTCGATCGATTATTTTGTATGTCTACAACGGTATGTTCTGGACACGGGGTGCACGTATAGGTGTCGCCATTGACCTCCGGCTGGGCTTTGTTATTACTCGGGCATTGACTCGGGTCAGTTATTATCGAATCTACGGGGACACACACAGTTCCGGTCGAATCCGGTACTTCCTTGTCGGGGCATGGTCTACATATACCATATTCCCAAATCTGATCAGAAGGACAATTAACACATTTTGTGCGATCAGCATTCGGAGCTTGCGGCTTTTCGCAAAATTCGGTGGTGCATGTTCCGCCAACACCTATAAAATGTTCATCACATAAAATACACGCAGTTTTATCACCGTTCGGATGCTGACCATCGGGACATTGTTTACATGATCCGTTTATACCGGCTGAATTATCATCGCATGGTTTACAACCATAAAGATGATCATTATCTATAGTCATACCAGCTTTCGTATAATTAACGGATTTACCAGTAGTCGATAGTAAATTTCTTGTGGAATCATCATCAGGTTCATCACTAGGCTCATGTCCATTTGGGCACGGGCAACAATAATCAGCACCGGCTGCGGTGGTTGAGTCACCGCTTTTATAATTACACATTTCCTTTAGGAAATTGGGATTTATGTCTTCTTTTGTATTGACCAAATGATAACTCGGCGAACAACTTATGCAATCAGTGCGATTTCTATTAGGAAATTTTAGTTTATCATTCGGATCTTGAATACATTCACCACATTGTCCATAACCTTGTATTGGTTCGGGTTTACCATCTGTTTTAGATATAGAAAATTCATCCTGGTCGCACTTAACACAGTTTTTAGAAGTAAAATCGAGTTGCGATCCACTTGCACATAACAAGTAGTCATTATCATTACTGTTATTAAGCACAATTAAAATTATAATCGATGCTAATATCAATAGACTTGGTATAAGCATAGGCATAATCGAATAACGTTTTATATTATTACAAATAAAAATTGTAATAATATATTTTGTTGTTTTTATGTTATTATATTTGGATCAAAATCGTTATTCTCTTTCTCTTCCTCCTCGGTTTCTGTCGTGGGTTGCGTGGTGTAGATAAACTTTTCATTGGAAAACGTCGAAACAGTAGCAAATATAATTACAATTGCTATTAGGAGCGCACCGCCGACAAGTATAAAATTACGCTTGCGAACAAAGCAATCACCCTGTAATTCTGCATCGCTTATTTGCAAATTATATAAGAACCATAACGCCATAATGATTATTATTATAGTAATAGTTATTAATAAAGTTTGCGATGTATTCATGTATGTTTTTATAATTACAATTATAAAAATATTTTTATAGTGTATGGTATCACCACACTTCATAACCACATATTTTACATTTTTATACGAGTCGACAAAGATCACGGTAAGAGGCGAAAATGTTGTGTTGTTTGTTGATGGGTCTCTGTATAATTTATATGTCTTTGGTGGATAGATACGTAGTATAAGGTATATGCATACCAGAACCAGTTGGTTTATAATAATAAAGCCTGTTAGGCTTGCATGACCTACCGTCGACACTGTCCTTAGAACCAAGGCAATTTTTAAAATCCTTTGCCCCCCCTTCCCGCCCCTCAAACTCCCTAAGGCAGTAGTTATTAAAGGAATTCCAATCTGATTGAAAGGCGCATAATCCGTTCTGATCCCACATGCTGTCACGTTCCCATGGTTTGATTGCATACATTTGCCTTCTTGGTTTAAAATCAAATCCAGGTGGACCTCCCTCTGCATCACCCGACCCTCCACTATATTCATTTCCGCCATCGGTTTCATCTATATAGTACACATGTCTATTATTCTTCCATAGATAATCGGGGGTGAGGGTTGAATCATCGAATCCAACAGGGGGTCCTTGCATCTTTTTCCATTGACTTTTACAATCATTCTGCTTGTCACAATCATTCCACGGCGTCGCAATTGTCTTGGAATCGCCGTTTGCGTTCGATGCTTTACCACAAAATGAACATTCTATGTTGTTTCCGTCAAAGAAAGGAACTTTATCTTTGAAGGCATTAATGGACGGTGTCCAACATCCATATTTCGTAGTGTCACTAGGGTCAGCTGGCGTCATTTGTGACATAAAAAATTTAGGTATAGGTAAGTTAGTTGATATATTTTCAATATCTCCATTTCCACAATTACCCGCTTTGTCAACAAGCCAACCTTTTAGGTTCATCTTTGCTTGGGAATACATTCGTCTAAGTTGGTCTTCGGCCATATTTGCAAATCTACTTCCTCCCCCCGAGCGCGCCATAGGTGAGTTAGCTCTAACTTTTCCGTCTGCCAATTGATTATCAAGGTATTGTTTAACAATATTATCAACAAAAGTAACAATACTTGTGTATTCCCAAGCAACTGGGCTCCCAGTCGAAGCATCAAATTCCTTACTTCCTGGGTCTAATTTAATAGATTCTATGAAGTTTTGTATATGTCTTTGTGTAGCTGGGTCGAATAAATGTGATAACGGTGATTTGTATACACTTACATCACTACTACCTTCTTCCTCGTCCTCCCCAGGTAATACAATTTTTCTCCTCATCTCATCTGTACCTCCTCTAATTGTTATCTTCATAAAATTTGCTGAGGCATTGGCACCCTTATAAGTATTGTAATCGAGCGAGTTACAAGCTTCAGCTGATGCTTGTGCTGGTGCTGGTGGGTCAAAAGAGGCAAGATAATCACTATAATATTGATCTACATGATTACTGAGTGTTTCATGCATATTATTATCATTCATCCCTGAACCATTTACCGACGTTATTTTATCTTCATTATATATTAAGTTTAAGACTAAGGTGCTACATTTCGGATCTCCTCCAAGAAGTGTAGTTAACCCTGATACATTGTTCGATTTGTGTATTAACCTTCTAAAATTTTCTATTAATCGATGATCTATGTAACTATATTTCTGTTTTTCTTTCAAGCTTTCTATCCAATTTTTAAGGTCATCATAATTATAGGTCTTAATCGGATCATTTCTATCCGTTATTGTTGAGGTTTTGGTTATGCATTCTCCCGGTTTATGTGTATTCCAAACATTATCTCCGGGGGCGGGTACCTTCCCAGCTTCGCAACGTGCCGTACAAACTCCCTCGGATTCGTAAGTATCACCCACTTTACAATAAAAATTTGGGTCGTTGCATGGATCAGTGAATGCACATCTAGTATTAGGTGATTGAACACATGGTCCATCGTCTTCATTCCACACCCCTATCGGGTTACTTACTTCTTGGTTAGGTTGTGTACATATTCTACGCGGCTTACACATTGCGGAAATATCAGTGTCTCCTGTAACAGAACAATAATCTTTGGGATCTGTACACTTTTCATCAATGCTACACTTTGTCAGCCCATCTTGGTAATTGGATACCTGAGCACATAATTGCATAGCTAATTCATTAGTTTGCGTCTTTGTCGAGTCATTCTTTGTTTCTACAGCTGTTACACCTCCAGCATATGAAATACCAGTTAAAACGTGAGTACCATATGCTGATACGAACTCATTGCACTTTATCAAGGCGTAGGAACCCTCTATCGACCCTTGTGTTGGTAAGGCTTCATCTGCGCGCCCCCAATATTCAGGGTAACCTAATGTTCCCATACCACAATCTGGATTTCCTTCCCCAGGACAAGTGTCGCTTAAACCTGCACACATAAGAAGACTTGTTACAAAAGAATCATCTATTAACTCTGCACCCACATCAGGGGACATTGATATTCTTACATCGAAACCACTTTTACCTATGTCTAATCTTATCGAGTTATGAGTTGTATGTTCTGACTTAGACAAACCTCCTTCAGCATTGATAGAACCAGATAAATAAAAACTAGATACTTTTGACTGACTTTCTGCACCTCCTTTTAACCTATTTTTTAAATCCGACACATAGTCTTCGTTTCCTGTTGTGATTTTTAATTCGTTTGTATACTCGTTTGTCGACTTATAAAATTTTTGAATTTGCTTAAGCTTATCAGGAGTTATTTCATTTTTAAATATAATACCTGGCTTCGGATTAGTTGGATTCTCATCTAAAGAAACGATGTTTAGATTATACGATGTTAAGAGTGCACCACACAAACCGCTGTTTGTGTGAATACCACAGACCTCTTTATATTTTACGTCGTCGGCGTCGGTGCTGTCAAGATTCTCGCCAGGAGTATCATATGGTATGTTGCGTGGATCATAGAAACCAGTTCCTTTAAAATCTTTTATATTTTTATCTATGCATACACCAAAATTTTTGTTTTCGAATTTTTTACAACTATATTCCAAAGTGTCATCGCCAGGACAGGTAGGTATAATCTTCGCATTTCCATACCGTTTTTTCCCCTCATCCGCGCCATATGCTAACATAAATTGTTTCTCTGTAAAACAACCTTCATGTCCAGGAGTACTATCATATTTTCTCGGGTCCCCGCATAGAATTTCGTCTTCGATATCCTCCTCCTCCTCGTGTCCACAACCATATGAAATAATTCCAAGTATAGATTCGGTTGTCATTTGTCTTTATTTAAACAAGATATATTTTTTTTTTAATCGTTTTTAAAGTGTAATCATAAATATATAAATTATTGTCGAATATATTAAAAATAAAATAAAATGGAAATATTTTTACTCTTTCATGTAAAAATATTATAATGTACAATTCACAAATAAAAATCGAGTGGTATAGCGATCACTGTTACGTCTGTTTGTTGATGGGTCTCTTGTATAATTTACATGTCTTTGGTCACAGCTGGTATACACGGTTCTTTATTTTCAGGTGTGTGGAGAAATATATCCACATCTTCTTCGATAAACTGTTTAAATGATTTATCTACATTCGTAACGCGCGAACTTTTAATACACGCGTCGTCGTGATTTATAATACCGATTATTTTATCAATAGTTTTTAAGGCTGTATCGATTTGTTGTTGTTTATTTTGAGATATAGGTTTATTAATAAACCGAGATAATACTAACTGACATGATAATATGGTAAAACAGCTTAGGTTTACCCATGATAATATTGATGTGTTATTGAGATATAAAGATTTTGTATTACAGAAACCTCCTAATATTATAATAATGTTTTGAATTATATTACTATTAATATGCTTGAAAATATGCATAATCATTTTGTATTAACTAATTATTTGGAAATAGCCATTTATATTTTCGTTTTTATACCCTTATGTATATTCAGGGCATCTAAAGATTTATTTAGTGTTATCACTCTCATAATACCTGATATAGGTATCATAATACAATTAATAATCGGATCATTTATTATCGTATTGAATGCAACGCCTATACAAAGTCCTATACTTGATGACATTGTATTCACGATTGTTAATTTACTGTATATTTCTCCTATATTGTCGTTTGACAATTTTTTAATACATATGGCATTTACGGCTCCGAATCCCGTAAATGATAAATTAACCAATATGTTCGCCAACCCTGTAATAGGTAAAAACCATAACGTGTCTATAAAAGGAGCGGTGCAAATACACATGTATGAAAATTGCTGCATTATATTACATTTCTGCACTATATTATATGGATTTTTATCTATAGTTTGACTAACCTTATTAATATAGTATAGACTTCCCAGTTGTCCTATTATATCCTTGCCTATATAATTTATTGTAACATGTGTATTCTCACCCCCGTTAAGAGATGCTAGCATATTGTGCGTGCTGATAGCTGTCTCGAATGATACGATAACATTAGATAACATAGACCATTTAACAAATTTCATATATTGAGGGTGTATATTACCCATCTGGGGTTTTATTAATCTACTAAACATACGGTGTATTTTACAACAATAAGTGAATATATAAATAGATTTTACGAATTTGAAAGCGATACTTAAAAAGTAAGCTTTAGAAATAAAATGAACCCTTTATCATCGTTATCAAGTAATTTTCAGGAATTTAAAGAACTGTTTGAAATAAATAGGGATAAACCTTTATTAGATTGGTTAAAATTCGCACCTATATCGGCTAAATCAGGAAAACAGGGAGTCGTTGGTATATTATATGACATAAATAACAGTAACCGAAAATCTATTTTTAAAGTGTCTCAGTATGTAGATTATTTATCTGCTCACGAATATTCTGTAATGGAAAGTTTGAATGAAATATCATCATATTGCCCTCATTTTTGCAGAACATTCGGATTGGTCAATACAGACCGTAATCCACGTTTTGGAGTAGTAGATAGTAATCCTTTTTTAAAGACAGATGATGTTAAATACACTATTAAAGAAGATGTTGTATTGAGCGAGTTTGTTGATTCCAAAAATAAATTATCAAATTATGTACAATCCACTCGGATATCTGATGATATTCTGATAAATACTATTAAACAAGTGTTATTGGCAATTTCAGTTGCACAGACAGCGAAAAAATTTTGTCATTATGATTTACATTCTCAGAATATAATGATGAAAAAATGCAATAAAGATTTAGTTATGATATATGTATTAGACGATGATAACCAGATATATGTACCAACCAACGGACATTTCCCTGTAATTATAGATTTTGGATTTTCTTATGTTTGCGATCTAGAAGATAGACCTTTATTAACGACACTGGGGCATACTAGCTCGGGGTTTACAGGTAATCAATTCGATCATTTAAGAGACCCTGTACTTTTTCTTATAACAATGTGTTCCGAAATGAAAGACTTCCGGTCTCGATCCAAAGCATGTAGAGTTCTAAATAAAATAACTAAAAATATGTTTGGGACATTGTCTATAGATTGGGAAACTGGGTGGGATATTAACAACGATAAAGATTTAGGTGATGTTATATGTGATAATATTAGCGATATTTGTAAACGTAAATCAGTTATGTTTTATGAATATGCAAATTATTGTATTGATATGTTACAATCGATTATAATACTACCCTTAGAAGAACAGAAATATGACAAAGAACAATTCAGAGGGTCATTTAAATCATTTTTAAACGAATGGATAAAAATAGAAAATCAAATTTCATTCGATTACTATAATTTATATATATTGAAATCTATAATAGACATATCTAGAATGTATCGTTCAGAATACATGAATAAAAATACGATGGATAATGCAGTACTCGAGTTTTCTAGAAAGGTTAGCGAAAAAGTGAATGAAATTTCAAAATTCTGTATATTATCAAAAGTTAACTTTGAACGGATGATGTGTTCATTATATGTTCTCGCTAATAATATGGAAGGAATAATGTATGAACATATGAACCGTATTACAAATACCAAAAAGAAAGCTTACGATAAATTACCATTGCAAAATGTCGAGCAAGTATATGCAGCGGTCGAGTCGAACATCCCAAGTAAATATAAATTTAACGAAAAAACAACTGTAATGGTCATGGATTGCAAAACCAAGAAAACAACCCTTTTAAAAGTTCAAGATCCACATGAAATGAATGATGTTCACAATTTTTGCGTTGGATCATACATATATGATTTATTCAAAACTAAAAGCGAACGTATAGAAATTTTAAATTAGTTATCTATAGAAATTAATACATTTAATAAATTTTAAAATGAGCGATGCTAATATTGAAACAACCATACCTAAATCCAAACGTAAATTAACACCTTATAATATTTTTTTCAGAAACTACAGGTATTTCAATACGAATGAAGAAGATAATTCAAAGGAATATATGAGTAAACTTACCAAGGCATGGAAAGACATAAAAGAAAATGAATATGAATATTCCGAATTGTTATTAGACTGTAAATACGAAAATTTATTTGAAGTAACCAAACCATTTCATTATTATTCGTTGAAACATAGACGTTTTATTGAGCGCGAAAATCCCGATTATAAAGCAGATGAAATAACTAATAGATTGAAAATGGATTGGGATAATTTATCTTATTCCGAGCAAATAAAATGGGATATAAATTAATATAAATTTTATATAGAAATATTTCTATATAAAATTTTTACTATTTAGTTAGCTTTCTTTTTTAATTTACGACGCATTCGTTTCAATTTACGCATTCGTTTCTTTTTCCATTTATCCCTCATTTTATAATATGTATACATTTGCATAAATTATAATTTATTTTTCTCGTATGTTGTATACAATATGTTCTGTTTATTTTTCATTTCTATCTTCTATTACGACAATATTTAATTATATAAATGTTTAGGAGTATTCGTAAAATTGATTTTTCAAAAAATTTAGTACTAAAAAAATCAAGCATGTGTGTCATGAACAACAAGAATATTAAAGTTTCTAAAGACAAATTTAGAAACTTAAAATCCGGTAGTCAACTTGATTTCCGAAACTGGTGGAATGAGGAGTGCGCGTATTATTTGAACAGAAAGAGCAAATCTTCTGTTATGTGCAAGAAACAGGTAATATCAAAAGACAAGAAAAGGTTTCGTCAATGGAAAAGACAACGAAACGCGTTTTTCTTATTTAAAAGTGAGTGTAAAAAACTTGACAAAAACAATTGTAAAATAAGATCATGTGAACAAAACGAGAAAAAGGAATATAATTTTGAACAAATTCCATATTATTGTAATCCTAATCTTTTTATTCAATATTTTGAGGAAGAGGAAAAAGATTACGATTATTCAGATGAAGAAAAATTTGATAGAGAGAGATGGTTGGATGGGTGGGAGGATGAAAAGAGATATGAAGAGAGATGGAGAGAATATGAAGAAGATACACGAAGAGAAGAAGAAGAGAGATGGAGAGAAGATCAAGAAGATATGCGAAGAGAATATGAAGAAATGTATAAACATATGCAATATCACAGTGGAGACTTGAAAAAAAGACGTGATAATATAAAAAAAAAAGTATTGAGTGGAAAGTACGTGAGTCCTGAAGAAGTATTTGAAACCGAGTACGAACGTGATCACTATTACGGATGTATAGAACTTGTTATAAATGAATATTGCAATATGGACAACACAGAATTCGATATCGTTGAAAGGTTTGCGCGTAATTATGTTCGTGATAAAATAGAAAAATAGGATAATAAACAGTAAATGAATTTATTTTTTAGTTTTAAAAGACATAGAGTCTATAGTTCTCATCATTTGTTCCCTAGCTTCTTCTTTTTCATACCAGTCCAAATATTCGTAAAATTTTACAAAGGAAAATTTTACATAAGCAAAAAAATGAAAAAAGAAAACGTTTTCCATAAAAAAATCAGGATGACGTCTGACATTGTCGCGTATTTGCGTGAATATATTATTAACGGCTTTGCCGATGGTACGATGGGGAGGGGTGGTGAAGTGATCGATGAGTTCACTGACATGTGGTGTGATAACGATCGTGATGGTCATAAGTACTTTTTTCGCCTGTTTGGAAGAAAGAAAAACTGGAGAGACCATGTGATGTTGGAAAGTTATAAAAACGCGTTCCAAAGTCTTTGTGCGGCGGATGAAATTGTACTAGAAACCATTGGATCTATGAGTCTTGACGAGAACATGAAAAAGTTCATTGTTAAGGCATTGTTTGACAGTTTGATCTCGGATGATCTCCATTCCGAGTTGGATAAAAAGATGAACAAGATATTGAAGGAAGGGAAGAGTTTGGAACAGCTTAATTGGGAATACGAACAGCAAGATTTATGGAACGGTCATCCACCTTCTGATGATATGAAGTATGTGAGAAACTCTATTATCGAAAAAGTGAAAGATAAAGAGCTCCTTTTTAAAGGAACAAACGAACAGATCCATAGTGTTGTGGAAAAGTACAAATATATGTTGGATAGTTCCTTGATGAATAGCCCCTGTTCTAAAGAATGGTTACAGAGGAGTCACGAAAACAACAAGGAACGTACGGAGAACATTGAAAAGTATCTTGAAGGAAGGGAAGAGAAGGGGGTTACAAATACAAATGATTCACCTCAGTTCGCACTTACGCTATACAACTCAATGCCGGATAATATCAAAAGCACTTTCAACCCTGCTTTCATTCAAAATGTAGTTGAAAGACGTATTCCGTACAACATTATGGTGATTACTTTGACAGACCAGAACACCATCGACGGTTTAGTCAAAATCATCAAAGGATGCGACATCATTGGATTACTGAAAGAGTTCAAGGAATACAGAAAAAACAAAACTATCTACTACCACGTTTCAAATCTTAGCGGAGCTTGTATTCCGGTTTTCGGAGACCGTGTCTATAAGGTTGTTGATACGTATGGTCCTCGTCCTCAAAATATTTTATGGAGGGAAACAATGTATGACGAATGTACACAGTTTACAGGGCGATTTCCAACTAAACCAGTTAAGTGCTTTTCCAACTTGACTTATAAAGAGAAGATTGACTGTGTCCGTGGGTATTTCAATGAATGCTACGAGTTCAGTCACAAGTACCTTTCCGAGTCTATTGTTGGTCATGTGATCAAGGAACCCACGCAATCTTCTGTGTTCAAGTTAGATGAAATTAGAGATTCGGAAGAAGAAGAGGAAGAAGAAGCTGAATGGGATGCTGTTGCAGAGGAGATACAACAAGAAGATAGAGATTTTTTCAACAGTCTGAAAGAAGAGGCTAAATCCAAAATGCGGGTTAAATCTTCCGGTGAAAAGGTACTGGTAGGTGATATTCAGACCACTGAAGGTCGTGTTTCACACAACAATGATCTTAAGCTGGCAGCCGTGGTCCTTCCATCAAAAATCGAAAACAAGATCGTAAAAATTGGAGGTAGTAAATATATTTTGAACAGTGATTGGAATGAACTTAGCGGGGAAGAAAAGGATGCCTTTCGGAATATTGGTCTCCCGTTCATTGTCAACCAGGAGGCAATGGATGGATTCAAAAAACAGCATGAGAAAAACATGAAAGCTACAAAGCTTGAAAGGCAAAATACGATGGTTGGTGGAAATGGAGGAATGCAGACTAGGAGTATGAGAAGAAGAGAGGCTTCAAACACTAAGTAAATCCTAATAATTTTAAAAATGATTTGTACAATTGATAATATAATATTAAACAATATGAATCAAGTTAATTTTTTTTATGATGAATATGAAAAGATGTTTGGAGACGGATTTTACCCACAGTTAGAAAAATGTGATGCTTGTTCAAAGTCGGTTAACATAACATTTAAAAAAGTGTGGATTCAAATTTGGAATAGTTCAAAACCGAAACCGTTATTATGGATTCCTTATGTATTTGAAACAAAAGAAGACATATATGAATATAAAAAAAAAATACATGACTTACAAGCACAACTTGTATGGAAACAAGTTGATGGAGACTGTATAAGCGGTCTTGACGGTACTTGTGGAAGTGAACTTTTTAGTATTTTAGAAAAAAAAGATGAAGAAAAATCATTTGGAATAGTAAATATTAATAATAAGTTTATTTATTCAAAAACTAAAGATGTTCGAGAAGCAGAAGACATTGTAAAACATCATACAGCATTACCGTATGTATTAGGTGGTGCATGTGCAAAATATCAAGGGTTGGAAAATACTATAGAATATTTACACAGGGAACATCCAAGTGTTTTTATATTTTTAACAAACGAAAACATAAAAGAACTTATACAAAAAACTATAAAAGAGGAAATGACATGATTTTTTAAGTATATATAAAATTGATATTTCATCTAACTTTGGTGTTAAAAATCGCCAATGGCTGCTGTATCCAACCAGAATATTAAATCCACTTTCTGCCCTTGCGTTATCGTACAAGGGGTAAAGTGTCCTGCAGGCCGCAGAGGAAAAGTATGCAATCGGGCTCATACATTAGATGAGATTCAGCCGAAACCATGCACGCGTGAAAAGGAAGGAGAAGGGTGTTTTTGCAGGGACAAACCATGGCCGTTAGTGTGTGTGTTTATTCACGAGGGTGAAAGTGTTAAGGAAGACTATCCCAAACGCCTTGGATTTGACCCTGAACATAAGGCGTTTGACAACAAAACCTGCAGTGAACTAAATAGGTTGTTAGACGAGTGTTATAATCATAAGAAACATTTCCTGGACGAGCTTGATTGGTATGAAAAAAATTATGGAGATGATATACCAGAAGAGGACTTAGATTATGTTAAACAGACGAGATTTATAGTTCATATTCTCAATAAAAAGGAAGAGTTTTTGACGGAAAAGACATGGCAAGTTGGGAATTGCGAAATCCAGGCATATGAAGCCGAGATGGACAGGTTACGTGTAGAACGTGGTTACTCCGAAACTCACGAGGATGATAACGGCGATAGGTATTTTCGTACTCCCGAGGAAAAGGCGAAGAATCGCGAGAAGGTAAGGGCGAAGTTCAAAAAAGGTAAGTATATAAGGGTAGAGGATGTATTCGAAGACGAAAACGACGAAGCATGTTATGAAGAGTATCTGGAGATGATGGAACAAGATGCGATGCGTGATATGGATATGGATATGGAAGGTTCTTTAGTTGATATGGAAATGTCAATTGCGAGAGAGTGGGTTGAAGGCGTAATTGAAAGATGGGACCGGGAAGATAAAGGAGAGAAGTTCGAGGACCGACATTTGAAGAATGCATGGGGTGATTATCGCGAGTTCGACCGAAAAAAGGATGCGTGGGAACACAGACATGACAAGTGGGAGGAACAGCTTAGGGAAAGAGGTGATAGCGAGTAATCCAAATAAAATCTTATAGGTACCAGCAGTATAATAAAAACTATAAGATGAATGACCTGATTTTTTAAGTATAGAAAAAATGATTTTTTCTATAGTTTTGGTAGAAGAAAATCGCCATATGGCAGCTATTACCAACAAGAATATTACCTACTGTGTCTCCGTTTTGGTCCAAGGAGTACAGTGCCCTGCAGAACGTAGAGGGAAACCGTGTCACATGGCACACACGATGGGAAAGGTTAACCCAAGAAAATGTAACCGCGAGGGTGGGGGTGAGGAGTGCAGGTGTAAGAATCGTAAGTACCCGTTTGTTTGTCAGTTTATTCACAAGGGCGAAACCAAGGAAGAGTATGCTAAACGTCTAGGTTTTGACCCAGAGCACACCAAGTACAATAACTGTAGCTACAAAGAATATGAGAGCGAATACAATGAATGCGGAAAAGTAGTGGATGAGTTGGACGGAAAAATCTTTGGTAAATTTGACTTGAGTAACATTCCAGAGAAAGATAAGGCCTATGTTAGACGCACTCAAAATTCCATACATCACCTTTGCTTGAAACGTAAGTGGCTGTACAAAATCATGAAAGAAATGGTTGGTAGCCACAAGGTTAAAAAAGACGATAAATATTACCGGCCGCTTGAGGAAAAAATGAAGAATCGTGAAAAGGTAAGGGCTGCTGTTGCAAAAGGTAAGCATGTATCAGTAGAGAGAGTGTTTGAGTGCGAGGACGACGAAGAAGAATTTGAACACCACATCGATGAATGTCTTCGCGACGCGACAATGGAATGCCTTGAAGATGGTTGTAGGATTGGTGATTTTGACAAGCATGATTACGAATCGTACTTGGAAAAAGAGATGGTGAAAAGTGCTATCAGAAATTGGGACGAACAAGAAAGCGGAATACACATGAAAAGTACGGACAAGAAGGCGTTAAAACCTGAGGTGTCGGCTGTACCCTCCCTTCGCAACGTGAAAGATGATGTTTTCAAGGAGGAGAAAAAGACCGAGACGAAAGACGCATGGGGCGCTAGTGGAGGCGGTGCTCGTATTATCCATGGTGAAAAACAGCGTGAGTTGGAAAAACGCGTTATCGCTGCCTCCAAAGCAGAACACGAGCGTTTACACAGGTTGGATGAAGATGATTATTTGGAACACGAGCGTTTACACAGGTTGGATGAAGATGATTATTTGCGAGATCTTGATTACGCGAAAAGCCAGTACGATACATTACATATGGACGTAAATGAATGGTCGGACGACGAACTAGAGGATGAAGAAGCGTTACTTTCCACTTTAAAAAGCAACGATGAATCTCACGTCGAACTCATGAGAAAGGAAAGATATAAGGAAAAACGCGACAAGTGGTATTATGGAGAAGATTAATTATTATTTAAGAAATTATATTGTTTTTAATAAAAGCGGGTTTGGTCTAGAGGTATGATTCTTCCTTTGGGTGGAAGAGGTCGGGGGTTCGATTCCCTCAACCCGCCTTTATGTTTCGTAAACAAATTTACGAAACAAATTATGTGGTTAAATTATACAATAATATAAACGATTTAATTTATTTTAAACCTACTAGGTATATCACTTACTAGTTTACCCATTTCCCGATCCTCTTCCATAACTATCATACTCTCGTCTTCGTTATCTATAAATTCTGAAATACTTCCGAAACTCAATACATTATGAATCTTACATAAAATAGTTGTATCGTCGTCGTTTTCTTCAATATCAAAATTTATAAAGGCCAATTCACCGTCAAATTTACGATGGTACGATTCACTGTTATTTAATTCAACTCTGCACATCTCGAATGCAGTCTGTTCGCACACTAAATGTTCAGTATCTATATCAAATACATGCACATCATCATAAATTTCGCTATCTTCTGTTGGTTTTAATGTATCTTCCAAATGTTTAATTGCTTTTTCATTACCGTTATATTTAAGAAAATAGTAATATGTTTCGCAAATATCACTATCTGTCTCAGATAAAATTACATATTCATTCTTAACAGCAGCTTGTATAGTATTAACAGGTGTATCTGAAACGCTTTCACTCTTTGTTTGTGATTGTGATTTTTTTCGTGCCATTGTGTTTAATATTTATAAACTTGTTTATAAATATAATTTTACCAGAATCTTTAAATTTTTAATACTCCTCTTGAAGTGTCATACCTTGTAGGTTATTTAAGACCGACTCTATATCATACGCAGATGGCGGCGTTACATAAGCAGAGTTCGGTGGTTGTTTAACATCTGCATCTGCATTCGACTCTACGTCGGTGTGATCCGGTGGTTGTTTAACATCTGCATCTGCATTCGACTCTACGTCGGTGTGATCCGGTGGTTGTTTAACATCTGCATCTCCAACAACCGGTTTCTCTTCAGTTACGTCTTGGATTTCGTATTGAAAGCCCATATTTTCACATATTGCAATGTCGTCCTCGGTAAGTTTAGTAATCGTGTTACCAGTTAACTTACCTATAACTACTCTATTGTCGGATGAATCAAATACCATGTTTGTGCCTGGATGACATAATTTATTTATAACCTTGTTTTTCCTCAATAGAAGAGGTTTAGGGGTCGGGTCTGGGTGGTAAATATTTGCCTGTTCCATTTCTTGTTTCTGGTCCAATAACTGTTGTTTTATTATTTTTTTACCTACGGAGCCGTTTATAGAAACATATCTACCCGTTGATTTATTAAAAATTTTACCCGGGGGGCAAGCCGATACTGCTGATTCAGTTGACGTATTGGTAGTAATAATATTATTATCATGCGTTTGGGATTTCGCCTCTGCGCACGGCGTATCCGATGGATTGGTTACGATTTTCAGTAAATCAGCATATGGTATGTTATACCTTTTAGAAATGACCGATAGTAGGTGTTGATTATGTTTATTGACAATATTTTCGATTTCAGTTGAGACTGTTATGTTCATATGTGGCTTGCTATAATAAATTAACATAACATTTGAGAATATCGTTTTTTTGCATTTGTTATTTCATGTAATTTTTCTCGCCATATAATATTATTATTTTTACAACTAGATGGATATATACTATTGTCATCGCTATATCCCGGAATATTAGTTAGATCAAAAACAAGCTCGAACTCGTTATCGGCGAACGTTAAACCATGTATTAATATTATATTATTTTGGTCGATTAAAATATCATCGTTCGTTAAACGTTTAAATGTTATAGCCGAATTTATTTTATTCAATAAAGATTTTGCCTGCGTCAAGTTTAAGTTATATGCGTCCATAGCATTTAAAACAAACATATCTATCATACAGTTTTTTATCGTTTTTTTACGTATATTCGTCCATGATGTTTCTGTAAAATCCAAGTCATTTTCTTCAGAATTAATATTGGTTATTTTTTTATGAATTGGTATTATGTCCGTTTCACAGAGTAATTTTACGATATTATTACATGTCATTTCGATGTTTTCGGAATCGATTGCACATGATAACACTCGAGTATCATCCTTGTAAATAAGTTGATCAGTGTTTATATATAGTCTTGTTGGATCGGGGGAAACACCGTATGACAAATATTCTAATAATTTTTTCCAGAATGGGCACTTGAGTAAATAGACGCAGCGATTCAAAACAATGAATAAAATTTTTTTATTCATTTAATAATCTTATTATATTATTATTTTCACGACTTTATATATAAAAATGAAAAAAAAAGGTAATATACAATAAACAAAGCACACATTACACAATGAGTAATAATCATGAAACACATAATATTTACATTGGGGTTAGAGACGACCATTTCCGACAAACTATTAGATCCTTATTAACAAGAGGTAAGCTTACAGAAAAATATATAGATTTACTTACTAACCCTAGCTCCATGGCTATATATGACCAAGCATTTACTGCTAGCAGCGCCAATCCAGAAATGAATTACGAATACTTTGAACAACTAGGCGATGTATCGGCTAATAAATTCATAGTATGGTATATGTACAAACGTTTTCCAAACCTCAAATGTCCGTTAGGTGTTAAAGTTGTTGCTAGGCTGAGAATAAATTATGGGGCGCGCGAAACTTTTTTCAAACTAGGTAGTGAACTAGGTTTCTGGGACTTCATAACAGCTAGTTATGAAGAACGAAATCATAAGAAAAAAGATTTGCTTGAAGATTGCGTCGAATCATTTATAGGTGCTACTGAGTATTTGCTAGATACTAAGATTCGTGTAGGGGTTGGATATGCTATTATAAATGATATATTAACGAGTATATTCGATGACATAGATATATCATTAAAGTATGAAGATTTGTACGATGCAAAGACGAGACTGAAAGAATTATTCGATATGTTTTCCAAGACGACTACGAATAGAGGCGGATTTAATTTCTATCAAGCATCTTGGGTATTTGTTGATAATCGGAACGACAAGATTAATACGTCGTTGTTATATTTAGTTCCTAACGGGGTATCCAAGACTTCACCTGAAGGATCAGCGAGAAAGGAATGGATTTTGATTGGTCAAGGTACTGCGTCGCTTAAAAAGGATTCTCAGCAAATAGCTGCTCAGGAAGGGTTGACTTACCTAAAATCAATAGGGTATGTGAGACCGGTCGCGCCAGAGTATGAACTATTTAATAGGTAGGTAACTTCACTGGTCTTTGTAGTTATATATATAGTAAAGGTCATAATCATATATATAGTTATATCGATGTACAAATTCAACTAAATCATCGAAAGAGTTATAATCATCTGACGGCAAACGGTATTGGTGTAGTTCACCGTTTCTATTTTCGTAATGAGCTGCTTTAATTAATGCGAAGACAGCGTCGTTTTTATGTTTAACAAAACCCAAATGTTCTGAACACTCGTTATCGTCCGTATTTATATAAACAAGTCCGTATAATACCATTTTATTTTTAATTTGATAAAATCAAATTAAAAAATTGTTTTTATAGATATCGGTAAACGATGAACAATACTCAAACAGACGGTCATAAATTCATATTTCCTTTATATGATACGATTAAAGATAAAATAAACAAACAATCTTCTACGAAAAAAATAAAAGTAAAAGATAAGAAAAAATTATGTCTTTTTTTTAAGTCTACCGATAATCAGCTAATCAAAGAAATGGCATATCTGATTATATATAAATATAACAATGATAATAATAAAGTAATTGATTATACATATGTCAAAAACGCAAATAATATGATGTATACTATAGTGTGGGAGGCGGTTGATATACCAGACGATTTATTTATTATATTAGACGTATACCATGACATGTGCAATGCGCAATTGAGTTGAAATAATATTTAAGGGAATGAAACAATATAATAAATAAAATATGAAAATAACAGGATTTACGGATATAAGAGATCATAATACAGCCTTCACCGTTGATATAAAGGAATTTAGTAATAAAGATATATTCACTTCCTCTAATATAAGTCTGTTAGAAAAAATGAATGGAAACCAAGAAAGAGTGCTGAATGCAATACAAAACTACCCAGTGTCATCGGACACGAAATACCAAGGTAAACATCCATTCATGTACATTTTTGCGGAATGGAAACAATTTATTCGATCCGAAGAGTCTGATATATTGGATACTAGGCAAAAGTTCGATGATATATCAAGTACCCTCAAAACGTTACTAGATAATTTATTGTATTATAGATGTTATAAACATGGAGATGAAGTAGCTGATACCGAAGTATCGAATTATATAATAAATTCAAAATAAATATAATTTTATAAATTATATTTATTATTTGTCGGGTTGTGATAATATGCGTTCTAGTTCTTTCGTATTTTTAGTGATGGTTAAATGTGATAAATTAGTAATACTGGTTAAATCGTCCATTGTAATATTTATATTATTTTTCATTATCCACAAGTATATTAGAGAAGCTGCTACCGATTGAGGTCTCGCTCTGTTGATCTTTGACGATCTATTTAATGTTAACTCAGACAACTTAATAACTTCATCTATGTGTTCCTGTTTAGATGTAATTTCCTTCATCATATCTCGTATAATATTAGGTAATGTTAACTGAGTGCTATGTACTTTTGAATTTTTAGATATATTGATGTTAACCATCTTCAAACCTTTTAACCCATCTTTCTTTGTTATGTTAAATATGGGTATAAGATTTTCAGGGGTTTTAGGTATCCCTAGTATTTTATATGCATGGTAAATACACGCGAATACAATTGACTTGCGCGAACCACCCCTAAATATCTTTCCATTTGTAACTTCAATATAAAGTTCTTCAGCTATGTCTATAACATTATCGCTGAAATTCATATTTACAACATCGCGCTGAATATTTTTATCATGTGTTTTACGGGCATGAGCCCTGTTAGGATCCGACAGTCGCGAGCCATTATAATATCTCCATTCTTTATCGTGAATAATCCTCCTATCTATTTCCTGTCCGCAATGGATACATATATTTAACCCATCTTCTTCTATTGTTTTCACATGTTTACATTCATTAGAACTCGATTTTTTATTTTCATTTAACTGGGTCGGTTGTGGTATAGAATCAAATATATTGTCGTAATAGTTATCCATTAAAACGTTTTACTATTATTAATAGTAAAACGTTTTATAAATTCGATTTGTTTCTCGCATATGTCGCTTTTAAAGTCCCCATCTCTCTGGGAAATGTGCAATCAACTTACCATCCACGCTGTCTATTGGATAATAATCCAAAAATATAACATCATCCTCGAAAATAATGACCACTACTACGATTCTTAAATTAATAGTGTCTCAAACAATAGCATGGGTCATTGCACAACCAACTTGTCCCTTGATATGTCCATGGATTCTAACATGTCTTTTTCCACTATAACTCCTTCGACCAAGATAATATTAACCTTTCTATTAAATGCTTTATTTATATTCTCTCGATGGCCGATCGTACTTTTATATGTGTTTTGGATGTATAGAGATTAGGTAAATATCTACATTTATCATTTGGTTTTTGTTCGAATCTTTCTGTCAAAATATTAAATAGAAGACCTATAAATAAAATTAAAAAAAACAGTTGTATCAATTGGTAATTTATTCTAATGAATATGATAAACTAATTATTTTTTTTTATCGCTTATTCTCACTTTCTGTTTAGTTATAGCCTTGCCTTTATTTAACTCCATTATCTCGCGATACACACTGTCACTATTCGGAACCCCATTGTTTTTCAGAACTGAAATTATATCCATTTCCTTTTGACTTTTCTTCTTACGTTCTCGAACCGTTACATCTTTCACTTGGATCACCGAATTATTATACGTTATGGAGTTACTTTTATCTTTTTGCAAATACACAGTAATATCCTTTTCTATCAATTCTTTTCGATCCCTTAGTTTTTTTATTGAATTATTATATCTTGTTATTTCTTTATTTATTTCTTTCACTTCATCTATCAATTTTTGTACAATCGTTTTAGGCATTTTATAAATTTATACTCAATCTTTAAAGTATATTTTCATCATGAAATGGTTGTATGCATTGCACGCTTTATAAATTTAATATTTTACAAAAGAAAGATTAAATTTTAACGGTCAATAAACATTCAAACGTTTAATTGACCTATCTATTATATCATATTGTATATGTAAATATAGTAACATAGATGCAATAAATAAAACAGTAATTAACGTTGCCATTATTTTATTTTATATAATGGTAACAAAAACTTAATTATTTTCGCCCATGTGGCATTTTCTACATTTGAAATCGAATTTAGTGAATTTATGTTCGTGTAAAAACATGATAATTATATCGCGTAACAAAATTGGACGTGTAGTATCTAACCAAATTTTACTCAACACATTTTCGATTAACAGGGGTCTTTCATTTCCTTTTTCATGACATCTGTCAGTCGACATATTACCGCAATCTACACATGGATGTTTTTTTAAATAGTTAGATGTAAAAGTTCTAGTAATTATATTTGTAAATATATTACCCGATAAATCTTTAATAACATAATTATGTGGTGTATTTATTATATAGGTGTTCCATTTGTTTTGTTTTCTGAAATCACGAATACGTTTATCAATATAGTCAGAATGTTTATTTATACACTGTCGTTTATCGTTTTTTATAATTTCAACTGTATCTATAGCCGTCGCTTCGCAATTAGTGTAAAGATAGTAAATCAAGTTTAGTATATATAAATATAATATCATAATACCGGTTGATATAAGTATCGTTGCATATTCCCCCCCACTACCGCATATATATAAGCAAGTCATTGTTGTTAAATTTTAATTGTAAATTTTAAAAATACATCGATTTTATTGTTTGTATATCATTGCATTCACTTGTTAACGTTACTTGTTGAATTGCGTCTCTTATATATTTCGATACCATAAATTCAAATAGATAGTCCATGTTATCAGTTGAAAACCTATTCTGTGTTTTATTACCGAATACGTTTATAAAATTTTTAACGTTATCATTCCCAGTCGCTTTTTCTATTTTAAATCTGGATTGGTGCATGGTGGGGTTTCTATTTCTCCAAATGACATCAGATCCAGTGGTCATAGCGATGTTAGACTGTATACACTTGTTAAATACCAAAGATAAAGTCGGGTTAAATTTTTCCACGCAAAAATTAACGAACATATCAAAGTCGTCAGCGTACTTTACCAGTAGTTGCGGTACATAGTCATCATTATTGTAATGACCGGTAATTTCAATGTCTTTAATTGTAATCTTCATAGGGTTGACTTTAACGTGAATTTGATCATATTCATGAGTCGAGTCCGTATCCACATTCAGTAAGGATGCGTGAATCGTGCCTAATTCATAATTATAATCATTAGATTCGATGTTGTAAATAGTGTCGTTATTACTACTATTAATTACCAGAGATTTTATATCAATTTTAATATAATCGAATTTAATGCCAGTGAGAATTTTAATAAGATCAATCATCTGAAAATGAGGGTTTGAATCATCTATGTTCCACGTTCCACCTCTTTTTTGCAAATTGTTTATCGAAAGATAAAGCGCTGCGTTAATACCTTTAATAAGTGTGTCTGTTATCGTTTGCAACACTTTGACGTATCTATTATATTTTGATTGAATAGGTACCTTCGATACATCTGTGTATCGAACAATGTTACTTATAATATCATCGCATGTAAACCGGTCTGTGCTACTTGTTAGCTGTCCTATAATTTTTTTCATATATAACTTATATATCACATAACCTGTTATACCCATTAATATTAACGTTGATACAACAATCAATATTAAATTCATACTTTTATAATATATATAATTTATTATAAAATTTAATCTGATGTAAGTGGTTCGATATACTCTTTATTGTATCTATTATCGTGAAAACCCCAATATTCTTTGGATCCAAATTTCCAATCTTCAGGCACTAGAGGCGCTTTCCAGTAGAAAACGCAATCTTGCCATTCGTTGGTGTTACTAGCGCCGTGAATGTACAACGCGCAATAATCCTGTGTTAGCTTATCCATCAATACACAGAATGTATTAAAATCTGGTATAATAGATGCATAATTTTCATATAAAGATCTCCTGTTTTTTAACAGTGGTTCTCTCAGTATAAAAATACCGTCTACATTAGTTCGTATAACTGGTTTTACATCCATTGCGTATTGGAGAGATAATATATACATCATCTTCCAATGCCTCCCTTTTTTATAAAGTGCTTGTTGTAGTGGTTTGTTGAAAACAGTTGGGTCGTCAGTACAGTCGTCTAAAATCATAACAGCCCAGGGATTCTCTATATGCATAGCAGCTAACTTCTGTCGTTTGATAAAATCTTTTATTTTGTATTCATCGTAATTATTAAATACGAATGTACTAGGCATTATTTGCTTGTATGCATGGTTGCTATCTTCAGACCCACTCATCGCGAGTCCTACTGGGAATATATGTTTTTTCTTATAGAGCAACGCTTTAATTAGAGACGACTTACCGGTGCCGGGTTTACCAACGACCACTATTTTTGACCCCCCGTTATAATTGGGGTCTTGAAACTTAGAGGTTAAGGGTGGGATTATATCTACATCGAGTTCGCGTATTTTTAAAATATTACTATCAATTGTCATTTTAGATAAAATTTATTGGCTTTTAAATATTATTTACTTTCTTTTGTTATTATATCGTTCGATTTAATATAAATTTCTAATGATCCTATATCACCAATTCTAGTTTTTAATTTGAGAGGTATATCAACCCCCTCTGTCTGAAACTGTATATAGTCCCCTAAAGCTGAAATTTTTGTTAGTTTAGATAATCTATCGAACGAGAATACAGCTTTGTAATCATATTCATCGACGACTAACTCATTCCCAAAAACAATATTTCTTGCTAAAATACCATCAGATGTCGCTTCAAAACGAATAGAATCATCTTTCGTTGATATAGTAATAGTATCGCTGCCTATCAACGCCATATCCTTCATTATTTTACCAAAATCACTCGATGGTACTTTGATAGAATTGCATTTCTTACTAAATTGCGGTTTTGACATCTTTATATTAGGAGAAAGACTTGTATGTATTATAGATGTGGTAACTCGTGTATTATCACGGGGTCGGGTTTTAACTAGGATTTCAGTAGGCTTACTTTTTAGAATATAAAATTCTAACGTATCTTTTTTCTTACATGTTTTTAACATTTTGTACAAATGCGCAGTTGTGATAGATACATTAATATTATCATCTGTGTCGTGTGTAAATTTATACAAGTCAAAGCCCGTATCAACCAATTCAAAAGATACTAATATGTTCCTAAATTGATCCGACATCGTCATTTCAATACCATTTTCAGATATATTTAAAAAAGATTGTTTTATAGTGTTACATAATATATCTAGGAGAATTTTTATTTTATAGGCTTCGGTCGTCCTAGCGTATAAAATATTGTCATTATTGTCCATTGTTATTTGTTTTGTCCTATAATAATTAAATCAAATTCTTATATAGTCATTTTTATAAATATACAGTTGTCAATTTATACACGGACGCGAATATTACAGTCGTTAAAATGATTTTTACTACACTAAACACGAAAGGGTTAATAAATGTTAATTTGTCCAAAAAATAAGTTGTTTCGCTGTTGTATAATAATAACATAATCATGAAAAAGATGAATACGACTGTAAAACTGAAGGGTAATTTAGTATCATTATCTTTGTCAACTAATTCTAACTGTTGAACCAGTTCTTGATTTTTATTTTCAGGTGTTGTTGTATCGCTTTCGTCCGATGTAGTTTTTTTGCTGAATAAGACTTTTAAATTTTCTATTATTCGAGGGTTAGTTTTTTTAGAATTATCTACTTGTATATCTCGTGTCAACATTTTACTAAAGATATAATATGGTTTTAAGCCTATAATTTTATATAATAAAATGTCTGGTACTTCATTAAAAAAGCTGGATAAGGTGTTAAACAAATATGGTATTGTTATAAATAAAGTATATAATTTAAGAAACAAACCTGTATATATCGAGATAATTTCAGCGGATAGTACAATTATATCAATGATTTATTTACCTTCGTCGGATAACTTTATAAACGATCTAAGTTATAATATTGCCACGGTTGATTTACATAAACAACAATTAAACGAAAGTAATGATATCATTACTAATTACATCGATATCAATGCGAGCGATGAATTAATATATAATAATACGAATTCGCAAGCTGATTTACATAACGGAGGTCATACATTAGAACTCGGTTCGAAAAATATATATGAATCACATCATACATCTATTTCGTCAAACGCATATAATAAAAGTTTAATTAGGCAAATAAGTAGACTGTCAAATTGTATAAAAGGGTACAAAAATTTCGGGTTGTGTATAAAAGACGATCAAGAATCTATTATATATATGCGGTCGCAAAATGATGAATATTCTTGTTATTCATTTACTAGAGTTTCCATGTCAAACGCAAAATTACCCAAGACAATCCACGTGCTAATCGATACGCGTGTTTTATTCGATCATATACAGCGTATAAATTTAATATCAACTAATATTACCGACCATATTTTTACGATAATAACAACAAATTTGGATGTACATAAAAAAATGATAAATATATGCGAATCGCATAAACATAAAATACACGAAACATTAAATAAATATCATTCAAAACACAATGAATACACTGAACGAATTGCGAAATTAAATATTGAATTTGACAAATTCGTAAAGATAGAAGCAGGGGTTATCAACGAATATGATAATTCTATTGACGAAATAGAACGCAAATATAAAACAAATGCTACATCGAAAAACATTAACCTTTTAAAAAATAAAAGTCATTTTACAAAAAAAATAGACGATATATCAATGAAAAAAAATGAAGTGTATAAAAATCTAATTAGCTTAAATATGAAAAAACAAGACATCTCGTTGTATATTGACCGTGTTATGTTTGATATATCTATGATGGTTAAATTCATAAATCAAAACATTAATAGCATAGATGATGATAATAAATTCTGATTTAAAATTTTATGTTACTAAACATAAAAGACATGAAATTTTGCAAGGCTGAACATTTCACTATTGATACAACAGACGGAGTAACCAAAAAAATGAAACTCGTGTCAAACGGAGGATTTGAAATAGTTCTTTTTTATTCTGAAAAATGCCCTCATTGTTATGATTATTTAAAAGCATTCGGTAATTGCAATGATAAAGCAACTAACGTCACATTTACACTCGTTAACGTCGATGATGCTAGGTCATTAATAGAGTTGTCTAAAGGTACAAACACGGAACTTCAACAGGTTCCTTACATTGTAATGTTTGTAAACGGAGACGCATTTATGTCATATAGCGGCCCCCCTGAAATAAATGATATCCTAGAATTTTGCCATGATGTTTCAGTTTATTACATAGAAAGTACCAATACCGATAATAAAAATGAACCAGCCACCGCAACAAAAACACCGTCTAATTCGTGTGCTCCTGGTGATACCAAATGCTTATTCGAAGGTGTAAAATACAGACAAGATTACTGTACATTATCAGACGCCTATAGAGATCGAACATCGACATAATAAAATCGAAAATATTTTTACTTTTATATATAATAAACCAAATTATAATATGTACAGCAACAACAAAACCCCGTATAATATAGACGATTACGATTCGAGTTTTCCTACCATGAGAATAGATACAGCCATTCCGTATCGTATCCCTGCTCAAATAGATGATTATGAACGTACAAAGCGAGAGCTCGGACGCGTAACATTTAATGGTAAGTTTGGATCGACCGACCATTTAAAAACTAAGAAAACACGTCTTTGCAATAGATACAATTCTCCCGAAGGATGTCCTTTCGGAGATAACTGTAATTACGCCCATGGTATATCCGATTTGAATAAGAGACCTTGTACGTACGGAAATAGTTGTTTTAAAGTGTGTCCGGTATGCGACGACGATCCCGCAAACAACTCGATAGGTATGTATACCAATAAAGACTATAACAACATTTGTTACTTTGTACACCCAGGTGAAACCGACGATGGTTTCACTTCCCGTATTTCTAAAAGCGAGCAAGGTATCCTAAAACAGCAAGGTGATTCAAGTCGCGAACATAAAAAACCCATTAATAAACGCCGTTTTGACCAGGTTGATCATGCAGACGAGTATGAAGTTGTGAACGAAAAAGACGTCATTAATTTCATTATGTCATCTATCTCGACTGGAACTGATTACATCAAAATCCGCGTGAAATACACAGACGAAAATGATGAGATGGACATTGATACAGCTACTACTACTAACACTGAGGAATATAACGAAAATGATGATATGGATATCGATAACGGTGCTGCTGAGGAACACAAATAAAAGAATGAGATGGACATCGATAATGGTCGTGTTTGAAGGCGGATGGTTTAAGCATGAGATTGTATTATTTAAAATAAAAATAATACAATTTATAGGTAACTTTATGAAACAATGGTTAATTAAAAATATTACAGACAAATTACTTCCTCAAATACACCTGTTACTACTTGATGAGCCACTACTATAGTAAATACGCCTTTAAGATGCTCTTTCACAACGTCAAATACTTCACCCGCAGTTTCTTCGTCTAACGATGCAGTACATTCATCTAATAATAACAAAGGTGTATTGAATATTTCACCCAAAGCTAACGTGAAAGCTAATACAACTCGCGCAATTTCACCTCCGCTAAGCATCAAAAGATCGCATTCCATACCCTTGTACAATATTGATATGCTTACCTCTGGTTTAACAACCCCTTTTTTATTTGACTTAAACGCAGATAATGTTACAGATATATCATCTACGAAAAATAGGTCCAAGTATATTTTGGCGTGGGTATTGATCTTATTTAATAAATTCATAACTGTATAACTCTCGCAATTGGATATAATCTCTTTTAATTGTATTGAAGCCTTGTATTCGTCTATTGTAGTTTTTTCATTTTGCAACAACCATAGTTTGCGATTGTACCACGATTCACATTCTTCGTAATCTTTCTGTGCAGATTGCCAATTTTTAATTATTTCTATTTGATGGTTGATTTTTTCAATGTCGTGTTCATAACTTCCGATCTTTTTTTCAATAATATCAATTTCTTCGGTTATTTCATCGGCTTTCCTAAGTTGTTTATATATAAGTATGTGCTGTTCCAAATAGTGTTGCTGGGTATTGCGTATTTTAGAAATACGTTCTTCCATATTTATATATTGAGTATTTATGTTCGTCATATGTGATAAACGTTTACTTATACCCGCTATATTTTCCATAATATCGTATTCAGTTACACCAAAAGCGTTATTAACTTTAAAATCATCGGTGTAATTAGACTTGATTATTGCCAGCTCGTCATTTTTATTTTTTAAATCGCGCGCGAGTACATTGTAAGTTTCCCCTTTGACAATATTATTTTGTACACACAATTTCAATTCGTTTATTTTATCTATAATGTGTCGCTGTCTTATTTCATAGTCCTCTATTTCTTGTTGTTCCAATTTAAGATCTTCGTATACTGGTATGTCATCTACAGACTCGTATTTTGATTCTATAGATACCTGTTTAGTTCGCAATAAAATAATAGCGTGAATAGCATTAATACGTTGATTTATTTCTTCTATTGTTTCTACGTCTTCTACTTGCAATTTCCCCATTTTATTAATAATATTATTATCACCGTCATACGTGGTTAGCTTATCGTCGTGTAAGTGTAACATTGAATTACACGAAGGACACGTGTATACGCTATTATAATTACGCACACGAACCATATTAGAATTTTGAATAACGAGTTCATCTTGTAATTGCGATATATCTTTCGTCGTGTAAACATGGTTAGTTGTACTAATGTCTAAGCTCGAACATATTTCATTTATACTTGATATTATTTCGTCTAACTCTTTGGCGTCTATCAAACAATCATTCACGCACTTTTTATTATCTAAAAAGTCCATTTCCGAATCATATCCATTCCATAAACGAGATGATAATTTATTTATTTTTACTTTATAATTATCGAGTTCGGCAGTTTTAATTTCGTCTAATTTTAGTTCCAATTGTTTTATACTTTCAACGAGCGTTATTATTTTCAAGTGTTTTTTATAGTTATCTAAATATAAACGCGCGTCCCTAATATATTTTTCATCACGTGTTTTATCGTATAAGTCAATTTCATTTTTTAATAGTACTCTAGTTTCTATAAATGATTCTAAATCATCTTTATTAAGTTGTATGTGGTCATTTATGAATGTTACTCTGTCGTATTCGCGTTTACAAACATGGAGACGTTCGAGTATTTTATTTTTACATTCCGATAGCTTACGTCTAATATCTAATTTTTCTTCTATATCACCTGTATCGTCTGGTTCTTGTGGTTTTGTAACATTTTGCATATTTGATAAAAATTCGTCGCATGTTTCTATCTTGCTTTTTATTACCGATAATTCCGTGTTCAATCTAGCTGTATTATCTTTTGATTTCCGTTTAATTGCGTCTATATCTATCTCACTGTGTATAAATTCTTCTAGAAATTGCAACTTATCAGCACCTGACATCAGTATAAATGATTTATTCATAGTCTGTGGTATATACCCTGTTATATCAAATCTGGTTCCAAAACGTCTGTTAATAAATTCTTGAGCCTCGTCGTTATATATAGTATTATTGACGATTAGTTTATTAGGACCTTTAATCCGTTTGATAATAATATCTTTGAACTCAAGTGTAACCGAACACGATTTTTCACCGTGCATTATTACTTTATTTAAAGTACCATATAAAGCAAAATAAATAGATTGTAGTATAGTACTCTTCCCCTTACCACTGTCGCCCGATAACAATGTAATATTACTGTTATTATTAAAATTAAATGTTTTATTTCTATAACATTTAAAATTATACAACTGCAATTTCATAATATTTAATTTTAATTTTATTATGAAATACTACTTTTTTATATCGTTTTTACTAGAGGACTTCTAATGAATACGACGTTACTAACTTAAATAATACATTCGGTTGTTGCTCGTTAATTATATCTCTCATTATATCTATATTTACCCTATTATTTTTCGGAGATCTTTGATACCAATCATGCGCTGTTTTCAATATAACGTGTTTATACCATTCGATTGTCTCAAATGGTTTTTTCGTAATATATCTATCGGTGTATAACCTCGATAAATCATTAGCGATTTCACCCAATAGTAACTTTTCACAATGTTCAAATTTAGATACGTATAGCGGGTACATGTCATGAAGCATTCTATTTAAAAACTCACTCCTCCTAAGTTCTAAATATCTATATATTAAATTACTTTGATTACCTCTAATATCGAACCTATTTTTATATTCTGAGTTGTATACCTTAATAAAATCTTGTTCACGGGTTTGAATGATCACACCTTGATTTTTACCAATATCTATATTTTGTATATGTGTTTCTAATTCCTTTATATTTTGTAAACTTACCGTCTCAACTCTGTTAAAGTACGGGCATGTATCAATATCAAGTATTATTTCTCCATTTAACATGCACCCCAAAAAATAAATATCCGATGTTGAATTACCGTTGCAGACAATTCTATTTTCACAATTGCTACTTAATAAAAAAACATACTTACGTTCCGTATCCAATGTATTAAAAAATTTATTTATAATATCAGCGCTGTCGTGTTTATCTAACTCGTTCTTAAATTCACTACGTGTATTATATAATTCGACGATTGCTTTGGTAAACATTTGACCGTGGGATGTTTTTGAACCCCAAAAACTATTGCGCGCATCTATTTTCTTACTCGTCGACATTATCCATTCGCCGTTATGATTAAAAACTCGGATAACTGTACCCTCTATCGCATTTGAGATCTTTACAGTTGTAAAATCCCCCAATATATCGTCTAACATGTGATCGTCTATACGTAATTCAAGTGGTACAGGTAAACAATCCATGATTACATTTGAACTTTTATCTAATAAAAGACCTCTTATTTTACGCTGGAAAAAATCTTTACCATCATTATTAGCGTGATATAATGATAGGTCATTCTGACGATCTACAATCATACCGTCGTTAAGTTCTATTTTATTCTTTGGGTATGTGGTTACTGACATTTATGATATGCTTGTATAAATAATTAGTAAATCTGTATTTGAAATCGTTTTTATAGATTAGATTGAGATATATTTCCCATTCGTTTGGATATAAGAATATATTGTATATTTAAAAGTATTTTTTTTATTAACAAATGGCTAATAAAGATATTACGATTATAAAAGTTAAACGGACAGATGTACCTAACTCGACCCCCAAGCAAAAATTTGCTAGAATGCCTAGATTGTATTTAGAGTTGATAGAAAATAAGGAAAAAATTAAAAAGGCGTCTTTAAACCGAGAATACGTTCATCAATACGCCGATGACCACAGTGTAGTACCCAGTGTTGTTTCTATTCAATCTAATAATTCAGAATCCACCCAAGAGAATGTAGATGATGATAATAAATCTACAAATGTTGAAAGCGAAATTAACCACTATGATAGCTCCGACAACAACCAATCCGATGAAGAAGATACACCCGTCGACGTTATGCAAATATCGGAAAGGTCTAATGATGAGGATATATCGGTTGTTACCGAAAACAGTGATAATAATACCGGTTCAGATAATGAAATAGTAAATATGAATGATAAACTTAACGAATTGTTAGTGGGTGATACCGATACTATTGCATCTCGTAATAGTCAAAAATCGATCGACTCTAAATACAGTAAAAAAAGAGATTATCTAGGTCGTCCAAGTACAAAACGCAAAGAACCGGCTCCTCCCCCTTCACTTGCACAATTACAAAGCAATCATTATACCACTGGTAATGATACAAACGAAAATGAAGCTGATAGTGTGCAAAATGACGATATGAAAAGGGAAATGATGTTTAAATTTGACTTATTACGTCGATCTTATCCTGGTTCAAATATTCCTACATTTACAATACATACCGACTATGATATTATGTTATCATCGTACGAGGACTGTATACGTAGATTGTCGTTAGATTCGTCAGTAGAATCGTATAAAAAATATTTGATATACGGATTCATGGCATTTGAATATATTTTGGGTCGTTTTTTGAAATTAGATATGGAAGGATTTACCCAGCAACAGATTAATTCCATGTCTTCATACGAAAAATTACTCATCGAATTGGGTGAAAAATCATACACACCTGACGGTTCTAAATGGCCTATCGAAGTTCGTTTATTGGGTATGATTATGATGAATGCAGCCTTCTTCGTTGTATCTAAAATTATTATTAAAAAGACAGGATCTGATTTCATGGGCATGATGAATAATATGTTAAGCGGTAACAAATCTAACAAATCGGAAAAGAAACCATCTGCGATGGACGATCCCGACGATATCGATTTCGATAATGTTTAATTAATGAAATAAGGCGTTTTTATAACACCTCCGTGTTTTTCATAAATATTTTTTCGAGTTTTATAATGTTTTCTAAGGACATTGTTATCATCTATCAAATCTATTACATAAGGTATGCTATCTTTAGTTCTCATACAGCGTCCTAAATATTGTATAAAATATTCTTCTACGTCGGCCGCTAATATAAGCATGTTTAATTTAGGATGATCAAATCCTGTACCGACTTTACTCGCTGTACCCAAAAGAACCCTGGATGAACGATCAAAGGTCTGGTTACTTCCTACCAAGGAAGTAACAGTGACATTTCTCTGTTGCAAGTGGGTTTCTAACCATTCTGCCTGTTTCACTCTTTTCACCAACACTAAAATGTTTTTGTCACTGAAATATTCTATTATGTTCAAAATCATTGTATTCCTATCCTTGTCCATGGCTTGTGAATCTAAAATAGCATTCCAATTAAGTTGCCCATTCACTCCGTATTCTATCGGGGGTTTGAACCCGGTTTGAACCGGGAATACGTGATGTAACATATTTAATGTTCGTATAATTTTAAAATCCCCAAAATAAAGACTTAATAAATTATCCAATCCATCCGGTCTATATGGCGTTGCCGTCAATCCTATTAAGTATCGTGGTTGAATATATGTCAGGCATTTGGAAATCTGTTCCGCCATAATTAAATGTGCTTCGTCGACTATAACGGTACCTATATTTCTAAAAGTTCCAATGTCAAACTTTTCAATATTTTGTGCGTTAATTATGAAAAAATCGCATTCATCGTCAATGGTATCACCGGACTTTAATAACTGGATACCGTTATGATCGCAAAACGCGTCAATACTGTCTTTCCACTGTTTCATCAATACTATTTTATTAACTATAATAATGGTTTTCAATTTAATCGCGCATGATATATTTATAGACGTGACTGTCTTTCCGAATCCACAATACATGGATAATATCACCGTTCCGTTAATGTTCAATTGTCTAATCGCTTCCTTTTTTACTTCTATTTGCTCGTCTCTTAATACAGCTGTGAATATACTATGGTTTACCGGGAACTCATTTCGCGGTCGACGTTTTAATCGCAGATAGGAAATCCCGTAGTTAAACGGTAAATAAACAATATTATTTATCAATGCATAAGGTGATACATATCTAACTGGTCCATACCCCTTTTTATTTTCCAACTTTATAACCAAATCTTTGTTTATATTCATTATATCATCTTTTGATAATCGGTCTAGGTTTATTTGCAATGACATATCTATTTTTATAGTTATAAATTCAACCGGAATTAACAATTTTAATATGTTATATTAAAATTGGTATGGATAATGATAAAAATATACATTTTATTAAAAATATATATAATCGAATAGAAGATTATAAAAAGGAACATGATTTATTATTTAAACAGTATACATACATATACAACAAATTAACTATCGGGGGTATTATTTTAGGTCCATTTTCGGTTCTTTTAACAAGTTTAGACATCGAAATTTACGGTGAACAGGTGGACTATAATATAATAACGATGATAAACATGTGTATAAGTATGGTATCGAGTATAATTTTTTCGATATTAAAATTCGGAATGTACGAAGAAAAAAGTTTAAACCACCAAAAAGCTTACCTTGAATATGACATGTTACAAACTGACATTATGAAAAATATAAAAATTACACATGTAACTAATCCACTTCCTATAAAATACATAGATAATATAGTGGTAAAATATACAGAATTAAGGAAGAAATTTCCAATCACAGGTATCGTTTATAAATTAGATAACGATGAACAATCAAGTATTACAGAAGTATTTAAAGATCCTATAGACGAATTGCTAGTATATGAACAATCTCGTATGAATGAAGGTATTTAAGCTTGTTTACCGCAGTTAGAATCTCTAATAACGAGGTTATTTTCTGTTAAATATTCGAAAATAGCATTGCATATATATTTTTTATCTGGTAACTTCCCAGTGATCTTCAAAGATTTTAATATATCTTTTAGCTCGGATGAAGGAGTTGAAATACATGTTCGTCCTCGTGGTAATCTGTTTTTCTTGGTTTCGGTTGTATCTAATGGTAGACGTTTGATACATAATACAGTTTTAAAATTTATCTCGTCGTAATTTATCAATCCGTAAAAGGTTAGACCAGCTGAGGCTGCTCTTTCTTTCACGCTATTTTCTATATTTAGTATATATTTATTGATACGTTCTTTATCTGTATCATCGCAATCTTTCCAACCATTATCGTATTTTCTATATAAATTGTCATCTTTGAGATACCAAACGTATATTTTACCATCAGCTTCCATATAATAATCAGTGAAATATTCCATTATCATTTTGTTGCGTTTAGAACGTAATATGTTACCCTCGAATAACCACTGTTTTTGAAATTTTGTTAAGTTACGAATGCTAAATAGCAGGTCGTCTATTGTTTCCGACTGGAAAATATCACGTATATCAGATTTGATGTTGATTTTAGGCGGTTTCAATGAATTAGAAACTTCTAAAACAGGATCGACGGTATAAAATATAGCATCATTCGTATCATTATATAACTCCGTTGAAATAAAGTACAAATCATTTTGTTCACATAGTATACATGGTATATTATATATATTATAAATAGTTATCTTACTGTCTATAATATCATTTAAAACTTCTAATAACAAAGCAATGTTAACTATATTAGTCGTGTTTATTATTTGCTGTAATGTGGAGGAAAAATTAGTTTCGAAATGTAAGATAATACGTTCACGCAACAATTTTTTAATATGGGAAGAAAAATACAAATTGAACGTGGTATAATCAGTAGGAAGTTTGGTGGATTTCCCACTACCGGGAAAACACGTATAATCACATGTATCGTATTCGCAATCTCGGCTGCCGTTTATATTATATTTTCTGTTCCTAATATAATTCAACTCGCAATCAATTGATTCTACTTTTAAAATACGTTCTACTTTTTTAATATCTATATCTTTACCCTCAGCCATTTGGTAATCTTCCACATCTACACTCGATATGTTATCAAATAAAGTGCAACGTTGGAAAATCTGTATATTAACACTACCAGATTTTTTCAGTAATTCATCATGCGACCCAAAACGAATACCTCTTGCTATAACCTGGGAGGTTTCAGAATAGTTATACCACGGAGTGTGAATATCGATAACCTGTATATTTTTAAACGTATACCCCTCGGAAATAGCGGGTGACCCCAATATAACACCGATTAAAGACCCATCATAATTATCAGGGCTATTAAATGCATTTATTAGTTCCGAATTGCTTTTCTGTATTCTTAATTTTATAGGAGATTTACTAGATCCTGTTGTATCGGTACCTGTTATAAGAACGAATCGATTACCTTTTGTTTTATTATCACCATAAGATCTACTAAACCCAAATAACGTTAATAATTCCGAAAAAAATACCAATCCGTTATTATTAACATATTTATTATACACGAACACCGACTTATTATTGCGTCGCGCGGTCAGAATATCCGAAATACTTTCTGCGTATTTGGAACTATAGTTTTTTAAAATCGATAGCTTCTCTTCCACGGTTTTCTCTAGTCTAATTAAATTTTTGATTTTGGTACGATCGTCGTCAGTTTCCGCGGCGCATAGGATTATCTGTCTTGTTTTATTTTTAAAACTATTAAACCGTTCTTGTTTATATATTTTATCGTATTCATTATATTGTATATTACTCTTTGTACAATAATCGGGTGCTAGAATGAAATGTTTAAACCCTTCTAATATTTTACCTATAAATTCGGTTCTTATTCGAATATCAAGTTTCTTTTTAATATACGATACCTTACCCTTGATTAGGGTTGTTAATGTTTCGGGATCCACAAGTAAATTACCTTTAAATACCGTGGACGGTATCGGTTCGCTTAATATTAGATTCATTATAGATACGATTTCGTTCGCGGCATTTTTCATAGGTGTACCTGATAATAATAGTATTTTACAATTCGCCACGCTATGCAAAAACCTGTTATAAAAGTCGTACTTCATATTATCATCATCGACGCCTTCGTCGCGAATATTATGAACCTCGTCAATGACAATAACAGAATTACTATAATTTGACTTTAATATTTCTGAAGATATTGATTTATTGGTTTTGTAAAACGTGCCAAATGTAAAAGTTTTTACGTGCGGTAACCGTTCATCTGTATATTTATCTACGGTACATTTATTCAAATATTCTTCTATGAAATTTTCACCTAGTCCAGGGCCTTTAGATAAATAGATACATTTAGTAATGCCATTGTCTTCTTGTAAAATTCGCTCAATCACAGCTATAGACGTGCATGTTTTACCAGTGCCCATGTCATGAAAAAATAACATAGAGTCGTAATTAGTATACGATGACATTAATCGAGAACACAATAATTGATGGTCTAATAGTATATTATTTTCACCCTGAGTATTTTGTATGTCACTGAATTCATACTTCGATAATATAATGTCTTGAAATGCTGGATCTTTTATAGATGGGTAATACGGTATAAACGTTTTAATACTATTTATAGTTTCCATTTATTTTATATGTATAAAATTTTATATTTATATAAATGGAAACTTAATTATATTTCTATTTCTATTTCAGAATCGGAGTCGTCCCCGATCATTTCTTCGATATCTTCCAAATTTTCAACAGATGTACCCATTGGTCCCGTGTTCGATACCAACCCAAGATTTTCAGGTAAGCAATTTATTTCGAATCCATACAACTTACATATATCTATATCTTCGGGATTTAAAGTGTCTATATCACCAGTTTCGTGATTTTGTCTTCCTATGACTTTTTTTGTTAATTTGTCGAAAAGCAATTTAGTTTCATCGTGTTCGTAATTGCCATGTTTATTTAGTTTAACTTCCACGGCGTTCCGATTGATATGCTTTGCGACGCTATTTACAGCTTTTTTTATGTCAGATGCTTTTGATTCCTTTGTTTTTGTAGAACTTCTAATTTGTGTATCATCTGGTTTTATATCTAACATTAATGATACTATATTATTCTTTTTAGTACCATTACTACAAACATTTTTTTCAATGCATAGACTCTCTAGTTCAGACTTTTTCATCTTATTATAGTTAGAATACGTTTCCCACAACTCATTTAATTGGGTAGGATCAATAGAAAATTTGGGTGATATTATGCTAAAAAATGACTCCATAGTTTACTTATTTTTAATCATATATTTAAACCGTATAATCATTTTTATTTTAAGAAAATTTATTTTTAACAATACACTCCACATAATTTGACATATTCAATATAGATTCTATTCGATGACTATAATCGTAAATCATAATACCTTCATCGCGAGTATAATCATCTAGTTTAAATTTTATATCTAAAACTAATTCTTGTATTGCATCGTCAAATTTTTCAGAAGACATTTGTTTCTTGTAATCGTTATCTAGTCGTGTAATATTTTTAGAGTCTCGTTCTTTAAGACGTTCTATTTCATCATAATATTTACGCGCGTTATTTTTCAGTTTATTAATCTTTTTTTCTTTCGGCATATGTTTATTATTACTTATATTTTAATCGCTTACCTTTTAAGTATGCTATAAATGTATAACAAATACATTATACATTTAATAATCGTCTTCATCGTCATTTATTGACGATAAAGTATAGTTTGACAAAACACCACTCGACGACGCGTATAACAATCTAGAAAAATGGTGAAACGCGGTAGAAATATTTATTTGAGTATTTGGAAATTTAGTTTGAACGCAATTCACGACTATATTAAACATATCTATTAATTCATATAAATAATTATTATGCCAATCTTCTCTAGTTGGCGAATCCGATGTTATATTCATCATAATTTATATATGGTATTTAAATTTATAAATATACAATTAATGTAGACCTGATAATTCTTCTCGTAAAAATTCTTCTGGGTTTGTTGCGCTCAATATTTCAACACTTGGATCGCTTGAAATATCGGTTCGAACTGGGTCGGGTGGCGGTGTTACTTGAACTGGGGCGGGTGGCGGTGTTACTTGAACTGGGGCGGGTGGTGCCATATTATGTAATACCATTTTCAACTGTTTATTTTCAGTACCTAAATCATTCAGTTGCGACTGCATCCTATGTAACTGGTTATTGATTGAATCCAATCTCATCTGGGTACTACTCTGATCGCTATTATTTTTCAATTCTAAAATATAATCTTCTTGTTCATTGACTTTGACGATTATTTCTTCTATACTACGAGTTAATGCAGTATTTTTTTTAGATATAAATAAAATAACCGTGAATAAAACCAATAGTTCTACTGTGATATGTATAATAGTAGCTGCGTGCTTATTTAAAAATGACATGTTTTAATTAGATAAATTTATTTTTTAAGCAATGTATTTTAAAAATTATTATTATATATCATTTTCATAGCGTTTAATATATTACCAGCGCCGTAATCACCTGCACACGCTGTTGTGCTTGTATTACCTAATAATCTTGTATTTACTTGATTATCGCTTTTACATTTCGGTTCGTCGTTACAGCATGAAGTACCGTTATAAATTGGGGTTTTCAACAATATTTTTATTTGGTCACTTGTTAGTTCTGAATCGTTGACATCACGGAACATCTGTTTGACACATAATTCTCCTAATTCACTACTCGGTATATCAGAACATTTTACAAGCTCGGTATTATCGTCTGTGTAACACATGGATTCGTCATTTTCGATGACAGACTTTAACTCTTGTTTGTTCTTGGGTGTATCGATTGAGAAAATACCTTTGCAAGTATCTAAACATACGGTAGAACCTTTTACAGATGTTTTACCCGGGGGGCATTTAATACATCTGGTTGTATTTCCTGAAATCCCTGTTAATCCATTGCTAGAGAACGTTCCTGCGGGGCATTTACCCGGTAACATTATAAATAGTAGGGATAATAATAATATAAAAATGGCTATTAACTTCATATTTTATTATTAACAAATATAATATGAAAAAATACTTACGCAAAATCATTTGCGAAACCACCTTGGAATCCACCCCCGTCTGCTGCGAGTTTACCCTGGTATAAAATATCGGTATTATCGGTATTCATGTTACCTGCTTTGTAGTTCTGCGCCATTACAGAAGATTTTACGTCGAATTCGCAATTGCCGTCGGCAACATGCTCCATTGCATAAAAATCCCGAGCGGTCAAAGGCTGAGCACCATGCGTATAGTGAACGAGAAGTTCATTCTCATCGAAATTTCTGGCAAACTGCTGATTTTGAGTGATGCCTTGTGCTCCTAACATCAAAGACTTATTGAACATACTACTCGTGTTTTGTCTGTACATGGCGTTAACCAGTGGGCTGTTACGTTTTCTACTATCGTTAAACTGATCATGGGGTCCGAGGTTGTTGTCGCTATACGCGTAACCAAATAGGTTGTCAGTTGCATATTCGCGTTCGCCAAATTTAAGGTTGTTTACACCAAAACTAGCAACGGTCCTTGCCAACCTATTTATAGCTGTATCGCTCGCAACCTTTGCGACTTCATCTTTATTAACACTGGGGTCCTGTGCGACCACATCGATAATTTCATCTCTTACCGCCTTAGAATATTGATTAGCAAGTCCCTTATCTCCAGGCTTCTGTAGTAATTCAATCAAAACGGAACCTGGGACACTATACGAGGGCTCAAACATTGCTGTTTTCATATATTCGAGAATCGATTTACCTGAGATAATCCCGTTATTTACGGACACATTATCGACCCTTATTACATCGATGGGATTTACGTACAATTTCTTCGTCTTGGGAGTAACCGACATAAATTGGTCAGGATCGCTAGATGATTCTAAAATTTTAAATTCGAAAAGTATCCCGTCATTTCCATCAATCCTAAGCGTCCCATCTACACGAGTCTTTTTGATGATCTTTGAATCAGTATAATATGGGTTTTCACTTGGCTCCGGGTATATCGCGGTAGGATTAATTCCTCTATGAGCTGCCGTTTGCATATTAGCAACCGGATTTGGATAACATGGTAGTTCAGAACCTTGGACTGTATTCGTGTTAGGCGCGCGTTTGGGACAGCTATTCATCGTTGTTACGTCATCCATAATAGAAGGGTAATGTCTGGGAAGTTCAGATTGTACCTGTGAAATAACACCGCCACCCGCTCTGACACCACCACTCGACGACATTAAAGTATTGTGTGATTTGCATTTACTCATTGTTCTTTCTTTATTATAATAAAAATAAAATAATTAATTAATTTTGGAATAATTTAAAAATACACTTATTCAAGGTATGTATTTGATTGTAGCAATCGTATAAGGGGTGATGTTTATTCGAATATACATTCTCCAATCTAATATTTGCAATGTCATATATTGTACGGGTATCTCTAGTATTCCAGAAAGACCACGGCGTCTTCATATTGCATACTTTATACGCATTTGATAAAATCACACAATCGAAATCATCGCCGTGACTCCAAACTTTTATTTTGGATGCATGCGGTCCTAACCATGTTGTTAACTTTTCAAGAGCTGATTTTATATCTAATCTATCAATAGGATTCTCAATAGCTTCATATCTTACGTCTTCTGATTGAGAATCCCACCATTCCATGGTATTGGGGTCGGTATTCATTCCTAATAATGTGCATGATTCAATCGAAACTTTACAATATATATGATCAAGTTCTTCTAATTTAGTTGTCTCTCCTCTTGTAAATTTAACCGCTGCTATGGAACATATAGCAGCGTTTGATTCAGTACTCACTGTTTCTATATCAATCATAACGTCTTGCATAATTATTTTATTTATGTTTACTTTTCTTTAAGCTAATCAAAAGTAAACATGAACACGAATTGGTTTTTTGCATAATACAAATATCCTTTCATAATACCTGCTATATTTTTACATACATTTAATGATAACTTGTTCAATTGATTATTTATATAATTATTAATATTTGAATCGGAATCATACCTTATATTTATATGGATCTCATTTTTACCAAACGGTCTGGTGATGTCTACGGTGATTCTTTGTTGCGTTGCGGAATCTACCTTGTCTATGCATATATTAATTATGTTTACTATAATATGGACTATTCTATCTTTATCACATACGATAATGTCAGGTACGTATTCGTGGATATTTATAGATAATATATGAGTAGTCAAATGATCACCTAGTATACACTTAAGATTAGCATCAATATTTCTAATATAATAAGGGTGTTTATTCAATGTAATCATCCCGTTATTGAATAAGTGCATGTCAAATGTATTGTTAATGATTCTTATAATAATATATACACACGTCTTCAACGAGGATAGATAACGTTTCTGTATATGGGTTAGTATTGTATTACTGAATCCTACCAACGTCTTCGTTATTTCGGATATTGGTAATTTTATCAGATTGAATGAATTTAAATGGGTGTCGACAATTGTGTTTTTATAATGCACAAGTATTATTAATTTGATCACGGGTATGATACCTGAATATTCGAGGATAGTAAATTTGGATTTTCGTTGTAAAACGATGAAGATATTGTTTTCTTTGAATATAATAGCCGAAGCATGGGTTAAATGTTTTATGTAATAACCAGGTTTTAATTGTTTAACGATTAAAGGATTTACATTACCTAGACCTATTTTCGTATCATTCAATTCATCCATCAAACAATAAGATTCTGCATATAATATACCAGCTAATGATTTTAATATAGTTGTTACAGGACTATCGTCTTTAAGCGATTTGATTATCAAGTCAGATACATCCATTTATTATAACATTATTTTTAGATTTTGTATTTAAACAATAGATGTTAACACAATAAATGAAAGACGAAGCGTTACAAAATACACATATCCTTGCTTTTAAAGCTATAAGTAAATTTATGGCATGTTTGAATAATTGGACGGGGGAAACAAATCAACAAATCTATCTTTATAATTATTTATTGGATAAAACAACGTTTTCACATGAACGGTGTATTATTCGACACACTGACATTTTTAAAGAGTTCGTGATTACTAACCGAGGAGCAATTTTAGAAAAAAATAAGGACGCTATTATTAGTCCTGTTATCGAATATTCAAGTAAAGTCAAAATAAATATAGTCGATATAATGAACTCTGCAGACCAAGATACACTGGAAGTAATTTGGAAACACATACTAACACTTTCAGCTTTACTAGATCCTACAGCTGAAGCCCGCAAAATATTAAAAGAATCATCTAAAAAAGATGATAATTCTGAAAAGAAATTGTTTAATACTCTATTTGATAGCATTGATCAAAGTATAGATCCGACGTCCAGTAACCCAATGGACTCTCTTAGTTCCATGTTAAACTCCGGGGTTGTATCTGAACTAATGAAGACCTTATCACAGGATAATGTTGACATTAATTCTATATTAGGTATAGCTCAAAAAATGCTGACCACTTTATCAGGTGAAGATACTCCTCCCCTAGATTTATCGTCTCTCATGAGCGCTTTGCAACCCCCGGCAAAGGAAGGTGAAGATACGCCTCCCCTAGATTTATCGTCTCTCATGAGCGCTTTTCAACCCCCGGCAAAGGAAGGTGAAGATACGCCTCCCCTAGATTTATCGTCTCTCATGAGCGCTTTGCAACCCCCGGCAAAGGAAGATTCGACTGCCATCTTAGAAGACGTCAGTTCACATCCACCTGTTACGGATGATAAATGAAACTGACCATAGACGAATTAAGTTATTATATTATTAATTACCGATTTTGTTATTTCATCTGGGTAAACAGGTGAATATTTGAATACGATTTTAGTAAAGAAAACGTATTCAGCAATACCCACTATTATAAAAGTTAGTAAATTTTCAAGAAAAATAGTTGCTATAGGTATATCATAATCACACGTATTCTTAATATATATATAAATAAGAGCTAGAACTGAACATGTTATGCCTATAACGCATACACTAGTCATTTTTAGCCAGAAATTACGTTCTTCGACTATATCAGATGGCGTGGAAAATTGTTTTGTTAGTACGTCGAGGGTATGATCAATAACATTCTTGTTGTTTATAATTGGTTGTTTTATACCGGCATTGCCTTCAATTTCATCGAATACTTGATCAACTATAATATCGGTCGTTTTAAATAATTGCGAATTTACACTTGAAACCACCTGCGGTTTAATAACCATGAAAAATAATAACGTGACAAATGTAACTAAAATTAGAGCATGTAGTATAAGATTCAGAGCTTTATAACCTTTATCGCATGTGTTGAACAATTTCATATATTTATATAATAATAATATTATTATATAAATATATGAAATCATTTTATATACAGATTTTACTAACGGCTGTTAGCGTATCTTTCGCGATAGTAGTATTATTTTTCACGTATACCAAAACTATAGAAAAACAAGTTATGTTTAATATATCCGAAGATATATCCGAATATATAAAAGCACCATTCGTATTTATACCATCCGAGTATATCTCAGATATCAAAAACAAACTGAAACAATACGAAGAGAATACCGACAGCTCCAAATCCGATGCAAAGATTAAACGCGAGAATGACGAACTAATGTATAAGTCGTACACTATATTCGGGATAATTTTCGCACTAGGTCTTATTCTATCGTATATTATAACAAGAAATACCGATCTATTTATTAACTCATTTGAAGTTACCGCAGTTGCGGTAACGATAGAAGTATTGTTTTTGATATTAATTTTTAAAAATTATAAGTTTTTAGATTTGAATCAGGTGAAATCACATTTAAGTCGGCATGTAAAAAAGAAGGTAGACTCCTTATCCATATAAATAAAGTCTAAAAATAAAATACCATAATATAAATTATGTGTGGTATTTTATTTATTAATAACCGTGATATATTACCAGCCCAATTACGCGATATAGATAAATTATTAGAACCTAGAGGTCCTGATGACGGAAGCGTGTATAAATACAAAAATACGACGTCGTTATTTAGACGACTTTCAATAAATGATCAGTTGCCTTCTGGTATGCAACCATTCGTAACTGAAAATTATATTTTTATGTGTAATGGGGAAATATACAATCACGTATTTTTACAAGACAAGTTTAAGTATGACTTAAAAGGTAAATCAGATTGCGAAATAATACCTCATATAATTAAAGATTTTGGTATTAAAAAGGCATTGTCTTTATTAGAAGGTGTATTCGCATTTATATATTATGATAAAAAAACAGAACATTTTATAATAGCTAGGGATCGTATAGGAATTAAACCGTTATACGTTTCGCATAACCACGGAGAAACAATCGTTTCTAGTGATTTGAAAACTATACATGCATTATGTGATAATTGCCAAGTGTTTAACCCTTGTCACTTTTACGATTCATCGACAGGTGAGATGTCTCCCTACGATCTAATGAATTTTGACAAATTACCGTATCTAAGTTTAACAAGGAACGATATAAAATTCAAAATAAATCAACTTATAAAAGAAGCAGTAAAAATTAGATGCGAGACAACCGAACGACCGTTCGGTTGTTTCTTATCAGGGGGATTAGACTCGAGTCTGGTTGCGGCTATTGTAAGTAAGCATGTTCCTGGTAAATTAAAAACCTTCTCTGTCGGTTTGCAAAATGCAACTGATCTAATCGCCGCTAAACAAGTAGCAGATTACATTGGTTCCGATCATCACGAACTGATATTAACAGAATCGGAAATGTTAGATGCCATACCAGGAGTCATAAAACAAATCGAATCATATGATGTAACTACCGTGAGAGCGTCGACCCCCATGGTTTTATTAAGTAGATGGATAAAACAGAATACCGATGTTACAGTTTTGTTTTCTGGCGAAGGCGCGGACGAATTGTCAGGATCGTACAGATACTTCGATAAGTCGCCAAATCCACTCGAAACACAACGCGAGTGTACGAGGCTTTTGAATGATCTTCATTTGTTTGATGTTCTTAGATGTGATAAATCTGTATCTGGTTGCGGTCTGGAGCCGAGAGTTCCATTCCTAGATTTTAATTTCGTTAATTTCTACATGCGTATAGATCCTGTTTTAAAATCTAACAAACAAATTGAAAAGGAATTACTCAGAGAATCATTCAAAGATGATAATTTACTACCATCTAGTATTTTATATCGTAAAAAAGAGGCGTTTTCAGATGGTTGTAGCTCACGTGATAAGTCGTGGTATGAAATTATACGCGACTATTGTGAAACCATCATCGATGATAACGAATATTTAAATCATTCTTTAGAACATATTCAGCCTCTTTCTAAAGAAGCTTTTTGGTATCGAACTTTATTCGAAAAGTATTATGCTAATAAAGGGTATCTGATACCTTATTATTGGACTCAGAAATGGACGGGTTCAGATAATGCTCCTATCTCAGCTCGTGAACTGGATTAGAATATAATTTTATATAAAATTATATTATTTTGGTTTATACTTAAAAATCTAAGGTAAATCTCTCCAATATCTGATATTAGGATCATCATTTCCCGGTGGTAAATCCATATCGCGGTAACTATCATTTCGGAATATTCCGTCTTTTATTCCTTGTCTCACCCATTCATCGAATTCGGCATCGCTTACCGATTCACCTACCGATTCACCGTCAACAAATCCTTTATTGTATGATTTGGTCATAGATCTACTATGTTTAGCCGGCGTCTTTTTCTTACTGCTTCTAAGTTTCATAGGCGAAAAATGATGACGATGATGATGATGTTGAGGTGAAAAACTGGCCTTGCGTCCAGGTTTCTTCTTGGAACGACACTTCCCGGTAGAGCGGGACCTTACCTTACCAGCTCCGCACTTGGACCTGGATCTGGACCTACCACCGCGTTTGCATTGACCATAATGTTTTATGATTGTTTCTGTAGATGCATCGGATATAAATCTATAACATTTTGTGTTGCATTTGTTACAATGAGTTACTAATGCGAATTTATTATTTCGTAATTTTTCAACGCAAATATTTTCGGAAATACCCTGGGTAAATTTACGTCTGCATTTTACACAGTAAAATTTTCTCGAGTTCATTAACGTAGTCATTTATTAGTAACAAATATTAATTTATAATAAAATCAAAAAAAACTGGTAATTTAACGATGTAAAAGTAATAGTTATGACATCGCTAAATCAAAAAGACGTATACACTAAAATCATAGAACATAATATAAATGATGATAAACTTGTATCTCATCAAATAAACACGTATGATGATTTCATGACCCATGGCATTACCGATATAATATCATATGAGGTATTGAAATTAAACGATGATTTGGAGATAAGTTTTTCAAATCCAGTCATTAAAAACCCCACTGTATACGAATCAAATAGAAGTTCTCATAAATTATTCCCATTCGACGCTAGAAGACGTGATTTAACGTATTTATGTCAAGTTTATGTTAGCGTCGAATTATATTCGAACGTGGATAAAAAGGTAACAATTCGTAATAATGTATTATTATGTGAAATTCCGTGTATGTTGAAATCTCAGTATTGCAATTTAAAATCGCTATCTTATAGCGATTGTATAGATAAAGGAGAATGCGAATACGACTCTGGCGGGTATTTTATTATAAGAGGTAAGGAAAGGGTTGTAATACCTCAAATTAGAAATGCATATAATACACCTTATATTTTTACAAAAGAAAATAATAGATATGTATGTGAAGTTAGAAGCATGTCGGCTATAACCGGTCATTCAGTGCTTAGTAAAATGTATTTGGATTGCGCTAATAATAAGATAACCATGCATTTACCTTACATGAAACACGAAATCCCTATAATACTATTGTTTTACGCCTTAGGTATTGACGATTATAAAACGATATTTGATATGATTGGTATACACGAAGATTATGCGATGGAAATAATAAAGAAAAATTTTTTTTACACCCATATTTGTTTAGATTTCAAAGACGATAATAATACATGTGATTTGGCTCATTGTTTTATAGGAATTCATTCGTGTATAGATGATGGTTTAAGAAATAAAGGTAATAATTATATTGAATATTCAAAACAAATTATAAAAACCGAGCTTTTCCCTCATTTAGGACCATCATGCAGCGACCGCTCAAAAGGTGCTTTTCTATCGATAATGATAAGACAATTAATACTGACCAATTCCAATAGAAGAGTCATTGATGACAGAGACAATTATGCTAATAAAAGAATAGAGTCAACTGGTGTTTTATGTTACGAATTATTCAGACAATTATTCAGGAAGCAAAAAGACACTATGATAAATATTTTAGATAAAAAGAAAAACGCAATAGATATAATAGATGCTGTAAGCAAAGTAAACTCTATAACCAAGGGATTTATTCACTGTATGGGATCTGGTAATTGGGGTGTTCCTAAAACATCTTACATTAGACCGGGTGTATGTCAGGTTCTATCTAGGCTTTCATATGGATCTACATTATCTCATAAAAGAAGATTATCTATACCAATCGGCAAAGAGTCTAAAAACACTAAAATAAGACAATATGGTGGTTCGCAAACCGGTTTTATATGTCCATGTGAAACACCGGAAGGCCAGTCAGTTGGTATTGTATTGAATTTGTCAATTTTAGCTACTATAACAACCAACGTACCTTATTCAATCATAGCAAACGCGATTACCAACTATTCAACCTGCGTTTCTCTAGACGACTTTGTGTGTGGTAATTGTATTATTTTGATAAACGGCATTGTTTATGGCAATACGTCTGACCCTACCAAGTTTGTAAATGAAATATTAGAAATGAGATCTTTAGGTTGTATACATAAACAAATATCGTGCATTTACAATGATATCGATAACTGTATCATGGTTAATACGGATGCCGGAAGATTATCCCGTCCGGTGCTTAACATGAAAGACGGAAAGCCTATATTTCTATTCGAAGACCCTGAATTAAAGAGTATTTCATCTTGGCAAGACCTGGTAGATAAAAATTATGTAACATATATAGATGTGATCGAATCAAATAACTCTGTGATTTCATTCTATCATTCAGAATCGAGTACTAATTATAAATACTGTGAGATATCACCAGCTGTTATTCTCGGGGTAATGGGTAACATAATACCATGGCCAGATCATTCCCAGTCTCCTCGTAACTGTTATCAAACTTCCATGGGTAAACAAGCGATGAGTATGTACACGTTAACATTTAAACAACGCAAAGATACGGTAGCTCATGTGTTAGGATATCCTCAAAAGCCACTTGTTTCTACTCAGATATCGAGGTTAATGGGGTTTGACGATATGCCTTCCGGGATTAATGCGATTGTTGCAGTTGCAACATATACAGGGTTTAATCAAGAAGATTCTATAATAGTTAATCAAAGCGCTATTGAAAGGGGTTTATTTGACGCTTGTTCTTTTAGAACATATGTTTTTAGTGAAAACAAAGCAAATCCAGATATGATAGAAGAATTTTGCAAACCTCCGTTGCGTATAAGACATGGAGATGGGAACTATTTCATGCTTGCGCAAAATGGCATTGTCAAAACTAGACATGATAATGGAAAACCCGTTTATCTAAACGTGAATGATGTTATTTTAGGTCGTATAACATATAATAAAAAGGCGAATAATGAAATATTCGACACGAGTATAATGATTAAAAAAGGCGAAGAAGGATTTGTGGATAGTGTCGACATCACTGTTACACCGACCGGGTATAAAATGATCAAGGTTGTAATTAGACAACCCAGACCGTTAGAAGTTGGCGATAAATTAGCATCGAGAGCTGCACAAAAAGGAACTGTGGGTAATATTTTATCTCAACATGATATGCCGTTTACATGCGACGGTATAACACCTGATCTTATTATTAACCCGCATTGTATACCAAGTAGAATGACTATTAATCAACTGATGGAAAGCGTGTTTGGCAAGTCGGGGGTAATAGAAGGGTTTTTTGGCGATGCAACGCCATTTCAACATTGTGATACAGCGAATGACATCGTTGCCCGTTTGAAAAAAAATGGTATGGATGGAAGTGGTAATGAAATATTGTACAACGGGATGACAGGTCAACCTATGGGTTCTTTTTTCATTGGACCTGTATATTATCAGAGGCTTAAACACCTTGTTAAAGACAAAATTCACGCTCGATCAACGGGGGTAGTTACAACCCTTACAAAACAACCACTCGAAGGTCGTTCCAGAGATGGTGGTTTGCGATTCGGGGAAATGGAAAGAGATTGTATGATTTCACAGGGAACATCTAGATTTTTAAAAGAACGTTTATGCGAACAATCAGATCCGTATAGTATCCCTGTATGCGATACATGTGGACAAATACCGTTGTCTAGAAATAAATGCCATGTATGCAATACATCTACAGTTAACGAGATAGAAATACCGTATATTAGTAAACTCGTTTTACAAGAATTGAACTGTATGAATATAAAGACTGTGATAAACACATGATGTTATATTGTAAATATAGTGGGAATAGATAAAATCGAATTATATAATTAGCAAACATTATATAAACAAAAATAAGTATGTCTACTAAACCAATATATACACAATTAGATCCAATTTCCCATATTCTTAAACGACCAGATATGTATTGCGGTTCCCCTCGTATGACGAAATCTGAAGAATATGTGGTTAGCCAAGATAATAAAATAGTAACTCGTAAGATAAATAGCTGCCCTGCTCTTCTACGTATTTTTATAGAAGTTCTTTCTAACGCAGTGGATAATGCAGAGCGAAGTAAAAACACACCTGACCCTTGTAAAAAAATAAAGATACAACTCGACTTAAATACATCAGAAATAACTATATGGAACGACGGACAAATAATACCTATTGAATTCAACGACGAAGGACAGTGTTATAATCATACGATGATTTTCGGTAGGTTATTGTCGGGATCGAATTACGATGATGATGAAAACCGTACCGTATCTGGTCGAAATGGATTAGGTAGTAAATTATGCAATGTAATGTCTTCTTATTTTAATGTTGAAGCATGTGACCATAACATAGGTAAAAAGTTTACTCAAACTTGGACAAATAACATGAGAGAAACGAAAGGTCCTATCGTTAAACCAAATAAATGTCAACAGGGTTACACACAGGTCAAGTGGATCGCAGACATGAAATACTTTGGTATAGATGCATATTCAGATGATGTAGCATCTGTATTCTACAAGTATGCGTACGACGCTGCGCTTATAACAGGTGTAACAGTATATTTCAACGACGTTAGAATAAAACTAAATACACTGTACGATTATTCGAAAATGTTCAATACTACTGCAAATAATACACGTATAACGTTAACGACAGATACATGCGAAATATTATTAACACCTCAAGATTCGAAAGAATCGGGGTTTGAACACGTATCATTTGTAAATGGTAATTTCACTAAATCAGGCGGAGTTCATGTCGATAGTTGGTGCGAGACTCTTTTTAGACCAATTGTTGAATATGTAAATGGTAAAAGTAAAACAAAAAGCAAGATAAATATAACCGATGTTAAAAACGTATTTAGAATATTCATACTTACACGCGTTACGCGTCCTGAATTTGATTCCCAAAATAAACACCGATTAGAATCACCCAATATTAAAAGCGAAGCAAGCGATGCGAGTTTTAAAAAAATTTTAAAATGGTCCGTAATCGACGATCTCAAGAATATTTTAAAGAGTAAGGAAGTACTTACTGTTAAAAAAAGCGATACGTCAACAAGGTCATTCCAGAAAATAGAAGGGTATGATCGAGCTAACAATTCAGGAGGTAAGAAATCAATGGAATGCACATTAATATTATGCGAAGGATTATCAGCGAAAACTTATGCGGTTGCCGGTATTAATAAAGGACTATTTGGAAAACGGGGTCGAGATTGGTTTGGAATATTGCCTTTAACCGGTAAATTATTAAATGTGACAAACGCGACTTGTCAATCTATAAACTCGAATAAGGTTATTTGTAATATATTAAATGTAATTGGCTTAAAACACAACCTAGATTATAGTATAGATGACCATTTTCATTCGCTTAACTACGGTAAAGTTGTTATTATGACCGATGCTGATAATGATGGTATTCATATAGAAGGGTTGTTATTGAATATGTTTAATACGTTGTTTCCGGCGTTACTACGTCGAGCAGAGTCTTTCGTGTCAAGCATGAAAACACCTATTGCCCGTATACAATTCAAAAACAAAAAGAATAAGGATATATTGTTTTATGACGAAATAAAATTTATAAATTGGATGAAAGATAACAGTGAACACGAAAAAATAACCGTTAAATATTATAAGGGGTTAGGTACTACGAAAATAGAAGATGTGAAAGATACATTTGGTTCTAAATTAGTATATTATGATTATGATAAAGATGCTAATAAAAACATACGTAAAATATTTAGCAAAGAAAACACGGGTCATCGTAAAGATTGGATTTCGCAACATAACCCAAATGATTCCAAGTCTGTAATTGATATAGACCAACAAAACTTCAATATGGATATTTCCAATTTCATGTTAAATGAAATGGTTAAATTTTCAGTTGCAGATTGTAATAGAAGTATACCAAATGTAATCGATGGACTTAAAGAGGCGCAACGAAAAATTTTATATTGCGTTAAGAAAAAAAATCTTGTATCGACTGGACCATCGTTAAAAGTAGCTCAACTGGCTGGTTACACCGCTGAACATTCGAATTACCATCACGGTGAACAAAATTTAAACGATACTATAATTGCAATGGCTAATGACTTTGTGGGGTCGAATAATATACCTTTGTTATTCAGAGATGGACAATTCGGTACTAGGTTAGATGGAGGGTCAGATTCTGCAAGTGCACGGTATATATATACTAAAATGGAGAAATTAACTGAATTTATATTCATGTCAGAAGACGATAATATATTAACCTATAGATATGATGATGGAGATAAAGTAGAACCTGAATTTTACGCACCTATTATTCCAATGATTTTGGTTAACGGAAGTGTAGGTATAGGAACTGGATGGTCTAGCAATATACCATCTTATAATCCTTCTGACATAATTACATTGGTCAGACAATGGATATCGTTTAACGCAGCTGACGACTGTGTATTATACGATGATGATGGACGTGTAATCATGTCGATGTTGGACGAAATTAAACCGTGGTATAATAATTATAAAGGTGTAATAACAAAAATATCAGATGATAAATATACATCTATCGGGATTAGTTCTATCGAAAATAATAAAATCACAATAAACGAATTGCCTATTGGGACATGGACCAACAAATTTAAAGAAAAGTGCGAAGATCTTATAATACAAAAACATATTAAAAAAATGAAAAATTATTCAACTCCCGAACAACCTAACTTTATACTCGACTGCGTTACCGATCCAAAAGACGTGCAAAACAAACTGAAACTTACAACCCATATATCAACCAATAACATGGTTGCATTTAATGCCGACCAACAAATACGTAAATACAACTGTCACCATTCTATCATAGATGAATTTTGTAAATTCAGGTTATTATTTTATAAGAAACGGAAAGAATATCAATTGACAAATATTAAAGCAGAAATCGAGTTGATAATAGATAAAATTAAATTTATAACATTATATCAAGATCGATCAATTATACATGGCACAGAAGATAATATTATAGCAAAGCTGGAAAAATTGAATGTAAAGAAAAAAAATGGTACATACAATTTCTTATTTGATATGCCAATCCGGTCATTAAACGCAGATAAACTCAAACAACTTAAACAGAAACAGACGCAATTAGAGGGAGGGTATTCGGAATTACATGCCACCAGCGAAACGACAATTTGGTTGAGAGATTTAGATCGCTTAGAACAAGAATATAACAAGTAATATTAATTTAACACCTGACGCGTGCCCAATAGAGGTATAGATATAGTAGGTATAGCATCCGGTAGAGGTATACGAGATATAGCATTCATAAGCGAGAAAAATGGAATCTTTACAACATTAAAAACACTTTCAACAAATGTTATGTGTTCATCCATTCTATCGATTGTATTTTTCAAATTTTCATGAGAAACTTTTATTTCATTTAACAATTGTAAAATTTCATCGATGTTATCATCTTTGGATAAATTATTCATTTTATTTAATGGTTTTATTTTTTATAAAGTAATTAATAAAAAATATGTCTAGTCTTAACAGTTCACTCGGTATAGGATTAAAATTCGTGATATTCACAATTGGTATCTTTTGGATGTTGGAGTTTGCAAATAATTGCGATACGTTTACGACTACAACCGGTAACATGATGGTCACTATGTCAATAGTTCTGGCTGTAGTTGGTTTCAATATTTATAATAATAATAATAAAGATTGTTTATAATTCGTCCTCGTATTGCTTTTTAGCTTTCAAAAACTGAGTGTCCTCAACATCGTCTTCGTCGTCGTCTTCGTCGTTTTTCTTTTCTGTTCCCTCGAGCGCATATGATGTCTCCACCTCGCAGTACTTATCATCGAATAGTTCTTGAAACAAATTGTCGTTAAAATCAACACCTGTTAATTTAACGTCCTCGGTTAAGTATCTCAAAAATCCTTCTTTATATGATTCTTCGGTGATATCTAATCCAACCGAATCTCGAGCCTTCTTATACTTTTCAAAATAATTCTCGAAAAGGGAAATGTTAGAACTTTCCATGTCCTCGATATCTTTGCGAGTATTTACAATCGCGTGTTTGATTTCTTTTAATTTCTTAACGTGTTCTAAATACGCAAATGTAATCTGAGCCTTTTTAACTCGTAACATAGTATAGTGATCCTCGCTTGCATTTACATCACCTTCGGCAATGACATCATGTGTGGAGACGGGTTTTTCACTATCTCGTAACAATTCTTTGGTTCGTTCATTCAAAGCAAACTGCTTCTTCTCCTCTGAAACATTTTTAGCTCGAATAGCATCTGCTACCGCTGTTAACGCACCTTTTCTTACATCGACATGTTCGCTATAAGCCATGTCCGTTCTAGTTGTAATAGGAAATGGTCTTCCCACAAACACATGGTGAATAGTGTGGGCTGAATCCACGTTAACAATTATATCTTCGGCCTTTGCATTTGCTGCGACGTCATTGGGGTAATTACCTCTCATCTTTGCAAATCCATATATTCCGTTTTCATCAGGTTTCGCACCCCTAGCTGGTATAAAAGAAAACAACCCTATTTGTTGACCATCTATACTGGGATCGATTAGCGTCGTTTCTCTTTCATCAAATATATTATTCTTAATATGGTCAATAGATGATAACTGTTTTAAAGCTGCGGTTGCCGCTTCTCCCGTAAGAGGGGCCTTATTAGATGACGCGTGAATACTTTCATCTTTGTCTAATTCATAAGGATTCGTTAACGAAGTTCTGCTAGTCATTTATATTAATAACGCAGTTACCTTTAGATTTATTTTTATTTTTTAGGTCATATCTACGCCGCAATAGTGTGTTGGAAAAGGGAGTGTGGGATCATAAATATTTATGGCTTCGGCTTTTTGAACTAACTCGTCAAAAATCTTTTGCCAGCATTCACCATGTGATTCTTGCCAATCATTAGGGTCTCGAAGCTCTGGGTGTTCACTGGTTCCGTCATTAATCACATGAGCTAATTCATGTAATAATACATATACTAACATGTTGGGTTGATAGTGATCCCCGTTTTCATCTTTTAAACATAAATTTATCCATCTCTTCTCCCATGTATATGATTCATCGTCCACGCATAAAGGTATTTGTTTATGAATATTATATTTCGAGCCTCCCTCGTTAAGATCCATTAGATAACCTTCACCCCACCCAACTTCGTTATAATAACCAAACAACTCAACTTCTATTAAATCTCCAATTTCCTTTAATTTAGGGTCGTATAAACACTTGGTGGGGCCGCCAACGAATAATTCTATTTTCTTTATAAGTAGGTATATTAAAGATATTGCCAGAACTAATAATAAGAGTGTTAATAATCCAATCCTTATACTGTTCATGATTTTTATAATATTAATATATTATAAAATATTATTTTAATTTGTTAAAGGTGAAAAATGCCGTTTAATATATGTTTGAATATTGTAATAGTAAATAGGATCTTTAATTATCCCTTTAATACCAAGTAGCTTCTTGAGCTTGGTATCCGGTATAATTTGTCTCTTATCTTCTGGATTTTGCAAACCATTTGCTGCAATGTACTCGCAGATATTCTTGGTCACATCGACGCGAGAGTGAACTTCTCCTTTAGGCCATCCCGCGAATTTTTGCATTTCATCTGAAATACCTACCGGTCTTAGAAATCCTGAGTTCACGTTGCCACTAGAACCGCGTGACTTCTTCTTCTTTTTGCAAATGGTCGTTAGGTTTTTCTTCACGGTTCTCATACGAGTACCGAATAACTTTAACGACTTCAACAGCGACGCGGTTTCCTTATTTTTAGTGATACCATTGGTTACGTCGGTCAACTCTTGTATAACAGCATCTAAATACAACGACAGATGAGCTGAGTCTTCGAACTTCTTAAGCGTCAGAATGTCAACCTCGCTTGGGGGGTCGTTTACTTCCTTCGTTTCAACTTTATTTTCATCTTCAGATACTACCGATGATTCATCGTCTGATAATGCAATTTCCGTGTTTTTCGCAATTTCAACCTGTGATAATACTACTGGAATCTGTTCGTTAACTTCTTCGGTGGGTTGCTTTTTAGCAGTTTTATTCTTCCTAGGGGTTTTTGTAGGCATTTTATTATTAAAATAATAATCTTTAAACATTGATTTATAAATAATATAATAATATGTAAAATAAATGAGCGATGAAGAAAATGATTGGGACGACGCCGCTTACGGAGACGATAAGTGGGATGATGATGATGATGATGATGATGAATTTACCAGAGAAGAAGATGTAACTAATATTACCGCTGGTAATTTTTTCAGCGAAGAACCAGTAAATACAGATATGTCATATGCGCAAATGAGTCATACAGGAGGTGATATGAAATTAAATCCTCAAGATCCATCTGATATGTTCAAGATAAAGTTAAACCAGATACATTTAAAAGTATACCCAAACACTGTAACTAGAACTTTTAATTCTGATAAAGTATTGTCGTATTTCGAAAACGACATTAAATTTCTAAATCCGTACGCGTTCGCTTTTGGTTATAATTGTATTACAATTAACCCGTCCAACAACAAACAACATATATTACCTGAAAATGTACTTAAAATATATAATGAATTTATAAATATCAACTGGCTCGACGACACAGTTACCGCAAATGTAGGGCCTCAAGATATATTTAGATACGCTAGGCATATCTTAAAAAAAATATATAATATAGGTTGAAATAATATAAATATTTTTATTATTGATAATAAAAATGATAATTGTCTTAATGATTTTTGGGGTAATAATAACAGTTTTACTGTATGTTACAGGGGTTATCAAACCTGAAACATTTGAAAAAATAGAAACACATGCGGGAGGTAAAAAAAAACTTTTACTCTTAGATATAGATAATACACTTACAGATATCAATCCTCGTGAATCAACGCGGCTATTAAATGCAGCCATTGATAACGGATACGAATTGGGTGTGATCACAGCTAGTGATAGACCTATAGAAATGTTATGCAAGGGTCGTGTTGGAAATGAAATAAGATCTCCGTTTATGCCAGACATATTATGCGAACGCATTTATAATAATAATTATAAAACATTCAACAGTTATAGTATTACGTTGGGTAATCCAGATTATCCAAGAAGCGAATTTGTGTATAGTAAAAACCCTTATAAATACGGGTTGCGTAAAGGAAAACAAGCGCAACAATCGAAAGATGACATGAAATTCGACCAGGTTATTATATTAGATGATCAAAAGATCGTGTGCGATAGTATAAATAAAACAACCGATGATAATATATTAGCTATACAAATTAACAATAAAAATATAAGAGACAGTGTATCTATTTCCAATCCATCTCTTAAAAAAATTTTCGGTGAATATATAGAGAGAGATTAGTGTTAGACGTATGGTGATAGTATAAACATGTCTTTTTCTTCATATGTTTCCTTCATTTTTATTTACTTAACAATATAATCATTTTTACCATTCATTAAACACACGGCTCTAGCAGCTGCGAAAAAATAATCGCTAAGACGATTGAAATAGGTGAACACGTTTTCCGGTAATATGTTTTCGATAGTTTTATCTTCTAATTGCACCTTGCAATCATCCTTAAACTTCCATAACAATCTTTCTATTTTTCTGGTTTGACTTCTACATAAATGTAAATACGAATCGCTTTCGGTTACACCTGGTAAAATAAAATTTGTTAGAGGCGGTGTATTATCAGTAAATTGATCTATATTTGTTTCTAAAAAACCTATATCTGTATCTAAAACCGCAGGTAATCTCCTCTTATGTTTTTCAAATGTTGCTAATATACTGTTAATATCTTGTAATTTTGACTGTATTAATCTAAGTTGTTCAGTGATGTGATTTTCTTTATCAACAGCGCATACAATACCTACTCTAGAACTCAGTTCGTCTATTTCGCCTAATATTTCAAATACTAAACTAGTTTTACTTAATCGATTACCGTCATATAAAGAGGTGCTACCCTTATCACCTGTTTTCGTATAAATTTTCATGGCTGGGTGTTTTATATTTTTATAATTTATATAAAAATATAATCGTTTTTATAAATGTGGTTTTATTTAAAAAAACTAAATTGGTTATTTTTAAACGTGTGGTCGTTAAATGTATGGTTTAAATAGTATGATTATATTTGGTCGACTTTGACACTGAGTTGTTTAAGTGGATCATTAATCACCTTCATTTCGTCTTTAAATTTGGTCTTATAGTCAAACGAACATTCGTGATCATGTAAATGTGTTCCGCAAAACATAAACCCGCATTTACAGGTACAGGCCGGTTTTAGATACGATATAATTTTCTTATTACATAACTTGCAATTTACTTTGGGCATAATGTGTTTTATCATAAGTAAATATCTAATAAAAAGAATTTTATGGATGTATTTTAACATAGTTTGGTAGTCGTTTTTATGATATAACATGAATAATTTCTCGAGGAATACATTCGCAGCCTATATAATTACTGTCGATGAGTTTTTTAATATCGGTAGTATTACATGTTTCTCCAGATAAGAACTTGGATATATTTAGCAAGTGAGCATCCCCGACGACGCAAATGTATTCGTTTACGTCGCTGGTTAAAATTACATTTTCCAAAACAGTGAAATCGAGTATATACGCCCATAGTTGCCTGAGTAGGTGTACTAAATTATGTATAAATTCCCCTCCCAGTAAATGTTCTTTTGTTAATTCTGCTATACGTTGTTCGACTATAATTTTTTCATTCTTTAAGTTTCCCACGAATTTAGTCAATAATTCGTTATTGGCATGCTTCTCGGTTGATTTTAGGAATCTATCAATAGGCTGTAAGTAGGTCATGTTTATATACCGTTTACATCCTTCAAGGTCATACTGCCTTAAAACACAAAACATATTATCGCGATCATATAATAGGGTTTGATCACATCTACCGTTTGAAAAAAATTTTGTTCTATCATCAATACCTATTATACGACCCTCTGGGTTGCACTCGCGGGTCCATTCCGATTTATTAGACGTACACAGATCTCTAATTATATTAGAACCTATATGTTTCGGGCCTTCCCATCCAAATTCTAGTAAAATTTTACATTTATCATTTAGTTTTAGTCTATCCGAGCAAAACGTGAAATTATCGATAAGATCTCCTTTTTTACCGACCTCCTTGTCATTATTACAGCAATGTAAAAACATGTCGTGTTTTTCTCCTATAATTGTAAACAAAACCTTCTTATCATTTGAATTTTTGATTTCAAATTGACTAATACTAACTGCTTCATTCATGAACCCTGTAGCTTTATCTTTTATTATCGCAGGGATATTATGTTGTCGCGCCGGCTTTCTTATGACAGGTCTTACATGTTTTTTACGTTTTATATCATCGGCCATTTATTGTAAAAGAACAAAATATTATTACATAAATTTGAAATTTACACTGTCAAATAAATGATAAGCTGAAATGCTATGATTATTATATAATGAATATAGATTTTTAGTGAATGTAATTTGGGTTCCCGAGTGGACATAATTGAAAGGAAATCTTTCTACTGAAAAGTTAGGCATGATAGAAGGTGCGTTTGGTACAATATCTTCGGTATTTACAACCCTTATTATGTTCTCGAGTCCTTTTGCAAAATATCCATTTCCAACTCTTGGACACCCATATACGTAACAATGACAATTAAATTGTCTGAACATAAATTCTTTATACAATATACATGCTATCGCACCTCCTAAACTATGACCTGTTATATGGATTTGTATATTGGGATTGTTTACGGCGTATTTATATATAACTTTTTCTATTGTACTTATTATCTCGGAATACAGAATTAAGAAGCCATGGTGTATCATAATCTTTTTATCCGATCTCATCACATGCGGAAAATTCATTAACATTTTGCGGTCGTATGAAACTTGTTTCATTTTAATATTACACAACCAATGTTTCAAACTCGAAGTTCCGGTAAACGATATGTACAAATTCCGTTTACAATCAATCCGAATCTGACCGAATGGAAATTCGCGTTTATTATTTAACCGGTAATCAAACGGATTTATTTGCCTAATAAGTTTTAAATTATATTTTTTAATATCACCTGTATTTCTATAAGCGAATAATATTAATGAACTATAAAATTTACATATTTCCCGATCATACTGTTTCGTTTTATTAAACGGAATTGATAATTTAGGGTATAGTATAGTAGTAGCTGTACTGTCTGATGCGTTAACTGGAAATTTTATTTTATGTTGTTTATTCGCGAGTTTGGTTTTTAATATATCATTATCAAAAGCATATATAATAGCGTTCGCACTGGTAAATATAAATACACATACAATAATACCTATAAGAGATGTTATAAACGATAAGAACCAATATATCAGTCTTACTATTCTCATACTTGAACTATTTAATATAATTTATTTTATTTTATTAAATAGTTATAAATGAAGTCAGAGAAAGTATTAAATGCCTTTTCATCTATAGGTAAAATTTATATAATATTAGTTGCTATATTCGGTACTATAACTTGCATGTATTTATTCTACGAGTCTGTCCGAAATATTATATCAGATGTTAAATATACCTCATACGATGTCGTATCAAATAATAATAGCATATGCACGGCGATAGATGGAGTTCCTAGATGTACAACACAAATAAAAGAGATAGATGGTTTAGAAACAACTATAAACACCGGTTCAAGTGTATTTTTTAAAGATGATAAATTTAAGGTATATAGGCGGGATGGAACAAATAAAATTTACATGTCCGAACCTGAACGTCGCACATACTGGTTTGTTATTTTATCATGTATAATAACCATATTGTTTTTATTCACATGGATATACGCAACTCACAAATACGAAATCGCAGCTGTGTTAACCGGTATATATGGACTGATAAACTTAGCAATCTAACTCAATAGTTACATTTGATAATTCTAACGGGCTATCTTCAAAACGGTTAAGAGTTCTCATCAGGATAGATACCCGTATATCATTTACTTGCTTGCTAACTACGCCCCGTACAGCTTTACGTAGTTCATCGCTGGTTATAGTAATTCTCGGGCGTATAAGATGAATATGATGCGGTTTGTTTGAGTCCATATAATAATAATATATCTGAACTGTTAAGTCTTTAAAGTCTATGTATCGTAAAAATAACGGTGGTATATTCACCTGCTCTTCGGTACCTTCGAGTTGTTTATGAATCCCTACGACTGTATTGCCAAGTCTCATGTCGCTACCGTGATACATACCTCTATATTCGAATTTTTTATTATTTTCCTCGGATACGTTAGTTAATCTTAAGAATACAGGTGATTTGTCATATTCAGTCAACGTATATATAGTAATGTACGGTAATATGTTCATTGTACTTACTTTTTGTAAACATTTCTGTAAATATTAATTTAAATACATTGGCAATACATAACAAATGATCAATGTCGAAACTTTGTTATCATCATTTATAGGTGGAAAGTATAGTGTCGTTAATGTACATGAATGCGAAGAAGATTTACTAAATGAAAGCAGTTGTACTGCTATACTAAATAAGGTATTTGTTTCAAAGCATCCCTATATAGAATCCCGGCAAATATCAAATGATAAATTACACATAGTAATTGATTATAATGAATTAATTGATTTTTATAATAACACCTATTGTCGAGATGATTGTGAATGCATAAATTGTCAGACGGCTGACAAATTTAACAGCCGATGTTCTGATGGTTGCAAATGCATAAATTGCTCTAATAATATACCACTTTAACTAATTATACAATCTTTATATTAAAATTAATATAAAGATTGTAATATTATAAATAAACACATGCCTATAACCGACGGAAGTAGTAGTAGCGACGTTGAATATGATTCAACGTCTTCATCTGATAGCGAAATCGAGTACGATGAAAACATTGATAAAACATTATTAAAAGAACTACCTGAAAGATCTTGGAAACGGAAAAGAATCGATTCGGTTTCTAGCGACGATGTTATCAGCGATAAAGCTGTACGTCAACTCAGGCAATTGAGAAATGAACATATACATTTAGAAACTAACGACTTTCTCAAATTGTATTGCGAAAGCAGTGTTTTTTGTCAGCATTTATACAATAAATTAGTACAACATCGCGCTATAATGGAAAAAGATGGTACTAAGGTTCGTTTTTGCAAGTTGATGAAAAGTGTGACAAATATAAATATCGACGATAATCACGATGAAGAAGATAATCATGATGAAGAAGAAGATAATGACCCTGGCGTTTTTATAACACAGACAACGATACCTGTAAATTTATCAAATTTTTTATTTACACTTTTAAACGACAGAACACCTGTCGACGAAGAGGCGTCAAAAAAGGACGCTAGCGATGAATTATCTCAGTTCAAGTCTATATTGGCGTCCATCACAAACAATACTGATGATAAGCAAGAAACTACGCTTTCGTTTTTTAAATCTCTTAGCAAAGAATCTCAAAGTCGTTACTTAAGACTTATAAATGAAATGAAGTCCAATAACGACAATGTCAATAACGAAATCCCTTATTTACTGAAAATATCCGAGATGGACATAGATTCCTCTACGAAAAATTATATTTTCGATCAAGTGGTTGCATTTCAAAAAATGAGTTCTAGTTCAAGTGAATATGCAAAGAGAAAAAGTCTCATTAAATATATACAGAGTTTACCGTTAGGTAAAACAGCTCCTCTTCCATTAGATTTGCAAAATGCAATGACAGAATTTTCTGCATCTCAAAAATCCGGTCGTAAACGAAAGAGGGTCGGGGATGATTCGTCTATGATAACCTATATTAATAATGTAAAAAATAGATTAGATCAAGTTATTTATGGTCATAAAGAAAGTAAAAATCAAGCACTTCGTTTAATTTCATCTGTAATTGCGAATAATACATCGAAAGGAGGTAATGTGTTCGCTATATCCGGCCCTCCCGGAGTTGGTAAAACGCAAATCGCAGGAGAGATAGCCAGATCTCTAGGAAGACCTTATGTTAAAATAAATCTTGGAGGAGCCAATAACGGTGACGATTTGACAGGGCACGGCTATACATACGAAGGCTCCACTCCGGGGCGTATCGCAACATCGCTAATTACGGCGGGTTGTATGAACCCTGTATTATTATTCGATGAACTAGACAAGGTGAGCAATACACCTAAAGGCAATGAAATAAATAACATACTGATACATTTGACAGATGATACCCAAAATTCTACTTTCACGGACAAGTATTTAACAGGTGTAAATTTAGATCTAAGCAAGGCGTTAATGATTTTCACATTTAATGACGGTAGTAATATTTCACCTATTCTTTTAGATCGGATGAAGATAATAAAAGTAGATGGTTATAAAATAGACGATAAAATAGTCATAGCCCAAAAACATCTTATACCGAATATTGAAAAAGATTTGGGGTTTCCCTCTAATCAAAAGTATCGTTTCGAAGAAAACGTTCTCCGAGATTTAATAAATCAATATACATTCGAAGGAGGGGTGCGTAGATTGAAACAAATAATTACAGATATTTTGATGGAATTAAATTTAAGGAGAATGTCCGGTGTAAAGGTAGACGGGCAAATGTGCGAAGACATAGTAACTATCACTAAAAAAATGATTAAGAATGATATTTTTAAAGATAAACATTATATTAAACATATAATGGTTTCAGATCTCAATCAATCGGGTTTAGTAAATGGTTTATGGGCGAATTCATACGGAGTGGGTGGTATAATACCTATACAGGCTCATTTAATACCTACGAATAACAAATTTGAATTACAACTCACCGGTATGCAAGGCGATGTTATGAAAGAGTCGATGTTAGTTGCTAAAACAGTAGCATGGGAACTGTTACCAGATGAGCGTAAAAGAGAACTTAGAAAAGACTGGAAACTTAATGGTTATTCGGGTGTGCATATTCACTGCCCTGACGGGTCAACTCCTAAAGATGGTCCGAGCGCAGGTGCTGCTATAACAACCTGTATGTTCAGTTTATTAACAAATACAAAAGTTAATCAGAAAGTAGCGATGACCGGTGAAATAAATCTAAAAGGTAGTATAACTGAAATAGGTGGTTTAGAAGAAAAAATTTTCGGGGCGATAACCGCGGGTGCTAATACTGTATTATACCCGGTTGATAACCAACGAGATGTTGACAAAATAATGAGCAAGTATCCGTCTTTATCGACTGAACACAACATGACACTAATACCAGTCTCCAGAATCGAAGAAGTTTTAAGACATGTTATTATTGAGTAATGTATTGTTTTATTATCATTTTTTACGGGTATTAAGTAATAACACGACTAAATAATACACTGCTATTATTAGGAGCGACGATAGAGGTATTAGAAACGATTTCCACGGGAATACGTCTCCGCAGCCAAATAATATACTTTTGTTCTTTATACCAAACCCAATTATCGTCAATAATGTAAGCACGCATGATATTATACCTATCCAATACGGAACTCGTGTGTCGACAGGGATATCGGGGTCTGGGGGAGATGGAACCCCCCTTTCTATCAAATTATATAATATAATTAAAATACTCGATATTAAAAGTATTGAAATCGATGTCCAGCTAAATTTACTTTTACATTTCAGAAACGTATATATCATATACGTAAAGAATAATATTATGGCTGCAAGCGAAGAATAGACATTAATCGCAGTCTGTTTACTCATTTGAATCATGACGCTTTTTATTTAATAATTAAATAAAAACTTTAGTTTGTTAAAAATTATATCGTTTAGATTATTTGGTATGATTGTTAGTTTTTCATTTCACATCCAAATGCTGTAAAAGTCTTTATAATACACTTGATTTATTAATTCAAGTCTGTTCATATTCAAATATTTTAACGTTATTATTGGATACGCCGACATAATTAGGAAAATTGGTTCCGATTAGTTCTGTTAAAGTTTTTGATTGAGCTCTAAGATCAGTGTTTGCTGATATAATTTCTTCGCTTAATAACATATAGGCGTGGGGATTCAGTCTTGAATCAAACTCGCCGGGAAGGTCATTTTCGTGCATGTTGATAAGAAGAGCGAATTTTTCTATAGATCCCGCGACCATTTGATACTTGATCATGATCATAGGGTCTGCAACATCTGGTCCGGGGCCTATAGTGAACGCAAGTGTTCCGTCAGATGCATTAAAAGGCACCCATCTGGGTATATTCATAGCCGTCGATTTATCTTGGTCTGATAACATTTTTATTGTACCTGGGACGGATGCGGTCGGGTCGGAGTTTTTGGGGTCGTGTATAAACGGAATACGACATTTCCCTTGATTTCTTTTGTCTGCCAAAAAGTACCCTGTTCCTGATTCGTTTACATTACAATTCGCTGTTACTGAACCTGAGAAACCACCAGGTTCAGTAATGTCGCCGTAGTTCAGTGTTCTTAAGTAACTCACTCTATTACCTAATTGTTGCATTGGCGTTGGCAAAGCGGGTTTATTACTTAATGTCGTCTCACTTACTATATAACGGTTGCTAAGATCACATCCTCCTTCTTCGATATTTATACCGCATCCATTGGGTTTGTCGCTATCAGGGAAGCGATTAGGGTAATAATTGAAGCTATCGCATTGCGAATCTAAGACGCATTTTTCAGCGCATTCGTTTTCATTTGATACATTTACAATTTCTTTTATACCAGACTCCCCGCATATTTGATAATCTGATATCCGAGTGAACAGATCGAGATAATCAACATCGACCTGTTCACCCGGAGCTGTTTTGTTAGAAACAATGAGTAGAGCGGGTATAACTACTAACATTGTAATCAATACTGCTATAAAAACAATACTAACCATTTTTATTATATATCAATATAAAATTGTATTTTTGTATTGATTTTAATTTTGTATGTGTAACATTGATGATCAGCACCAAACGTTTCGAAGATATACCAGTATCTACAAAAACATATATAGCGAGTAGTAATACAAATATAGACATATATGGTTTATACGATTATCTAAACACAACTCCATATAAAATACAAGAAAAGAAAAGAGGTAGGCGGAGAAAAGATGCTAAACCACCAATCAAACAAACATTAAGTAAGGGTTCAATAGTAACAGTCAAGTGTGAACATCGCATGAAAGGTGTTGATTTAAGTCCTCGTAAAAACAACAAGACGAATAGTTGGTTTAGGAATGCCCTAACTATAGTTATTTTCATAGACAAATTTATAAATTTCAAAGTATGTAAAAACGGCACCTTTCAATTTACAGGTTGTAAAAATATAGATCACGCCATATATTGTATTGATTTTATCAAAAACACATTACGAGAAAATAACCTGTTTACTTACAAAGAACCATCTATACATGATATTGATAGAAAACTGGTCATATACTTAATACCAACTATGAGAAACATTGATTTTGATATTGGCTTTAAAATAGATAGACAAAAATTGTATAATACATTCTCCAATAATCCCGATTTATTTTGTTTATTAGAAGCGTCTTTTGGATACACAGGTGTTAATGTAAAAATCCCCATCGATAAAGATATTTCGTCGCTTGATGTAATAAAATATACATGTCATATAAAGAGCGATATAGTTGATATTGAAAATGTTAAGTACAACGAATATCTGAATACGTTAGATGATGAAGCAAAGAAAAAAAAAATGAAACAAAAATACAATACGTTCTTGATTTTTCATAGCGGTAAAATAATTTTCTCTGGTATTTCAAGCGAAATCATGAAAAATACTTATTATACTTTTGTCGATCAGTTAATGTCTTCGTATGATATTATAAAAGAAACGCTAATAAAATAATAAAAATGATGTTTGATTATAACTTAAATATAATCAAATAAACTGACAATGTTAGATAATAAAAGAAAACTTACACCATCGGAAATAGAATTTATATTGGATTTTTTAAAACCGTCCAAACTTCAACCGTATAAAACATCTCATACTGTAAATGAAATTATAAAATCAAATACAAGAGTTCAATTAGAAGATATACTAATATATCCGTCTATGATAGATGAATTAAAAAATAATATACAGCGTGATTACAATTCGAGTTTGATATCACCTGGTGAATGTGTAGGTATTTTATGCGCTCAAAGTATAGGTGAAAAAAACACACAAACGGCGTTAAATACATTTCACAAAGCAGGTCAAAGCGAGAAAACAATAACAGAGGGTGTTCCTAGATTTCAAGAACTAATTAATACAACTAAACATCAAAAAATAGTGTGTCATACATTATACACTAAACAGCCATATACCGAACTAGAAGAAATAATAAACAGTTCATGTGGTAAACTTACATGTCTTTATACAAGTGATATATACCAAAATATAAATACCCTAGAAGACATTACAGGCGACGATGAATGGTATGAAATATATAAATTATTATATGGCGATGAATACTCAGGTAAAACACGTATAGTTCGTTTGAAAATAAATATGAAAAAAGTAATCTATAATAAGATAACGCTAAATCATATTTGCGAAAAAATAAATGCTAAATTACCAGAATTAACGTGCATATTTTCTCCTATAGAATTAGGTATTGTAGATATTTTCACTGATATTTCGCATCTTAACACAGAGGTATCGTTAGATATTAAAACATACGTAGAGGAATGTATAATACCCGAATTAAACGCCGTTCATATTTGTGGAATAGAAGGTGTATCTGAAATATTTTACACAAGAGATAACGACATTTGGAAAATTGAAACTAATTCAACTACAGAACACCCTAACACTTATAAGAATATATTATCGTTACCATGGATTGATAAATATAAAACAATTTCTAATAATATATGGGATATTTATGTAGTACTGGGTGTTGAAGCGTGTAGGAAAACGATGATAAAAGAATTTATTAGTATAATGGAAGGTATAAACATATCACATGTTAAATTATTAGTCGATCGGATGTTGTATGATGGTACTATACAATCTATTTCAAGGTATACATTAAAACAAGATAATTCCGGTGTATTAGGCAAAGCATCTTTCGAAGAATCGCTTGATAATTTTCTGAATGCATGTATGAAAGGAGAATGTGATCCCACGAAGGGCGTGTCTGCATCTATAATGTGTGGTAAAAGATGTAAAACTGGGTCTGGTATGGTAGACTTAAAAATAAATTTAAAAAATAATTAATAAAAAAAAATCTTATTATCTAAATATAAAGAAAGAACATTATGGCAAAAAGCAATTCAATGGGAAAAGTTATCGGAGGTCTGATATTATTGTTGGTAATAGGTTACGTAGCATATGGTCTTATCGAAAAATGCTGGACACCTTGGAAACCTTCCTCGTGCAACGAAGGTTTCACTTCGCAACAGATGAAGGAAATTTCCGATAAAAATAAAGCGAAACAACAAGAGCATTTCAATATTCTGAAAAAAACTGTTCAGAAAAATCGTGATGAAAAGAACCAAATTATGGATAATTTGAAACAATTGTCTCGTGCAAATGCGAAAATGAAACGTGATATACTTGAAAGTCGCAATATGAATGATAAGTTAAAAGAAAATTTTACATCTCGTATAAACTCTGTCAATAAATCAAATATTGAAAAATTTAAACAGTTGCGTGCAAAATTAAACTTTCTTCGCCGCAAAGAAAAATTTGCTACTAGAAACGCTATAATAGCAGGTATTAAGAGTGACTTAAATCAAGATTGGAATGCCGCAATACAACAAAACGTCAACATATCTAACAACATAAAGTCAATGGTTAATACCATTGTGGGTGATGTGGCAGGTGCAACCGTTGATTTAGATGATGTAGCATCCAAATTATCTATTTTAATCGGAATGGTAAATTCCAACGAATTCTACGAAGACATCAAAAATAATTTTAAACCTGCATTCAAGTCATTGTCTTCTATTCAAATTAACTTGGGAGCCAAGGCAATGGATTCGTTAAACACAGTAGACTCTGCATTAGATAAAATCAGTTCTGATATACAAAATGAACTTGTTGCTTTAGGTACATCGTACCCTGGTCTCTTCGGACGCCCCGGCGGTTCTGAGGAAGGGAGGGTCGATCTCCCGCCAGCGCCCCACAAATTTGTTGGTCACCCATGGACGTTGCCAAGCCATTTGTCCGACAAGGATTGGTGCGCAAGGTATAGTTCTACAATCCCAATACAACGAGAAGTAATAACTGATAATGCAAGGTCGGCTTGCATGTATCTTCCAAGACCATGCAGTAAAGACATAAATATTTACAATTTGTGTCAAAGCTTAGGTCAAGATCAGCCTCCCGCTGCCAACTGTACACGAGATGCCGCTGGTAAGAACATAAATTGTGGCGTCAATCAGGGTGTAAACAGCGATAGGGTGAAATTGCAAGCACGGTTAATGGAGTTCGTGTCCAAGCTAGAACAATTGGGTACGACCTGGAATACAGGTCGATACAATTCCGAAGCTTATAGACTTGAATTAAATTCTTTGCTGTGGTTGTTTACTGGAAGCGCCGAAAACATACCAACTGAATTTAACATGATGTGGACGCGTGTGACGCGTGATGATGGAAGCGAACAAATTGAAAGGACAGGACGGAACCCATTTGGCTGGGATACACGATCGATGGGTGATGTTAAACATTCACCTGTGACAGATCCACAAGCGGTAGGCGCAATGACGAGTTCAATTAGGGCTCGACTTGAAACACTAGATGATTCCACGTCAGATAATGTTGCTGTGGAATCGTTTATGAATGTTCGCCGCAAAGAAAAATTTGGGCGTCATGGTGGTGGTAAGATGAACAAATTAGCCTTTTTACATTCTAATCATTGTGGACATTGCAGGAACGTCATGCCTGATTGGAAGGACTTTTGCAATAAGCACCGAAATGACCCTGATGTAGAAATCATCACACTTGAATCAGCTGAGTTGGAGACCTGGTCGGGTCCCCAACCGAAATATTTCCCCGTTTGGTTCTACACTACAGATGGCGGAAGAACGTGGCATGAAGCCAGAGTTCCCAGAAATGAGCAGGGGTGGGCGAGTCTGCCTGTATTTGTGCAGCAATACGGTGCTTGATTTATAAATTTGTTCAACAAAATTATTTAATATTTAAAAAAATATTAAATAAAATCAAATAATGTTATTGCTTTTTTACACAACGCAATGCGCAGATTGCGTTAAACTAATTACATATATAGATCAAAATCTCATCGTACCAGAAAATAGTATGATAACACTCGATATGAGCGCGGCTCAAATAGCAGAAGTAGTTTCTGATAACGTTACGCAGGTGCCATGTATAATGGAAATTGATATAAATACAAATAAAATTATCACCAAAGTCGATGGTATACCCAGTTGTTTCAAACTGTTAACGAGTAAATTCGAACAGTCTTCGCCACAGCAACCTAATTACCAACCTCCACCACCCCAACAGCAACGCGAGAACTACCAACCTCCACCACCTCAACATCAATCTAATTACCAACCTCCACCACCTCAACATCAATCTAATTACCAACCTCCACCACCTCAACAGCAACCTAATTACCAACCTCCACCACCTCAACAGCAACGCGAGAACTACCAACCTCCACCACCCCAACATCAACCTAATTACCAACCTCCACCACCCCAACATCAACCTAATTACCAACCTCCACCACCTCAACATCAATCTAATTACCAACCTCCGCCACCTCAACAGCAACCTAATTACCAACCTCCACCACCCCAACAGCAACCTAATTACCAACCTCCACCACCCCAACATCAACCTCCTAAGGCATTGACCGCTATTGAAAAAAAACAAAAAGAAATAAATGACACCGTTGCGTCGATGCAGAATCAACGCAATCAAATGGCAGCAACAAATGAAAAAGAAAAATTTAATTCGATATTTCACCGTAAAACAACATCTTTAGATAATCTGTATGTATAAAAACGTTTTTGTTATTTAATATTGTTTTAAAAATACAATATTAAATATGCCTGGTAAAAAATCATCTAAGAATAAACGCAAACCTAATAACGAAGACAAAAAAGAACGAGAGCTTATTTTCAAGGAAGACATGCAAGAGTATGCGAAAGTAGAAAAACTACTGGGGGACAAAAGATGTCAAGTTAAATTGTTAGACGGTAGTGTGAAATTGGCTAAAATCGGAGGAGGACTTAAAAGAAAAAAGGTTTGGATAAATGTGGGTAATATTATTATCGTTAGTTTTAGAGATTTTCAACAAGATAAGGTCGACGTTTTATATAAATATAATGATTCTGAAGTGGCAAAATTGGTGCAATACAATGAAATCACTCAGTCATTCATCTTATCGGAAGAAACTGAATTTGACGACGGTATTATCTTCACGAACGATATTTCTGACAATGAAAACGAAATAGATATCAATGACATTTAGACATCATATGCATAAACCATCCTGTGAGTAAAAATTCTTCGTATTCTTTTGAATCATATATTATACCCTCTTTTAATGTATTGTCTAATAGATAGGCAAAAAACATTCGTCTAGCGATGTTTAATTGATCACTGTTCACTTCCTCATTATATATACATTCTGATAATCGACTAAAAAAATCGCCTAAAACATTATTTATATTAATATTTTCTGTTATATCTTCATTCTTTTCCATCTCAATATATGTAGAAATAGAAGGTGGTCTGCACATTTTATATTAACATCTTAATCTTTTATATTATTAAATATAAAAGCTTTTATATTTAATAATATAAAAGATATAATGGTATGTGCTATATGCGTTGCACCTATTTTAGCTGCGGCCGGAGCCGGAGGGTTCGGGTCATCTGCGCTTACAGATAAACAGAAAAAAAGAAACAGGATCTTATTATGGATAGGTATTATCTCTACGCTTCTTTCATTGGTATTTTTTATTTATTGGCTGTATAAAAAAAATACCCCAGAGGGATGTGCTGAATGCGAAGCGTTTGAATATGATAATAATAAACAAGAGGTTCAGATAATACAAACGATTTTTGAAAAACACAGCAAACAATTAAAAAAGATAAATAAAAAATGGCGTAAAAAAATAGTGGATATTTACGAACGTAAGTATGATACGTGGATCGATGAACATATAAATCATATCATAAACATATCCAATACACCTCACTTATTACCATCTACTATATTATCTAGTTTAGATGAAGGTAAAGATAATGCCATCTTTTCTTTAGCTTCGTTAATAAAACAACTATCTTTTCTTTAGCTTCGTTAATAAAACAACTCGAAAACGAAATTATTTAACAATCATATTAAATATATGTAAAATGTACAATATGATTGTTGACACGCGTGAACGCGACTTAATAGATTATCTAACTAAAGCGGAAGTAAAATTTACAGTAAAGCAATTGGATATAGCCGATATCATTTTTGAAAATAAAGATAATAATACAAATATTCACATCGAAAGAAAAACCATTTCTGATTTGAAGTCTTCTATATGCGATGGGCGGTTGAGAGAACAAAAAGCAAGGATGATGAACAATGACAGTATAAATACCGAATACATAACATATATAATAGAAGGGAAAATACCAGTTATGAGTTCCAGAGTTAATAATAACTCATTATTAGGAAGTATGATTAATATAATGTTCAGGGACGATTTGAATATTTACAGAACTTACAACTTAAACGAAACAGGTATATTTCTAATTCGTTTACACGAGAAATTAAACGATAATTCGTTGATGTTAACGTCGACTTGTGTTAGTGATGGAACCCATCCCGTACAAAATTATAGTAATTATATTAAAATTAAAAAATCAGATAACATAACACCTAAAGTCTGTTATACTAAATATTTGACAATTATTCCTCGTGTAAGTCATGTTATAGCAGAAGCAATTGTTGAGCAATATTCAACGTTGCGCGAACTTATTGATGCGTTCGACGCATGCGAAGATACAAACGCTAGAGAAAATTTGTTAGTCGATATTAAATACAAGGGTGCTGGCGAAAAGGAACGACGCATAGGACCTGTGTTAGCTAAACGGATTGCTTCATTTGTCTTTTAAATCGATTGTCCTCTTCCTCGTTCTTTTTTGGCCTCTTTTTTGGCCAGGGCCTGACGTTTGACGGCGGCTCCCCCGGCTAGAGATCTTTTTTGTTTTCGGAGTTGCTCCTTGAATCCGGTATTATCCCGTAAAAACTGTTCTAACTCCTGTTGTTCCGAGGTTGTGAGTTTAGCTCCATCCTCCATTTCCCGTGATAATTCGTCAAGCATTGCCTGATCTTCGGATGTGAATTCGCTTTCGTCGCTTAAATCGATCACATTTGGGGGGGGCTTCGGCGGCCCTTTTACCAATGTTATATCATTCCGTTCAGCCTTCCTCGCCCTCTGCATTTTCGCGATCTTTGTTGCGGCCTCGCGTTCTCTTTGTTTTCGCAATCTACTATCTTTAGTTAACTGTGCACTCTCTTTAGCAATCTCGAGTTCACGAGCTCTTGCTTGCAATGCAAGCAATTCTTCATTCGATATATTGCTTTTTCTAAATAAACCTCCTCGACCTTTAGCTATCTCTTTTTTAATATCACTCAAATCTCCCACTTTCATTCTTTTTATTTCAGCTAACCGTTTATTTAATTTTTGGTCCTCTAAGTTTGCTGTTGCTTTTTGTTTTTCCATTCGTAGTTGTTTTTCCGTTTCGCGTCGTCTCGTACGGATATTTTCCCTGCGTTGTCTCGTGTCTCTTTCCCTCCCCCCCCCGCCTATATTTATTTCCGGTTGATCAAATGCATCGGCATCGAATAAGTCTGGTGGTGCTCGTACAGATCGATCTCCTCGTCTCTGCTCTAGGAATTCTTCGTTATCGAATTGTTCGTCCATGCGGTTATTATACCACGACACAATAGTTGAAATCAGCATACCACCCGATAATAAAATGAGTGCAATACCTAGTATTGACAAACCCGTTAATAATGAACTAGCGGAATCGATCAAACGTGTGCTTTCAGGTGTTGCCTTAGAATCTTTTGATGGGTCAGCCAATGAGTTGTTTGATTTTACAGCCGATATATAAGTCGTTATTCCTATGATCATGATAATACTAGAATACAACATATTCAATGCCGTGTCAGATTCAATAAACCGACGTCTTAATGGGTTTGTAGACGAAGTGACTTTTAAATATAAACTTGTAAAGGCGAATACGATAAGTACCGTAAACATTACTAAAATAGTCCTCATATTGGAGATAAATATACCCCGATCCTTACCGTCATTTTTGAAATATTTAGGAGCGAAAGTTTCGCGATCGTTCTCGACAAACATCAGCTCATCTTCAACGAATTTTTTAGGGTCACTTTCACCACTATCTTTTATGAGTGAACCCGTCCTTGCGTCCCTGAGGATGTAGAACTTTGTACCGTCTTGCATGCTGATATTATCTATTATAGTACCTCCTTGTTCTGATGTTTCAAATTTGTTATTTTGTAAATAGAATACTTTCATCCCCCTTTGGATTTCTATTTGATCTACATCAACCACGCAATTCGGCATTTTCTGGTACGTTGTCATTGTCATATGATAAATGACTGCTTGTACGATACCCAAAATACCTAATACGGATATAATAAAAGTATGACTTTTTGGATGCATTATAATTTCTTTATTATATATAATATTATAAATTTATTGAATTTAATAATAATTTTTGCAAGGAATACGCTTGTTGTTCATACGGTTCGCATTCGTGAGAGCACGAATTCGTTTCGCCCATGTCAGGGTTATCTTCATTCGTATATCTCGTTTGTGCTGGTTGACCATGATGTTCATATATTTTACCTGGAAACGGATTATCAGGATTTACAGCGTTCATCGGATGACTAGATATTTCAGAAACTTCTCGGAATGAATTATCTTCTACATATATTTTATATAATTCGGGATACCTACGTTGATACACATGTATTTGTTCGTGAAATATAGTTTCTATTGGGATAATTCTATCTATGTTCAAAACTATATATTTATCTAATGTATGGTGAAATCCATTTTCATAATCAGTTCCTTTTACATAAATGATACTCCAGTCCATATTTGTAAATTTATGGACGTCAAACCAAGGTAAATTTTTGAAGTTATCAGATGTTTTCACAATATTTACGATTTGTTTTATATCACGTGTAACATTATCATGAATCATACTCAATTTATACCATGGTGGTATGGTTACTGCTTCTTTGATCAGGTTGGTATATTCATTCATAGTTGTATGTCTGGCTTTCCAATCGATTTCCGACATTTGCGCAAAATACTGAGTATTACCACTCAGTATTTTGCACGCTTCGGTTGGGCTTATCAAGTTTATATTTATATTATATGTTGTGAATTTGTCTATCTTAACTATAGTAATTGTTAACAAAATCACAAATAATATTGTAATAGCGATAATAAGTGATATTGTCATTTTATTTTTAATATAAAAATAAAATTTTATTTAAACACGGTTGGTTTGAGAACCGGTAATTGTTTATTCGTATTTTCTCGACGAACACCTCTGTTAGTATGTTTGTTGTCAACCGATATCAACAATTTTCGTTCATCTATATTAAAATATTCAGATTCTATTCTTTTACCACCTTGATTCTTTTGTTGGTTAGTGAAAGAGCTCGCGTTCACTTCATCTATTAACTTCGGTGTAGATATATTCTTCTTTCTATCATCTAATTTACGGTTAATATTAGACGATGCATTTATATCGTTTTTAGTTTTAAAGTAAGACACAGGAACTAACGGGGTATTGTTTTTATCCTCTTTCTTAAAATTAGCGTGCTTGAACCCCTCTACCAATATTATATTTTGCATTTTTATTTTATCATCGTGATCACGATCTTCAAAATGACGTACTTTTTTATGTAACTCTTTAGTGTTTTCAGTGCCTATATCTATAGTTCTTTTAATATACTGCCCAACATCGTCAACATCTATCACCTCCATATACATATTCGACGCCGGTTTACTTCCATTTGCAATTACTCCTTTGATGGGATCAGTTATAATTGATATTTCGGATAAATTATCAGTATTATATTTTATCCGAGGTGCCTCGTTTATATTATATTTTACAATAGGAATCGCCTCTGTGTTATTCTCTTCTAGAATGAGATTTTTATCAAGCACTCGCGCGTTTGTAATATCGTAATACATTGATTTAACTGATGTTTCCACGCGTGGGTCTGCGAATTTTTGTCTTGATAAAGGTAATAAATCTGTGGGTGTTTGCTCCTCTATTATGATTTTAGTACCTCCAATAGGCGTTGGATTACTGGTGATTATATCCACGGACGGATTTACGCCTCGTTCATATGTCATAATCATATCCTGCGAATTGTTAGATATCATACTATCAAACTGGGTTTTGTATAATTCACTCTGACTATGTAATATATCAGAATCTAAATTTCTATATGTATACGCCGATCGAGTCTCTTTGGTCAATCCTGATAATCCGTTTAAAGACCATCCAGTGCTAAAATTTTCATAATTTGATTTCGAAGTATTTGTTAAACTACTAAACATTTATTATATATATGAAAAAAATTATTATTATTTACTGGGATAAAATTTAGCGAGTTTCCAGTTTAAACGTCCTTTCATATCTTTTTGTTTCCGTCTCGATATATTTATCAGTATTTTTTTATCGTGTATTTTTAGAAGTTCCGGGATTGTTATAGGTGTCGTTTTGTCTATTCTGACTAACGGTCTGCACGCTTTAGTTTTCTTGATTGAAGAACCACAATCCGTTTTAACACCCTTCTTTAAATATTCTTCGACCTGCACCCATTTTTCGCGATACCATTTACCCGTACCTCCGCCATCTTTAGGCTTGGGTTCTTTATAAGTTCCGCCTCGTTTTCGGTATTCTTTATTTATCCAAGAGCTCGCATATAAACTGGGGTAATATTCAAACTTTTTCTTGGCTTTGTTTTTAATTTCATTATACAATTTAGTGTTGGTAGGTGTTGACATATTTTTATTTTTAGTTATCAAATAAAAATATTTTTAATAATCTTGAAAATAAGGCGATTTCCCATTTGGATTCATCGAATTTCCAAACGTATCTGATAAAATGTCGTCTAATGTTCTTATACAGCATGTATCAGCTACAATTTTGTCAACGGCTTCATCAGTGCACTCTATGTCACGGTTAAGCTGGCAATTAACATTTCCACAATAGTCGTTACCTGGTCCCATTCCGCTGGTATCGATCGTCACGCAGTTTACACCTGGATTGGAAGGATTATAATCATAGGGTTTTGCGTAGTCTTCGTCTTCATCGACTACTCCTAGACCTGTAGAATCATCGCATATTTTGGGATCTATATCTATATATTTGTGTTCTACTGTAGAATCATCGTCGCAAAATGCGTCTTTGAATTTGTCGGTGTTAGTTTTCCCATAAACATCATTCAGATAAGCATTCCATGTCCACGGCACAACGCCACGGTCGGCGGTATTAAGCGAACCGCAGCATTTGAGATCGTAGTCGCCAAACTTATCGTTTGGACCGTATAAAGCAATTTGAGTCATTAATTTTATATATAACTCAAGCTTTCCGTATTTCGAATGAGAAGGATCGTTCAGTATACCTGCTGTATTAAAAACATCGGTAGCATATCGATTTGTCTGACCCGATACTGATGGAACAAGTTTTGTCCATTTTTTGTGTATGGGTGCTACAACGTAATAACCTAACGGAGGCATGACTTCATCAATGTCGTCGTCTATATCAATCATATATGGTGCAAAGTTTAATTCACCGCTATCCGGATCTAATGTTTTTAAATTTCTGAAAAAAAGCTTTTTACGTTGCGAATCTATCGTAGAGTCTTGTATAGAAGGATCGATATGTCTAATGAAGTTGGAGTACATAATACTCACAAAATTTGAGAACGGCACGCCGAAATACGAAGCCTCATGATAAAGTTCGTGAATCAGTTTGCGATAAGTATTAAACTGATTGTAAAAATATTCAGGTGATTGTCCTCTGAAACAGCATTTCACATCATTCGCATTTTTGGCTCTTTTGAATAGTTCTAACCAATGGCTTGACGCGCGATTTATGAAACTACGATCATCTTCTTCCGAATCCGGTATATTCCAGAAATCATAATCACCCCAGTTTCCTCTTAAGAAAGTTTGGGAAAACGGGTGTGGCATTATAAAATCCATCCATGTTTTTCCTGCTAATTCCGGTCTGGCAGGAGCTCCGAAGCAACCATTGCAGCTATCACATAAATCGGATTTAATCAATGATATTTGTTGTATAATGTCATTATAAAAATGTAGCCCGTGGCTCTCCAAATCTCTGCGAAACATCAACCGCTGACGATACGAATCATTGAACATCATCTGAATATGAGGTCCTTTAATTAGTGGCTCGCCATTGAACATAGGTACTTTACAATCGAATAAACCTAACTTCGTTAAATTAGCTACATACATATCTATTGCATCTCTTTCTCGTCTAATATAAAAGCGTAAATCATCGTACGCTTTTTCCCAATCTGGAGCTCTAGACCAGGTCATCGCATTATCATGTCCAACTCTATACGGATCCGGGTTGTAGCTATCTTTCTTTTTATTTATTATATCCTGCCGCCTGCGATACGCGTTGTTTTGTACCTTGGTTGTAATTGCACGTCCTTTTCTATCACCTTTTTCACCTGATAATTCCGATGGACACCCGTCATCCCATTGCATAACATCACTTCTTATCCCAACACCCTTCACTCCGAATGTTGGAACTGCAGGAACTGCTAAAGACGGGTTTCGATTATCGTTGCATTCTTCATCATTTGTATAATCACCTGATCTATCTACATTGTTATATTTCCCATTTTCGCCTATACTAAAACATCCAAATTCTTGACCTGGGGGTCGTTGTTTTATGTATTTATAATTACGTGTTGATTCCATTTTTATTTAATGTAAATAAAATATAAAAAAATGAAACAAATCCCGATATTACAACAGATATAAAACTCATTTTCCATATATCAATTTCCATATCTTTTTTATTTATGTATATAAAGTCTGGTTTAGAAACGTACATAATAGTATAACACAATAATAATGATATTATAAAAACTACAAATGGTATAATTTTTGTTTTATGTCGTTCGAGAAGCCCGTCGGGACCGTATTTTTCATATTTCATTTTTTTACCTATTCCTATACCTTTTTGTAAACACTGTGTAAGATTACCCATATAATCATATTCATTTGGTATTATATTATCGTTACCACAATAAATTTTGCGCGTATCTATAGGCTGATAATTTTCATAACCATTATCAACCGGTAACCTATAACCTTTACCAATTCCTTTTCGTAAACAAGTATACCTAGTACCCAATACTGATTGTTGATTAACTAATAACGGATGATTACTATTATTTCCGCAATATGTTTGCATTTTTATTATTATTAATAATAAAAATGTATGCTTACATAATTATCTTATCGATAATTATTTCAACCGGTTTAAATATAATATTACCTACAATTGCGAGTAAATTCGCAACAGAAAAGCAAATATCACCGCCAGACGGCGCCGCCTCCCTTAATATATGGGATCAGTTTATGCATATGTTAGTTCATCATAAACAAGTTTTATTTACATCGTCGCTTTTAGTAGCTCTTATCGTTGGTATATCAGTGAGCCTTGCTATTTTAGTAGTGTCAAAGTCGAATATCAAATAACAAGCCTGTACCGGGTTATTTCGTTTTGATCAGATATTTCTATTAGATCTCCTGGGTTGAAGTTATAATATTTACAAATTGCATCGCGTTTCGACATTTTAGGGAATTTGTTAATATTGAATCTTTTCATTTCAAGGTATTCTTCGGCTGTAATTTTTCTAAATACGGGCTGTAATACGTGTTTGGTAATATTGAATTGAAGTTCATCTACGTTAAATAATTGTATTTTTACGTTGCGGGTATCATCTATTAATTTTACTGTACTAGGTGTTACTGAATCACCGTAAATTACGATAGCATTTTTTATTTTAGATTTCGCTAAAATTGAAATTAAATCTGTAGCATGTCTAATGTTTACTTTGGAATTGCGTATTATTTGAACATGTATCATATCACTTGTATTATCGTGATTCTGAGCCGTAAATGATTCGGGGTTTTCGGCTATTATCATGGTATACCCTCTATCAGAAACCATCTCCTTGCATATTTGTTTCGCTTCGTCGTATTGATCCATAAGTTACATATATGTAAATAAATCAAAATAAAAAAACGTTTTAACGGTATAATATTACCACATACATAAATATATACAATAACGTAAACGCGATAAATGACGGTGAAAATATACTACCCTGACTAGGTTGATCTATTATAGAACCAAACATATAGTTATTTAGGTAATAAACCATTAACCCCATTGATAATATCGTAATAAATATTCCAATAAATGTTTTTGTATTGTCTGCTTGTCCTTCGCGTATCTCTTTGCGACTTTTATCTCTTCCAAACGCAACAAACCCGGCTATCATGATTGCAAATCCACAATTGAATACGAATGATTCTATAAACGTATTGAAATGAAATAAACAAATGAACGACGAAATAGCGAATGATAATACAAACGCGGTAAGTTTATCCGTATATATATTATAAAACACTGCAAATACAATAGGTAGTATGATTATGGAATTTATAAGACCTCTAATACTAACATCATAGTTCTGATTATAGTACACGGTTGATTTCATTTAGTAATCGTCAATTTAATTTATAATAAATTAAATTGTTAACATATTTAAAATTCAAAATCAAATCCGTGTCCGTGCTTAGAAAAGGTTTCCACGAATTCATACGCCTCCGCGAACGAGAGGATAAGTCCTGAAACAGCTGCGACAACAACCATGTAATAACCCATACCCTTGTGCACCGTGGCCTGAGTCGGATCGACGAGATCCTTAGCCCCCACAGGCGCGCAACCATCGGCATCAGGAGAAACCCCTCCTGATGCTTTATCCCATACGAATACGGAGGATAGTAACAAGGCATATCCTATAAATGTCGATAACGACATCAACCCGGAAACAGTGCGGTTAATTTTAGCACCTTCCATTACTTCCACCCATCCAAATATCCACCCGACCAATACAAGGGATAACCCAGCATATACCATATTCTGGGTTTTCTTTTGACACGCAATCGGACCTTGTTTGGTGCCTAAACCAGTCCAAACACCGCCGGCTGAAGTGGCAGTGGCATCATTGGGGGTATAGGTTGTGTGAAAAGGACTGGTGGCAGCTATTATGTCTCCCTTTTTGTATGAATTTGTATCCTTACCGGCGACGGGCGGCGACGGCGCGGTTATGTCTACGTTTGCAACACTCGAAGTCCATTTTTTAGTCATTAATGTTGATAAAACTATAACTATGAATAAAATAGTTTGTATGGTAATATTTATTTTAGCGCTTAACATTGTTGTTTATATTATATAAATTTATTTTTTTTTTAAAAAAACTTGATCGATTTCTAAAAAATCGATTTTCTTATAGGATATATGATCACATGTGTATATCATGTCTTACATAGATATAGTAAAAGCTATTAATATTTATGCTCCTATTATGTTATACTCTAATATGACACTGGACGAATGGACGAGTCATTATAAATCTCGTATTGTTGGAGACGGAACCCTAACTCCTCGTAAAAAACAAATTTGGACAAACCTTTTGGTGATGATAGAAAACACGCGTGATAATACATGCGCGGCTGCAATTAGACAATTACATAACATAGAATCGGAAAAGGATATGCAATTCGCAATTAAAGCGTTATGGTTTCATCCCGATATTCAGATATTTGTCAATAAGTTAGTCAGGGAAAAAATCATTCAAAAAAAACCCGATGATAATCATCCTAAACGTAATAAATCAACATACGTTATATGGACTCAACTGTGTATCGCTGACAAGACCCATGGTGTGAGTAGAAATCAGTTAAGAGATACATGGATTAAAATTAAAAACGGCGATTTCCCGGAACATGTATTGTATGAAAAAATAAAAGAGGCCAAAGACTTGGCAGCGGAAGACAAACGAAGGTATAAGGAAGAACTTAATAAGTATAAATTAGAAAACCCTGAGATGGCAAATGTCAAGAAAACTTCTGAATGGTTGAAATTTAGATCGCAAAGGCTTATAGCTTTGAAAAATGAATCACCAGATGCTCCTTACCAGGAACTTATTAGTAAAATTAGCGCTGAATGGAAACGTCATAAACTTAATCAGTCTTCGATAGTCGAAGAAACCAACACCAATACCGAAGTTGTAAATGATAAACCAATTGACACCGAGGAAGAAACCGATACCGAGGAAGAAACCACTAACAATACCGATACCGAGGAAGAAACCACTAACAATACCGATACCGAGGAAGAAACCACTAACAATACCGATACCGAGGAAGAAACCACTAACAATACCGATACCGAGGAAGAAACCGTCATTACTCCTCCTCCGACTAAGAAACACACTGCTTATTGGCATTATTGCAATGATAATTCCGTGGATATTATGAATGAGATGAAGAGTCTAGGATTAACGGTTACCAAATTAAATATCAAAAAAGAGTTAAGAAAGAGGTGGGATGCGCTCAAGGGTAGTAATGAACGTGATATTTACATCGAGAAATCAAACGCAGAATAATAGATGATTCAAAGAAGGGGAGGGGAGGGGGTATAATTGGTACATAATTTAATTTAATATATAATTATATTAAATTTCGAAGGATGATTTTAACCATAATTTAGATATTATAAATGTTTCTATTTTTGATTTTACAGGTACATATTTCTCAAAGAAATCAAAATAATCACTATCAGAGTACTTTTTCGCGTCATTAACACATATAAATTTAGCCTTTTTAAACCCCAATTTATTACGTTCATAATACAACTCCGATCTATCTACATATTTGGCAATGCCTTTGTGTATCATTTCTTGGTAGCATGCACCCATAGGCGGTATATCACTTCCGCTTCTAAATCTAGAAGCGGAAGTGCGTTCCATCTCATATGGGTGTATAGTAGAAAGTATTTTTTTATCTACCATTTGTATTTGATGCGATTGTTTTGTCATATATCTATCTAATCCGTATTGTGTTTCTACGAGATTGTACAAGTTCATCCACGCTTTGCCATACGAACTCCCAGGATTTTCATATTTTGAAAACGAATTACCTTCGCCTATTAATATAAGGTTATCTTCGTCTATAAAATCGCTCATGTACATTGGTTCACCGAAAAGCGTGTCGTCATTAGAATATAAAAACCGATCAGATAATCCGGGTATATTAGCTAGATTTGCTTCGATTGCATGTGAATTAAATGTTGGTAGATGATCTTGATTTTTAAATATAACAGAATGAGGTATTATCTTGATTTTGCTGTGATTTATATTCAACCACGAAGGATAACTATCTTCAGAATACGTGACGATAAAAATATTACGTATCCAAGGTGCGAATTTTTCAATAGAACGTAAACAAAATCGTATTTCATCGTTATCGCGATATCTTTGAGGTCTAGCATCTATTTGTTCGTTTGGATTCGACCTATTATGTATTTCCTTATATTTCTGCAATTGTTCTCGCCAAACCGCATCTGTGTTATCTACCCAAGTGATTACGATATCGATAGGTTCATCCCAATTCTTATCTACTTTATCAAACTTATCCACATCAGTAACAGTTCCTTCAGCGTCCGCGTAACCATCGTCGTCTCCGTGGCGAGAAGTGGTTAAATAAACAATCAATATAAGTAATAATAATACACCGACTACTATTGCTATAGTTCTTCTTTTATTTATTTTTGTTTTAGTTAGACTCATATTTTATATATAAATATATTTAACATTTTAATTCCTAAATAAAATATGCGTGTAAACACTCCTTCGTATCCTGATATTTCCCCGTACCACGCTCGAAAATATTCATTTTTGACCCACCGCCCGCAGAGTTTAGTGGGGAGTGGCGCTGTTCGGGTCAAAATCGAATTTGTAGTCCGGCACGGGAACCAGGTAGTTTTCTCCGTACTGTCGAGTCAGGTATTCCCGGGTCAGCTCGACGGACGGGAGCATTACTTCGACGCCCAGGTAGTTCACCCTTCTCCGGGGCTGCGAGAAGAGGTAGTCGACGTCCGGCCAAAAATCAGTACCTACAACCGAGGCCACGACGTCGGCATGTACTTGGACCGGCTCGACTTCTTTCAGAGTCTCGTCGTAGTTCAGGAGCCTGACCTGGAACCCGTTGAACAGCTGCTGGTCAATCGATAGCCTCCGGCCGTCGGTCAAATCGAGGTTGCGCGCCTGGTCGGTTTGGCATACCCGGCAGTACCGCATCCATTTGTGCAGGTCGTCCTTGTGAATGCGTAGATCGAGGTCGTCATCTTGCACTATTTTTTTGCCGCGCGTAAACTCTAGGAGGTTACCGTCGGTCAGGGCGTAGCGGATTTCCTCGTCTTCCAGAACGGACACGATGCCCTTCAGGAGTTGGTGGCGGACTTCGGTTACCTTTCGGAACGTTTGTTCGGTGATCGGAAACTTCGAGTGTTGGAAGGTAAATTTTTCCTTTGATATTATACTACGAATAAATAGTAACGCAAACACAACTAATAACAATAATAATATAGTTAATAATAATAAATAATTCATGTTTTATTTTAAAAATAAAAATTAAAATAAAACATGAATTATTTATTATTATTAACTATATTATTTATTGGTGTTGCCATTATCATAGTGCTTAGTAAATATCGATACGATGAAATGACTAAATTGTCATTTTGGTCCTCTCGAAACAAAGATAGACACGCTGAATTGATACAAATGTTAGATATTATGAAAGATAAATTCGATAGGGTTAATATTGAATGGTATCTAATAGCAGGTGGTTTATTAGGGGCTGTTAGAAATAATAAATTAATCCCTTGGGACGATGATTTAGATATAGGTATACGATATAATACAGAAAGCGATAGAAAACGATATATTAAACTGATACTATCTTTGTATGAGGATGATGAAAACGTAATAGTGACCGAAGAAACCATATTAAATCCGTTGAAAATACTAAATAAAAACAATGGTGTATTCATTGATATATTCTTCTATACTAATATAAGCGATGATATAATTCATTCGTCTAACTCGAAGGATCGACTTTTATACCCGTCCGCGTGGTTTCGCAATTCAGAACTCGATAACAAATCATCGGTTACTCTATACGGTAAAGAATATAGATGCCCTTCCAACACCGTTAATACGTTAAAAAGATGGTACGGGGATGATTGTATTGATACGTTCAGAGTAACTCACGCTCATGATTCTCTTAATATATTAGACAGAACTATTCTAAGATTGGGACACTATATATTTTCAAGTAAGATTCGAGAAGAACATTTCCAGTTTATTTGGCGGTGAATTAATTATATTTTAATTCATATGCTATAAGTAACATACACCCTAGCGTTGTAAGATTACCAAGCATCGCATAATACTTACGACCAGTAGGTGGGAAGTAGAACACAATAGTTGTTATAAATGTAAATATTGCAAGCGTTATAGCTGATGCTACTGCAATTTGTTTATGTTTGTTTGTTAATAATGAATATATAATAATAATAGGTGCCAATAGCTGAATAATAATAGCACCTACTATTAGAATATCTGCCATCCCAGTGCTCAAAATAGTTGCGTTTTTTAGTAAACGATCACTTGACTTTTTAAAATTAAATATTTTGTCAATCCCCGATAAAGGAAACATCAACAAGCAAATAACGAAAATAATAATCAATGTTGTATTCATTTTATATAATGTATCATTATATAAATTTACCATGGAAAATCATTATATCTAGTTTGGATATCCGGTAAATCAAGATCGTTGTGAATCATGCAATTCATCCCGTATCTATCGCATGATTCACCGCACAATTTACTGCATTTTTCTTGGAATAAAATACATTTCCACCCGTTTTTCTGAACATTAACACCGGTATTCAGCACACCAAGAACGCTCATATCACTAGTTATATTTAATAATTCGTTTACGTACATCATGTAATGAGTTGGTATCGGATTTTCATAAATATGTTTGATAGCCTTATATATAATTGGATTGCGCGCAGGTGTTACTATAATTCCATTGTACAAGCACTTATTGGGTTTAGCGCATATAACGCCGTACCATGTCTTATTATCGAAGTGTTTATTGAATACATCGTCTATATGTTGTGTAAACTTTGTTTTAATATCGAAATAGTACCCGCCGAATATGTACAGAATACAATATCTCCAGAAATCAGCTTTGTGAGCACCTGTTTCCATAGATTTAAAAATAGTTACTGCAATGTCTCCATAATACCTATCTAAAAATTCTATACAGTCTATGTCGTTGTATATTTTTATCGTATAACCGCTGCAATAAAGTTCTATATTACGTTTAACATATTCGGGTATCTTTGACAAATCATGATAAGTCATGTAAACGACTTTAGGTATAAAAGTATCGCTTTGTATTAAAGGGTTCTTATTTTGTAATTCATATTCAGTTGGGCATTCGTATTTTACCGGGTGATTCGATAAGTCTATTACGTTAATAAAAGGGGTTCCTTTCGTATAATCAATCAATAATAATATTATTGTAATTATAATTATAACTGATACGAATACAACTAACGATATTTGTTGTGATGTACTTAACATTTATTATTTGTTAAAATAATATTTTAAAAAGAAGTGTTTGAAGTTTAGGTCTTGTTGTAGAAAATCGATTTCTGGAGACGATCTATATCACAAAAAAAGTATCACGGTAGGGTAATCGTGATTAGGAAGAAAACCTTTAAATAACGGCTATGGTTTTATTTATGTGTTATTGATTATACAAAGTCAATTTACACCGTTGCATTGATCTTCTTAGAGCACTTTTTTGCTGGGCGTATCGTTAGAGCATAAGCGAGATACGTTATTTAAACAGTATTAGAAGCCAGTTCTTTGGTTTATATTGTGATGGAGACGAAGGTGGAGATCCCACTTTTTTGTACGTTTATTTTATATGATTGTTTCACAAAAAGTATTCCAATAGACAACTGATACACGCTATGGAGAAGCTTGATACCTATAAGTGGACGAGCATTGTTTTATTTTGTCGAATGAACAGTGTTTAGCAGTAAAAAATGGTTCGATACGCCATGGGGATGACCCGAAGATATCGCGAACCCTTCGATGCTTACATCGTGCCTGGTGGGTGTGCTTGGAAAGGAAACTTAACCAAGAAAATGACAATTATCCAGGGAAAACAAAACAACATTTGAGTGTATGTTTGTCTGCGTTGTTTATACGATGCAGTTAAATTCACTTGTCGAATATTATTTTAACAAAGAAAACAGTATGGAAGGACAGAGGATGACGGAAAATCGTTTTTCAGAAATGAATATTACCTATTTAGGTAGTATGTACACCACAATGACTACTGAATATTACCCCACCATTGGCGGTTGGGGCGGTTGCACTTGCGACCATTGCATGGAAGACGAGAGATACTGGCAAAATGGAGTGTCGGAAAACGAGTGGGAAAGCGAGTCAGATGAAGAAGAGGAGGAGGAAGTAGTAATCCCGAAAAAGAGTCGGGTAATTCCTCCTGTGATTCTTCTTAGTAAAGAAGAACAGATGGTAAAAGCGGCTATGTTTAACGAGGAAAGTAAGCGTAAACAAAAGAAATATGTAGAAGATATGCGTAAAGCAGAGGAAGATCGTTTGAACAAGATCAAACAAGCAAAGATGGATGCTATTTTGGCTTCTCTACCTAAATTCTCCACTAAAATGATGGAGAAAATGGAGATTGAACGGAAGAAGCTCGATGCGATCAAAAAGAAACAAGAGAAACAGAAACGATTGACAAAGAAGAAATCCACTACTTATAAAAAAAGAGTTTTTGTCGCCCCTCATATTACTGTCAAGGGATTTTGCACTACTCACCAAGATGTTCAATTAAAATTCCCTGAGGTGTGGAAGGATGGGAAATTTGTCAGAGCAGCCCGTATCATTTCATGCTCGAAATGCAAGCATGACGCGTGTGCGCAGAAGAAAATCAGACAGGAATTGAACAAACAAAAGAGAGATATAGAGGATAAGAAATACCAGGATAATATTACCCGGATTAATGCTGCTATTAAACACGCTGAAAAATTAGCAGCTGAACAGTCCGTGGATGAAAAGGACGACCTTTACGCGTTGGAAACCCCAGAAGAAAAAGATGTTAGGATAAAGAGAGAAATCAGAATGAAAGAGTTCGCGGAATTTAAGAAACGTGAACAAGATATGTTTGTTAGTAAGATTACTGAGAAAATACAAGATAATTCTCTCGTTGACGTTTCAAATGCTCAAATTATAGAAGAACCCGTTATTAAGTCAGAGGAAGAAAACAATTGGGTCAAGGTGGAAACTAAGGCGAAAGAAAAAAGCGTCCAGAAGGTTGTAAACGATTTATTTGTATTCGCATCTAACAAGCCGCAGAAGCCGAAAACGACGTCGGGTAGTGTTAATGGCGTTGATGATGATTATGTTGATTTTACCAAACAGAAACACATACTAAATAAGCCCCATGTAATGTGTAGGTTTGTTATGTCGGGTCAAAAGTGTACTCATACAAAGTGTAATTTCGCACATACGTACGCGGATTTGCATCCCAGGAAGTGTGGTAACAAGGTATGTCGTCTTGTTCATACAGTCAATAACATGTACATTAATAAAGGGAAAAAAGTATGTGGATACATACACGAGGGAGAAGATAAAAGGAGTCTGGGTACGAGGCTTAAACTTAAAGACGTGCCTAAAGCAATAGTAGACACTGCTTTTATTTCGTCCAAACAGGTTACAGCAATTGCAATTACTCCTATGTCCGATCGGGTTCTTAAACCCTATTCAGCCACGCAAGCTTGGGGTCCTGTGATGTGAGATAGATAGGGTGGGGTATATAATACATAAATTTAATCATAAATACTTTTTTCTTAAAAATTCCTTGAATGCAAAAAATCTACTTATCATGATGATTTTTATATAAAAATCATCATGTCTTACATGTATAACAAGAATATGAAGTTTTGCAGATCCTGCACTGAACCTGGAGGAAAATGCCACGGGCAAGATCGTTGTAATTTCGCACATAGCATAAAAGAAATAAGACCAGACCTTTGTCCGTACGGGGGGAATTGTAGAGCAAGATGGAGGGAAGATAGAACATGCGGATACATACACGAAGATGAAACAAAAGAAGAATATGCGAACCGTCAAGGGTTTTGCGAGCGTCGAAAAATGTTAAATAAACCAAATACAAAACACAAAGGAATTCAAGACTTGACGGCATTGGAATACGCATTGCATGTTATTACCCAACTTGAAAAGTATGAAGCAATTGATTCTTGCGCAAACAGAGGAGCATTGATCATGAAAAAGTGGGGTTGGGAAGAAGGAAAGGGGTTAGGAAAAAACTTGGATGGGGTGTTACTTCCATTAAACCCATCGAAACCGTCGAAAACAATGATATGTGAAAAATCAAGACCGAAAGGCCCACTTGAACCAGTGGAATTTGTAAAGTCTTGTTAAATGAGAAAAATCGATTTTTTTGTAACTTTAATCAAAGTTGGAGTGTATGTCTGCTAAGTCTACTATTAAGAATATTATTACCCAGGAAACCGAAAACAAAGAACTTATTCTTCAATGTATTAACGTTCTTCCAAACGAAAACATCTCATACGTAGCCAGGTTGGTAAACGAGAGTGAAAGTTTGAACAGCCTTCAAAGCTCATTGGAAGAGAGACTAGAGGATTACGATAATGGTGCTTCGAACGACGACGGGTTCTTAGAACTCGAGGCCACCCTTCTAGGTGTGCTTTTGCTCGTAACTGGAAACGAATCTAGCGATTACGAGCCCCACAATTTATTCTCTATAGCACTTGATGAAATTTCATATTATGAATCAGATAACCCGATGTGTAGAGAGCTGAGATGTTTAGAAAAATATAGCAAGTTTGGGGATGCCTACCATCTTGAACCCCACCAGTTGCCTATTTCCGATGAAGAGTGGAATTCTTTGCCAAAGAAAGGAAAGAAGGGTGCACTCGTGGCATTGTGCGAGAGTAGAAAGTTCGACAAAAAAGACAAAAGGGGTACTGTGGCTGTATTAGAAACTAGATTAAGGGAATGGTCAGAGAGACAGATAAGATCGAACGAACTAGAGATTGGAGATAAAACGGAGAGGATGTACAAGATTCTCTCTTGAGCTGAGCGACAGAAAAAAAACAAAATTAAGCCCCCTACTTTTTGAGGTGTAAAAACTTCATTAGGTAGGGGGCTTTTTTGCGTTCAGATTGTGACATCATTTAGTTATGTCCACAATTATTATTTATGTTGAAAGAACGTGAAATTCCTATTCCCTTATCAACATAATCAATGTCACCTGAATGTGTTGCATTACTTGTTAATCTTGATGTTAATTCTCCACCTGATAATTTCGGATCGCAAACGGTGGAAGTACCGTAACCTCGCGACTTACCACTTGCAACACAATGCATTTGATAAAAGGGATCGCATTGTTGGCAAAAGTTATCACAACCATTAGTAGTTTCACAACCTGGTCCACAACAACCGTCTCCGGATATGTACGGTGCAACTTTTTCACTTTTTTCTTGCACAGACCAATTTTGATTTGGTGAATACTCATGATTTAAATTGTTAGCGTATTCTCTTCCATAAGACACTTCATCGTGGCGGCTTGCTGCAAAATAATTACCTGAGTTAATCAAATCGCGCGCCTCTTCGCTAAAATATTGAGGAAAAACACCGGAAAAACACTGATCAAAAACACCAATTTTGTTTATATTTTCGTGTCTGCACAATTCCATATCGAAAACCAACTCTTCTGGTTTATAAATATCACAATTTTCCACAGATGATTCCTCTGCGCAAGGTGTATACAAAGATAAACCTTCTTCCTTCCCGTGACCTGTTGTAAAAATTGCTATGTTACCTTTTCCTTCGGCATTGTCTGTAACAAAAGTATTTAAATTTTGACATGTTCGTTGTATTTGGTTTCTTATTTCGCTTTTATTATTTGCATAATTAAGTTCTGCAACCGGAATACCCGACGTATAAGGTTCCAATTTTTCCGCGATATCTTCGTATGTTTCAGCTATTCCTCTAAAAATAGAAGTAGGAAGTTTTCCTGTTTCCTCATAATACGCTGTCCATATAGCTACCCACCTTAGTTTATCTTCTCCTATTTTTGGACCACCGTAAAATACTTTTACGTAATATCCAGCAAGGTACAATTGCCCAAAATATTGCAAAACGTTATCTGAATAATCATTGTATGCTTGTAACCAATCTGTACCACCCATAATTATAATTGCTTGTCGCGGGTTATGTGCCTTTTCTGTAGGACAATTAGTTGTGGCGAATGGTGGAGGGCGATCATATAAAACTTCGTCAACACCAAAAGTAAAAGTAAATTTATTCTTAAAAGCTTCGTGTTGTCTAGCGTGCGATTTTATAAACATTCTACCTTCGGGTATAAACGAAACTTTGTGTGTTCTGGTGTTGTAATGAAAATTAAAAAATTCTTCATCAGGTAACGGTAGTAAACACGCGGTTTGAGTTGAATTTAAACGTTCAAAACGTTGTTGATTTATTAGTTGATGAACAAAATATGGAGAAGGTGTATTTAATTCTCTATCGCTTTCGTATACTATTCGAGTAATATTGTTACTATTTTTGTCTACAAAAATAGTAAGAGTTATCATATGGGAGTTTTTTGTTAAATTTGTTAAATTTCCCCCAAGATTTTTTTCCGTAATTTCGTTTGGAATCAGATCTAAAGTTTGTTTTATTGCGTCGTCTAAAGAGTCATCTATGTTTGTCACCCCGCCGTCCTCATTATTAAATGCATCATTAAGGTGTATAAAACTTGATTTATCAGCGTCTAATAACGTATTAAAATCTAAGACATTACTTGTGGTTAAGCAATATCCTGTTGCGTTATCTAAAGGTAAAGAATTAGGTACAGTTAAATAAGTTTTAATGTCGTTACTGCTGGGATTCATTTCGATAACAGAAATTGGTTGTTCACACACACGCTGTTCCATGTATAAATATGAATTTGATGGTTTATTTAAATGAGCGTACATTTGTAAGTGTAAATTTGTCATTTGTTTAAAATAAATAAAATAAATAAAAAAATGTTATGTTAACTTCTTTTTCATCGCAGTCTTTGATAGGAAATGTGATAAGTACTGATTATGTACTTAAAAATAGTAAACGAAAAATAACTTTTCAATATATAAATATATTGAAAAAATAAACTTTTAGTTAATAATATAAACACATGTTAGAGTTGCATCACACTATATTATTAATTGTAAGTATAGTGGTATCCATTTTAGCAATTATATTGGATATTATCGTATTATCTAAAGACTATTCAAAGTTTACAAATACCCGACATGGGAAAACAGCGGAAACATTCATTTATTCAGGTAGTGAAGAAGAAGAAATAAATAAATAAATAAATAAATATACACAATTAAATAAAATCAATGATAGGAAGAAATAATAAAAATCATAATAAAAATCAACTCGCTCGTTTTCAGCGTCATTACATCGATTTGAACAATATAAATAAGAGTGAAAAGTTGTTAACAGTTCAGCAATACGATGCCGATGACGATGTATTGCGAAATAATCAGAGTGAATTTGATAAAAAATACAGGTTTATGATATATAACGCACTTGACAAGGGACTCAAACCTACACCATATAGGCAGTTACGAATAAGCGGTGTACTTCGGTATTTTAATTTACGCGAAGAAAAAGCCAAACAATTAAATTCAGATGCATACAGAAATAAACGTCTATCTCATATTTTGTCTAAAAAAAGACAATACATTAGATTTGTGTCAACTGATTGCGATGAATATGCAACGTTTGAATTTTCACCTACAATAGATCCTTTCGCACGCCCCCCGTGGGCTCGTAAGATTTGGGACGGGTCGTCGAAATTGGCGGATACACCTGAAATATGGCCCTCGACGGGATGGGGTGATTCAAGACAAAACGTCAAATACACTGGTAATCGATTACCAGTATTTGAAGAGTTATCGCAAACACCTGACACATCTGACGATAGCGATGAAATACAAAAATCCATCGGAGATATGAGTCCTCGTCGTCGGATGTCGTACGCCAGTGAAATAGCACCTGTATGTGATGTAAATCCTGAAATTACAGCTTACCTGCAAACTGTATACCCCGAAAATCCCAATGAAACAGAGGAAGATAAACGAGGGCGAAAAAGATTTAGAAAACAGTTAAAACAAGCGAAAAATAGGTTAATTAAAGAGTTGAATAAAAACACAGATACTCTTATGATACTCGAAAAAACCATAGCAAAAATGGCTATGCAAGAAAATTACGATCTCGAATCAATGGAAGTTTTGAAAAGACGCTTATCAGACGCGCGGTACAATTACGATAAGGCTTATCAAGATTTCTATACATTCTCGTATTTACCGTCGTAAACAGTCAAAATAATTTATTGTAAATTTTTTACAATAAATTACAAAACGCACTCTCAAGTGCTTTAAGAAACAAGATTGGAGTGTAACTAGACGATTTCGAGATCGAGTTCGAGATCGCTGTCGTATGAGTTGTTAATTGGTACGAAAAATGGAAAATTTACGACGCTAGTTGGGGACGGCGGAGATACCGTAGGTGGGGGTGACGGGTTTATGATGTCAGGTATTGATGACGACGATATCGTTGAATTATCATCTACGTTATCATCAGTTGTATGTAGATATAAGAACATACCCGGCATGAGATGATGCGTAATTGCACCCAATTGAAAAGCTATAAATACACCTGCATACGGTAGCCAATTCCAAAATTTTATATTGTTAGACAAATTGTTCATGATAATTTTGTAAATAAGTTTATGATTATATATCGATTTTCTTCAAGCAAACCAGACAGACTCTCACGGACGACGATGCACCCGAACCAGTGGTAGTCATTGTATTTACTATATTAGTTCTCGAACATCCACACATACTACAGGTAGTCGCTGCACACATAGGGGACATACTCCCCCCATCAGTTTCGAACTTTTCAATAGCTGACATCAGCTTATTATATGTATCACTGTGTTTCACACTGGTGTTTTTTTTGAATATTTCAGGTTGGATTTGACTCTCGGGGCGGGAAGGAATAGAGAGTGATCTATAATATCTATAAGTAATGGTTTTATCGACCATCCTTTCAATCTTTCTCCTGTAAGCAGTGGTAATCCTTCTACTCTCGTTGATGATTGCAGATATGAATTCAGCGGGGGTTAGTTCGGGTTTCTTGAACAGTTTAATGATAGGCGAGCTTGATTTCTTTTGTTGTGCGGAAATTGCACTGACAACATCTATAGTGAATGATAATGGAGACGTTTTGGTGTTAGTTAACATTGTTTGCAACTCGAATAACCATTTGGAGTTGTTGGTAAAGTTAGGATTGGACTTATTAATATCAACAAGTTCACCCGAAATAATACTCATCGAGATACCAAGTAAATCTTTAGCTGGGATATTCTGGATGTTCTTAGGTTTTTCTGACATAGAAGATATCTTCAACTCGGGTTTAGCCCGACGTTTCTTCTGATCCTCGATTTTCTTTTTGTTCGTTGTTGTTACTTTAGTAGGCTTTTTTACATTCAACTCTTCTTTGACGAGGCTAGTTTTTTCATCGATTGACATTTTATTCCACGATTCGGAATACCGAGCTTTAGCGCGATTTAACGCGGATAAATACCCGTTATGTTCTTTCTTTTTTCCTAGTTTCACGATATCAGATTCTTGAGGTACAGGCATTTCTCTCGTGCCAGTGACAAACCATTGTTTGTCGTCAGTCTTTGTAGACTTAATATTCTTGTTGGGTTTTACAACAATTTTTTGTCGGCGATTGACCATCCGGTGTTATTTGTAATATAAATCAATAAAAAAAATCTATTTTATGCGAAACAACTCCAAAAATATAATATACAAATTTTATTAAAATTAAATGTTATAATAAATGCCTAGTTATTCTCCTCGACACCGAGATTCGCCATTTCCTAAAAAGATGAATCGCTTTACGAAAAAATGGGAACAGGATAAACCGTTATATATACCTGTTGAGAGCTCCAACCCCAAAAAGAAAGGTATGGTATATGTTAAGCGCGAGGGTAAAACAAAATTAATACATTTTGGAGATGCAACCGCTGAGGATTATCGACAACACAGAGATAAAGATCGCCGCGAAAGTTATTTGAAACGAAGCGCCAAAATAAGAGATAAGAACGGGAAATTAACTGCGAATAACAAAAATTTCGCAAATTATTGGGCTCGGAATTATTTATGGTAAAAATATGTACCGTTTTACAAAAATGAATTTTTATGATAATAAAATTTAATCAAATTACGGATGAGTCGATCAACCAGTAAAACTGAATATATAACATGTGATATTTGCGCCGAAGATATCAACGGAAATCGCGCTAGAAAGTTGGTAAACTGCGTGTATTGTCAAGGTTCTGCGTGTAGAACCTGTTGGGAGACATACTTCTTAGACGCCAAAACGATAGGTTGTATGTATCCATCGTGTCAAAAGACGTGGTCGTATAAGTCACTTCACGATAATTTTACTCATTCATTTATCAACAGCAAAATTAAAAAAATAAGAGAGGACAAATATTTCGAGCAAGAAAAAGCATTATTCCCAGCTACCCAAGATCTAGTAAAAAACGCTATTAACCACGACAAACGAAACGATATACATAAAGATTATATGGATAAATACACGGTAATCAGAGATAATTATTGTAAACGTAAAGTAGAAATTATGAAACATTTCGGTAGACGGTATCCGTATACCGGTGGATATATACTTACAACTTACGCACCAGGTAGTAAACATATTAATTTGGTAACTGAGGATGCATTATATCAAATTTGGAAAGATGAGGGTAAAGCTGAATGGGGGGACCTTGATTTATATACATCGAAAAAAATTCCAATTTCAGATATTTTGGATAACGATGCTATTGATATGATGCATCGAGTATTTGTTAATCAACACACATGCAGTTGTAAAGGAATGAGAGTTAATCGCCCTGAATATAAGTGTCCTATAGATACTGATGGGAATGTTTCGCATTTCATAGCATGCGTTATCATGATAATATTCCACACAGAGGGTCAATTGTTTGAGTTTATTACACCAAATACTAAAATATGGGATAATCGAATACTATACAGAATATATAAAAAAGAATACCATGAAATTAACAGCCAATATTGGGCCGAAAGTAGGACACTTAAAGTTATTAGAAACGAAGAGCTTAGTCATATACCAACCGAAACACAGGACTTAAATAGGAATAATACACATCGATTTATTAGATCGTGTCCCGAACCGGAATGTAAAGGGTTTCTAACCAATAATTGGAGATGTGGTTTATGTGAAAAACACGTATGCTCGTATTGCCATGTATCGCTAGGCTGTGATAAAGACATGGACCACGAATGTGATCCGGCCATGGTAGAAACAGCAAAGTTAATAACAAGCGAATCGAAACCGTGTCCTGGATGTCATATAAATATCACCAAAATTGATGGATGCGACCAAATGTGGTGTACTCAATGTAAAACAGCATGGGATTGGAAAACAGGACAAATAGAAAAACGAGTTCATAACCCGCACTACTTCGAATACTTGCGATCGGGAGGAAATGAACGCGCAGCTCGAGATCCAAATGAAATTAGATGTGGCAGAGAGATAGATGAATTTTTTGTGACTTCAATGGTGACTTTATTTACAGAGAAAAATATACAAAACGATATGGGGGTACTTGGAGATAAACTCGTTTCGACTTTAAGATCGGGCTTGCATATCACAAGCATTATACATAAATTTAACGATCCCGAACCGAATACCGAATATCTTAGAATATTATACATGAGGGGAAAAATAAAGATAGAAGAGTTCAAACGTCGTATCCAAATGATGCATAAAAAATACCATAAAAACAAGGAAATATACAACATACTCGCCATGGTAAATACTTCCACAACGGAAATTCTATATAGGTTTCGAGATCGACTTGAAAATTCACAAGGTGAATGGGGGGTAGAACACGTAGATTGGCAAGACTGCAGAGCTATATTGAATGAGATTACACCGCTTACAGAATACGCAAATGATTGTCTGCTAAGTATTTCTAGTGTATTCAAGTCGATACCTTTAAAAATAACATATGATGAGCTGATAGTCCGCACCGACGAACAAATATTCGGGTTATATAATTCCAATACAATGAAACCGATAAGATAGCTGTTATGATATTCCGGTGGGGTGGGTGTGTGAATGTGCGTGAATACACGAGTAATAAAATTGATTTTCGTAACAATATAATTTTACGAAAAACAACTATATGTCTTGTGTCACTCGTTTAACGCATAATAATATTAAGACTAAGTTCTGCGATGCGTGTCGTGTTAATTCCAATGTAGATAAATGGTATTACAAGTCTGGCATGAAAGGGGTCAAGGGTCCGTTTACGAATTGTCAGATGCGTTATTGGTTTAAAACATACGACCACATAGACTGTTATTTTACAGTAAGTGTTTCGCCGACTGGTCCCTTTAGAGAGTTGTATAAGATATTTCCGTCCCCCTACGAAGCGTTTAAGTGTAAAGTGGCGTAAAATCGATTTATTTAATATTCGCGATGAATAATTTGCATGCCTCGGTGTATAAAAGAATATAATTTACGTAGGTATTTTGAAGATACCATGGATATACATGAAATAAAAATATTTGGGTTTGATTGGGATGGAAGTGTTGGGAATAATTCTTGGTTTGTATTTACATCAGACGGATTTGTTTGTTGGTTTGTGCATGGATATGAAAGTTACCCTCATTATGATTTTGAAATAATTAAGAGAGCAGATCCAGAGGACTGGACTTATATAGGACCGTGGAATTCATTTGGTTTAACGGACCATGACTTTCGTGGATGTGATTTTAGTTCGTTTATGTTCACAGGTACGCGATTCATCAATTGTAAACTAACTAGACATCAACACGATATAATTCGGTCATGGCCGAATGTTGACTTGGTGGATTGCGAAATATATTCAGATAACGATAATAAAACAATTATTACTATTTCTTAAAAAAAATTATATTTAAGATATTGATTTTATCATATAAAAATATGATAAAATGTTTAAACAAGTTACATTTAATAATATAACGACGGTTTTCACCGTTTCAGAAGATGGAAGATGTATCAGATCAGAATTACCTTTACGTCCCGCGAAGGAAACATTGGATAAAGGTAATCGTAAAAAAAGCGAATTTAATAGTTGGTCTGACAAAAACCCACAAATTATACGTTATTATTTTAAATAATTACAATCACAAAACGTTTCATCGGCGTTGCAGTATATGCAATAGCCGCAATCATGTGGCCAGTTCAAAGAACCGCATTTTACATTACACCACCCCCTGTTTTGCCAATATTCTGTAGTTGCGTAAATAGAATTCACATTTTTATGTAAACATGTTTCAACCATCACGTCATCGCAATCGGTAACTAACCTTCTAACACAGTTTGATAATAATTCAAATAAAACTTTATTTAAATTTTCTCGATGTAATGGATCAAAGGTGTAAATATACGTCCACAGTTCACTACATAATATATAATAGTCCATTCCAGTCATAATAAATTTATTTATATTTGTCATATAAATAATATTTTTTCGATTTTAATATATTTTTGCATGATACAAATCACTACTCGATTGTTTAGATTCAGGAACTATTATAGGTGGGTTGGTGTAAGTGCATTTAGAAATGTATTGATCGGAAAAAGGCCAGTTTCGATTATATTTTTGGGGGTAATCAAATGAATACTTTAATTTGTCCGATCCAACTGCGATCTCACCGCATTTATGTAAATCATCGATATCTTTGTCTAACCCTAGTTCAGAGATTTTATCAGGTATGAAATTCGCGTTATAATCGGTTGGTGATGGTAAGCAATTATTAGACGTACCGCATATGTATGATTTGTATGCGAATTTATTCGTATCGGTTTTTCCTAAACCCGAACATTTATGTGTTTGAACCATTCGCGGGTCATTATTAATTTGGCATTTTTGACATCTATACTTTCCAGGATAGGCTTCGTCGTCGACAATATATCGCCCAACCGGGCATTTTGGATCTTCTTCTGATTTATTGAGCGCGACGTCGCAGTGTGGCCCGGACCATTCGATGTAATCTTTATCATTATATTTAATTGCGCAATTACACACGCCCTCAGTACAAGTTCCGCGGTAATTACAATCTGCAGCGGAATTACATGTTGGACATGTAATTCCTGCATCGTCTGTTTCAGCTTGTTCGCAATCGGACTTGCTATTATATACACCCGTACCATCGAATACTTCCACGCAATTACGCATTCCACTTCCACATTTCCATGTTCTTCGACAGCGCTGCGAACATTCGTCTTGCGAGTCAAAACAACTAATCTTATTATCTAGGTCTTCACTGCAATCGCCGGCGACATTGCATGTGGCATCGTCACCATTATTACATTTGAATTTGCATTGATTCTCACATTCCTCTTTTGAGGCAAAACCTAACCCGCCATTACCCGTTTCATCCTGGTAGCATTTTCCATCGCCATTGCAGAAAAAATTGTATTTTTTACAGCTGGAACTACACGCTGCAATAGTCGAGTAAAATCCAGTAGGATCACCTTGGGGTGGTTTAGTTTGTCTAACACATACACCTTCATATGGATCGCATTTATAATTACAGGCATTACAACACGACTCTTGCGTATATACCCCGTCGGTATTCTTTATGCATTGGTCGCAATCACCAGACTGATACGTATTCATAGATCCAATAATAAGTTCTTCTGCAGTTGAATCATCTTTATACTCATCGTCGGTAAATTTATTATAAACCGATTTCAGCTCATCTGTATCCATATTTTGAATGGACTCTTTTGTGATTTTACATGAATATTTGTCTTCGGGAAGGGTACGACAATCTTGTTCGCACGATGTTTTATCTAAATATGAATCTGAATTAACGTTGACATCGTAAGTACATGTATTATCTTGTTGACAAAAGTATGGTTTTTTAATACCTCCTGACCCTTGTAATTGAGCGATAGGTTCGGGATCAACACTGTTATGCGATGTGTTTTTTTGTTGCTGGACTAATAACGCGGCAAATATAATCAAAGTCGACGCGATTAATATTACTATGGTTTTTGCCATTTACTTATATATATGTAATAAAATTATTATCGAAATATTTTTGTGATTATACGATGTAAAAAGTATACAATGAATGTTACAAGAGAAAAATTTCAGATCGCATCTGATTTACATATAGAATATATGAACGAAATTGTGGACCCGCTTGATTTCATAGTCCCATGCGCAGACCATTTAATTTTAGCAGGAGATATAGGATCATTGTATAGATACGATCAGCTTTTCAATTTTTTAAATAACGTGTCTAAGTATTTTACCAATGTTTTATATATACCTGGAAATCACGAATATTATAAACCGCGCGATATGAAAATAAAACCCCTTACTTTTAACAAATTAAACGATATCCTAAAAATAATCGAAGATAAGATACCTAATTTATACGTTTTAAATTGTAAAAGCGTTATAATCGATAATGTCTGTATTTTCGGATGTACGCTATGGAGTAATATTACATGTGATTTACCTAAATTTATAGTCCGAATACATCAGTTTGACACCCAGACCTACCTAGACCTTCACAAATCCCACGTTCAGTATATAGAAAATATGATCGGGTACTGTAAATCGAATGGTTTAACTGCATATTGCGTTACACATCACCCTCCAACATTCGACGTAATAAACATGGCAAACCGCAAACAGAAATTCGTATCCTTGTACGCAAGTGAACTGGATCGTTTACTAACCCGTGATATACATACGTGGGTTTTCGGACATGTACATAAAAATTTCGATTTGAATTATAACGGTTGTAGATTAGTAAGTAATCAACAAGGAAGAGCCAAAGATAATGTAAATGACTTCAGTAACTGTTTTACGGTATAATATATAATTTAGATGGAATAAAAATGATATTTTGAAATGCAATAGATAACTATAGATAATTAACTATGTCGGATTACGCAACAATACATCATACCGGGCGAAGCATGTTTTTCAAAGATGGCTTTGTAGATGTAGAATCGAATACTATGAATAGTGTGAAAGACCCGCAAAGATATTTGATAATGCAAAATGATTTTTATCACACTACCAACGCTGAATTAAAGGAAGAGGCGAATGCCTTACAAATCAAACAACAGGATCAAGAGAATGAGATTGATAAATTAGAAGTGTCGCAAAGATACTTAAGAAACGAACTTAAAAACTTTGTTTTACTCAGAGAATTGGAGAAGCAAAAAAACGCGTTGTGGGTGAAAAAATTCAACTGCGCGACGCAGTTGAAAGATTCAACCGTGTTTATACTAAAGTATTATTCGTGTTTAGGCGTGGGCGGTTTCATCGTTCAGATTACTCTAGATACGTTTATAAAAAACACTTATATACTTTTAACGTTGCAAACTTCACTGCTGGCGGTGTTATATTGTATTATAAATTTTCTGCGTATAGACCCTGTTCACTATATAGATAATGCTGCATTGTTGGATTCAAAAATAAAAACCTTTGATAGGTCACTTGATGATCTGAACGTCGAAATACGAGAAATAGACGCTAGTAACGATTTCATAACTAAATATGTAGAATCATTGTAAACGATATATATATATATATATATTTGAATTATTAATTAATAATTCAAATATGTTTATTAGAATGTTATTAACAAATATAGTCGAATTATTCAATTATTTCGCGTTTTTTAAACACGCACTTTTGTATGACAAAAAGGAAGTGTTACCATCGCATATGCATAATATCACAATTAAACAACTTGAGTGGATTGCTTTAGACACTAAAAATAACGATGGATGGGGTTGGGTTGATTTAGATGATTGTGTATAATGTATCCGCCTTACAAACCCCTATATTAGAATCTGATTTTAAGTGTTTTTTACGCGAAGATGCACACGTGTGGAAAAGACAACCTCAGAAAGTTAAATGAATTAGTAATTAATTATAGTAGTTAATATCTAATTATAGTAGTTAATATCATTGCATGTGTTTGTATTATATAAAAATATAATACAAATAATTAATTTCCGATAAACATCCTAGTGAATAGGTATTGGGGTGGTAGTAAAAACGCGTATACTATTTCTAACCAATTTGATTCTTTCGATTGTTCTGATTTCAATTTGAACCTAGGACTTTTAACAGCAACACTTACAGAATATGGCACTATCACAAACATCCACAAAAATATAATTACGAGTACTACACCTCCTAATTCAGCTAAATTCATTTCTTTTTATTCCTGTAAATATATTTTATTTTTATTTAGTAATTATATTATGAATTCCCTTAAAAGCGCGATCGCGAGTTTTGGAGGCTCACCGCTGACAAGCCGCGCCCGCTCGGTTGCTCCTCAGCCTTTCCACATCCACCTCCCCGCGAGAGCTCCTCAAGGATCTCAAGAAGTTAGAGTCAGGAGTCTGTGATCTAGGCTCGTTTTCACCATACCATTGTATTGTCTCGGGTTCTGTAGTAGAATTGCTATTGGTATAAAATGAGTCAGGATTTCTAGGGATGCAAGTACCCTTCTCTATATCTTTGTCCAATCCCATAGTACCCTGTAATATACAGTCGGAGTCGCCTAAACATTCGTCACCTATCTTCTGCGCGCATTTATGAACACACATATTTTGATCCCCCAACCATACACAATTATCATTATCAACCGTACACGAATTTTCCGAGTTGCATCCAATACATAAATTCGCAGTGACAACGTCATTAGTACCATCAAGTTGGGTTTTGCACAGGTCGTCTTTACTTCTGCATTTGTCGTTATCAGCGATACAATCAGGTCTACTATAACATCCCTCTGCCTCATACATTGGTAGGTCCGCGCACGGCGTGGGGTTAGCGCTTCCGACGGTTGTTCCAGATTTCTTCGCAATGAAAACAGCATTTAGTAACGCTGTGAACATGGGTTTAAAAGACAACAACGGTTTTATGTAGTCTTTATCATATATCTCAAACCATTTCAAGAAATAACTAGGATCTTGCCCCCTGTAACAACACGGTTTATCCGTTATTTTTTTGGAAACCTCAAATAAATCATTTCTGTTACTATTGTTTGCACCAAGTACATTACTAAGAATTTTATCTGTTATATTGTTGTAAGACAATATACCTTTCATGACACCATCACCATCATTTACACTGTCCATCTTGTAATTCAAATATATTCCTTGTTTTTGTAAATTGGCCAACTCTTTTGTCGCTTCATCGCCGGTTAACTTGCCTTTACAGTTATTACAAGACATGCAAATGTCAGCTTTTACCCTTGCTAGATTCAACCCCTTTTGTTTTAATGCTTCTTCAATTGATATGCAGTGCATATAGTATATATACATAACATAAGAAAGAACAATAAATGGATCCAATAAACCGCCGGTGTTATAAAAGTCATCCATTATTAACCAATCAAATGTCACAAATTCTTCCTTGGTAGATGGAACTCTAATTTGATACGTGGATGGCGGAAGTCCGGTGTGTTGGAATAAACGTTTTTCTTCTAATTCCCATTTCTCCAAGTAAGGATTTATCATATTTGCAAGGTGGGCAAACTCATCAGCGTAAATTTCTCCCAACTTCACTTCCTTTCGTTGTATACGCTCTGACAATTGCTGCGCGGCTTGCTTCCTCTTCTGGGCGCCGACGAGGGACGAAAATTGTATAAACACGGGAGCGCGGGGAAGTTGGGTGTCCGGAAAGACATATTGTGTGAAAGATTTATCACCTGGACGGTAGTGAGAATTAAAAGGTGATAATAGCTCGGGTTTTTTACCTACCCATGTCGCATCACTATTATAATCAATCGTATTTTGAATAAAATTAAGTTGATCACCGCCATATTGATAACGGAACCCCGCTGATTTTACCATATTTGTGAAATTACTAAAAGTTTTTCGTGTATTTTTGTATAACAATTTCAACTTAGTAAACGTGATATTCCATTTTTTAGCAACACTATAATTGAGTGTGTTTTTATTTCTAAAAAGACCTAAATCATTATTTTCCAAACCACCCCGTGATAAATTACCCACTAACGTTTTAGCATTATATATTTGTGAACGGTAACTAATCGGTCTTGAAAATTGTCCGGTCGCTGCTCTTTTGAAGTCTTCATCGTCGTTATCTCCCCATCTAGACATAAATAAACACGGTACGGCTCCGGGTGGTTTATTCCCATCCTTACAGCTTACAGCCGACCTTTTTATATCTATCTGCTGTGAAGAACTGCCTCCAAATAGTCTTGCAGTTGCCGTTCTAACCGGGTCGCCATTGACGTCTACTTCGCGCATATGGCATTGATTCACGTGATCCAAATAATTTGCTTTATCAAATGTCATTGCATATTTAACATCTTCTTGATCCATTTCCGTCAATTCATCCTCAAATTGTTCGGATGGTAAGCAATACCCAGGGCTGTAATCATCCTGCACGGGGTGATCTACTTCGGCAGTACAAACCTTATTGTAATCCGACCATATCATGTCTTTATCTACACCGGTGGGGATGGAGCTGGGATCTTCTTCAGCAAACATGGCCTGGGGAGAAAATGTATTATAATCTTTAAATTCTAAATTTATACCATCAAAAATCTTTTTGACATCATCTCCTGTCAAATCATCGGATATGTTGTTAGAAGACCAAACCGTTATTTTCGATTTATCTTCCGGAAGCATGTTAAAAGTATTATCGCATGCAGCGATAACTTTATCGGTAACATATTCACCCATTTCGTTCATATTATCGCGTTGTAAATCAGTCATTGCGTAATTGTAGCACCCATATCCCGCTAATGTTGAAACTGCGGCCTGTGTCGCTAATCCTAACGCGGCGCCGATTATGGCAGGGTCGTCTGAACCGACTGTAGAGTTGTCGTCGAGTGTATTGCCCCAAAACATATTTTGTCTGGTTCCCATGTAATCGGGTTGTGTCATATTTTTACCTTCTGTTAACTCTTTAATAGAATTTCTAAATCCTCTAACATCATTTTTCAATCTTATTATCTCCTGCGTTACAGGCCACCATTCGTCTTCTGGAATTTCTTTCAACGCATCAGTCATTCGAGAAATCTGTTCGTTATAAAAACGAATCTTCGTCAAATTTTCTTTAAACTGTTTTTTGTCGTCATCATTTAATAATACGTCAGTCGTGGGAATTTCTATTTTTGTAACATTTTTTGTAACTTTACTCATTTTATATATAAAATAATTATTTTATAATTATAAAATAATTATTATAAGTTTTTATGTTTATACCATGACATTATTTGAAATAATAATATACAAATAACAATTGCTAAAATCACCCATTGTATGTCTATACCAGCTATACTCGGTGATGTTATACTCACTGCTCCATTATCTAATTGCGAAAAATTATATTGCCATCGTTCTTTATGATCGGTCTTCGATTCGTTTTTTTCATCGTCAGGAGGTTGTTTATTAAAAGAAGCCCTTTTCATCTGGCACTGCTCGCAATTGCATTCTGTGTTTTGAGGTTGTTTATTAAAAGAAGCCCTTTTCATCTGGCACTGCTCACAATTGCATTCTGTGTTTTGTTTGAACTCCTCTCGTGTATAAGGCGGTGGGGATGGCGATCTTCTCCTATCGAACTCCTCCCGTGTATAAGGCGGTGGGGATGGCGATCTTCTCCTATCGAACTCCTCTCGCGTATAAGACTGGGAATCATTTTGTTTCGCATCAGGCACCTTTCCTATTTTATTACCAAACCGTTCTAATAGTTCGTTAAATTTATTTTTATCTTCTTTATCATTGTCATATTTAATGACTGAAATAGGCGTGGTTTGCATTATTTATATATACTAAATATTATTATTATTGTTTTTTCACATATAGAAAATGTCAGATGCGTCTATATCGTTGTCGTGTACGATGAGTTGATACATTTTAGTCAAGATTGGATCCCGTTCTCGAACAACATTATCCTTGAGAATTTTACTAAATGAAATATCTGTGTCATTGGTAATCAATAATTCATTGTCCAATTGTAATGTTGGATTAGCTTTGAATGATACAGTAACGCCTTGTTGCTCTGTCATTCGTTTATATAGTTTACTTTTTTTCAATGCTTTGAATTCTTCGTTGGTGCCTTTGATCGTGATTTTAGTTTTACCGTCGATATTCTCATATTTCGTGACGTCTATATCATCTGATAATTCATCTGCGTTAAGATATACTATTTTTTTAGTTGGTATATCCAAAAAAATTTCTTCTATATTATACGTATCTGTTGTAAAAGTTAAATATGATATACTTTTATCTGGACTCTCTCCGAAGCTATGTTGCAACGGGGTGCCTGGGTAATATATATTGTTACCTACCCATTGTCGCTGGTGTATATGACCAGTTACAACTAACGGTAGATCGGCAGACCAAACATCGCCAATTTCAGAAACAATAGAGCCCATTTTACAACCTTTAAACTCTTGGTGAGCAAAAATGCAATTACAAGTTGACAGAGATAAATTTTCAAGCGTGTTTAAAGCTTCGTTAAAACGACCTGGGAAAACATATGGAACAAATATAAAGTTGCAATCATCGATAGTTATATGTTCGACCTTATCAACGATAGTTAGGTTATTCCAACCTTTCATTGAATTCATCCAGTGATTACTTGTGAGAAATTCCGTATTTGATATGTAATCATGATTTCCAACTAGAATGAACGTCGGCGCTATACAAATCAATTGTTTGACAAAGTCGATTGCTTTATTCATAACGAGTGTATGTAGTCTTTCATGAGTATGTAATAAATCACCCGCAACGACAATTATATCAGGTTGCTTATCTATAGCTTCGATGTATATAAGTTCGCTGCATTTTTCAACGTCTTCTAAATTCGATATTTGGAAATGAGGATCTCCTATAAATAATGTACTAACAACCATTTATTTTTATTTATCGAATCAATAAAAATAAAACGATTTTACCCTTTTTTAATCGTGACTGTGCTATTACCCCCGCTATGCCTTACAATCCCGCTTATTATCATGTAAACTAAAAACCCTATAAATATATATATAATAGTGTTCCAAATACCTTTAACCGTCTCCTTTATCCCGTCTGCGAGATCTCCTGTTAAGTCAATGGTCGAGTCGAACCAATCTATCTGTCTGCAAATCATTGCATAGGGTGGATTACCATCATCTGGAGGGTTCTCACCCCATTTCAATGCGAAATCTCTAATCGGGAAATCCGCGTTGCATGCGTTTGAGCATACACCATCCTCGTTGCAACTATCTTTGCTAGTATCAGCGCATTCAGTGCAATTATCGCATTTATCATTAAGCGTGAAAGTACCATACATTTTTCCGGGGACTGGTTCACCACCAGGATCATTGGCGGGGTCCCGAGTAAAAGTATATGGATATCCGCCCTCCGGGGGTTTAGGGTTTCCAGGGACGACATTTCCACCTCGACCAAAGCCAGAAAATATACAACCTTCGTCTGTGACACAACTTTTACCGCCTGTGACCCCGCCACATAGTCCAGCTGTAAACGTTCCAGATGGTGGACTGGGTTTCATACCATCAATATCTTCTTGTGCCATACACAACATGTCAGCAGCGATTCCATTTGCACATAAATTAATCAGGTTTGCGGGTGTAGGTGTTGCGGTTTGGTCCGTCATGTATTCGGTGTATTTAATGCCTTTGGCATCAAGTAATTCTTTTTGGGTATTGATTTCGTTTGGGTCTTTACATGATAAATTTAATACTTTTATAAAAGTATTGGGGCTTCTATACAACCAACATCCGTTTTGTATATCCATATTCTCTTTTATGATTTTAGCTGTTATGACCGCTCCTGCTGCAAGCAGTGAAACGCCGGTTGCTTTCTTTAAAAACCCATACGTATTTTTCGCGCCTTTTGACAATCGTTGACCCAAAGTTCGCGCTTTACCAGACCCATATTTTTCCAGGGTACTACTTATCTGTTTAAGATCAGCATCTGTTAAGTCACCGCCTTTTTTTTTCAATAAATCGTCTATACTAGTCCGCGCACTTGAATCGCTTATTTTATTAATCAAATTTTTTACCTCGGCTGTGTTCGCGTTCATAGCTGCTACTAGGTCACCGGTCTCGTATGTGGTCGTTGCACTTCTCGCATTACGGGAAGTAGTAATGAAGTCATCTGCCATATTCATTTGCGCAGCTGAAGTTTTATCGATGTTTGCTCGGAGTAGGGCATCACCCAGCGATTCTCTGCTTTTAATACCGGGCGTCGGTATATCAAAACCCGGCATATGTATGGCGTTTCTTTGGGGTGGTATAGAAAGATTTTGACCTATTATACTTTGAATTTTTGATTTGGAGACAGGGTCTGATACATCGTATTTGATCAATTTACTGCCGGTTACTGATGTCGTTTCACTGACGGCGACCACCGGTGTCTTTTTCATCGCCGTCCCGAAATCCACTATGTTTTTGTTTAGTAGTGTTGCCATGCTTCCAATAGCGTTGGAAGTAAGTCTACCGACTTTCGATGAGGCTTTTAAAGCTCTGTAAAATTGCGCCATTGCCGACATTGCTGTCTTGGCTTCTACTTTATAGGTCGTTACATCACTAGGACTGACTTTGTATTTTGTAAAATGATCTTCCCAGAATTCATCCTCGCTCGCAAAACCTTTCTCCATCCAATGTAAAGCGAACTCATCCAAGTGAAATGTTGAATTATCGGTGGAATCATCTGTAAAATAGAAAAATTCCTTTTCAAAAGAATGTTTAGTAGTCATCGTAATTATTTATATTATATTATTATTATATTATTATAATAATATAATATAAATAATAATGGATAATATATGCAAACAGAGGTATTATAGTTCTGACGATACTCAAAACTCGGATATTTGTAATATGATTAAATCTATGAATAGAGAAGTATTATATACAAACCCTAAAATGTTATCAAAAACGCATCTCAAACAGATAAATTTAGATGAGTATATATCGCATGGTAACCGTGGCGGGAATACAGACGATAAACAACTTACTTCGCAATGGAATATGTATATAAATAATCGTAATATTGTCAAAACCCTACAAACCAAATATGATAATTCCACGCAAATAGGACAGGGATGGTTCGCAGTTGATGTAAACAATGATAACGAAGAATATATTTTAAGCGATGTATACGCAGAAGAAATAATGAAGGCTATAGCAAGTGAACAAATGGTGATAGCGTTGATGAACTTAACTGGATTTCTAGCTTTGGATTTTACAGTTCAAATGTTTATTTCCAAAGGTTTACCGTTATTGATAAAGGCATCTATGAAACAATTAAATAAGCACTTCGGTACCGCAGCTAGATTAGCGCTTACTAACGCGCTTTCAGTGAGAAATGTGCCAAGAGCGTTGGGGGCTTTCGGGAGGAGCGCTTTTCAGCTTTCAAAAACGATAGCAACTCCCATGCTAGCTAAGATAAGTATAGGCGCGGGTTTAGCTAGGTTTGGTAGCGGTTTATTAAAGGGATTTAACATTGCAAGTGTATTATTTGCGATTGTAGATTTGATAAGTCCGTGTGAACTCGATAGACCTATAGATAATAGTCAAATGAAATATATGATTGATTTACTTGATAAGCATTTCAAAAATCAAATGCTTAGGTCTTACGGATCGACTACCGATGGTAACGGAAATATTCACGCTAATAATAACCCTTCATGGCCGGTTGAATACACTGCAGATGAATTATTAGAACAATACGCAGATATAAACCCGAGTGACGATATACTTCGGGCAAGCGGGGTTCCCATTAGTGATAACGGGTATATATATACATGGGAAGATTTAGAATTCTTTTTTTTCGTAGACTATTTAAATACGCTTTCTTTTAACAGCGTGGGTTATCCTATTTACAGAAGTGTCAACCTTATAAAAGAAGATGACGATTTTCCTTTAATCGAAGATAATAATTATAACGACACATTCGTGAATAGATTTGCCAACACTTTCAGTAATGACAACTCTTACGTAAAAGATATGATAATTAAATATTACCCTATTTTTATATTTATATTTGTATTGTTATTGATATTATTAATAATATTTATTTATTATAAATGAGCAGGCAGTATGGTACTTATACTAACGTCGATGTGTACAAGGCAATGGCATATGCAAAAAATAGAATAAAAAATCTTAAGTGTAATGATAAAAACTTCAAACAAAAAATTTGTAAATATAACAATGCAGGTGATACTGGCGACTGTTTATCTTGGGAACCGAATACCAAATACAATGGTACATGGGATAAACCAAATTACGTAACAGATAGAACATGCGCCGTTGATAGTGATTGTTCCGAAGTACCCAGCGCTCCGAAATGCAGAGACGGGAAATGTTCCAATTTACCAGATGACGAATATTCAAATCTTGGTAAATGTAAAATCACATCGTCCACATTATGCAACAACTTAAGCGAAGTGCCATATAAACTTCGACAACCAACGGAAGAGAATACAGGATATTGCAGAGCTGTAAATTGCTTTTCTGACGATGACTGTGGCGAAGGCACTACACGTACATGTATCTTTTCATGTAAGAAAAAAGAAGGGGATGAATTAGTGTTGCCTAGGTGTGATGATAGCACGTGCACGTGTAAAGACGGTAAATGCGATTACGGTTCTTGCATACAAGATACAGATTGTGTATCAGATGATGACGTGCTCGGATGCGATACAAATGTAGGGGTATGCGGTATTGCCACTGGTACAACTGACAAGGGAAAATGCGAGGTTAATACAGATTGCGGCCCAGGCACAGACGGGTATTGTTACGGTGTTGGTAATTGTCCTGATTTCCCTGTAAGCAAACATTATTTAGAATGGGACGCGGATGATGCACAATGTTCATTCGGTAATATAATGTTAAAACAGTTTTGCGAACGCCCTCAATGCCGCCCCGGAGACAATTCCCTGGATAATTTATCTAAACCTTTTGTTTATGATAAAGGCAAGTGTTATATATCGCAGGCATTTTGTAAAGATAAGAATAACGACTTTGAAAACCAAGGGGATGTTAAGGATGCGAGTGATTGCGACGCGAATACACCATGTACAGTTGAAGGAGACATATGTGTAAATCAGTCGAGCGATATAAGTGGATTATCCGGAACTTATGAGAAATGTTCGAGTGATGATGATGAGTGCTACTGTCACGGGCCAACTTCTGAATGTTCTTTAGATAAAAATGTAGGTGATAATATAATGAGCATCTTGATAGGAGAGACTTTTTATGGGTTGATACAGGGGACAGCGCGTAATTGTGATTGGAATCCATTTGACTCTAAGGAAAAATTCGAAGCGCAGTTCGTAAACAAAGATAAATCTCCCATGGATATACTGAGACAGGTTATATCATTTGATGTACAAAATACAAATAAAACAACATTCGAATTGGATGTTAATTTATCGCTATCAAAAAAGAAAGTTATAGATGATTATATTCAACAAGGAGTGAGTTTGTACCACTATATCGACAAAGACAATCCCGAAACGTCTGAATTCAGTTTATGTTCAACAGAATTAATGAAAGCATTCCCGAATATCGCAACCATTCAAGATAATAAAATTATAATAAAATTAGACAAATATACAATTAAAGATTCTAAAAATTTACAGAAATTATATACTTTTTTAATTTCCAAAGACAAACTTACTGAATTAATTCGAAAATTAACAAAAATTACTTCTGCTATACAATAAAAGAATATTATGTATGCCTTATTCTCAAATCCATTATTTTATTATATTTCTATAACAGTAATATTTGTCATAACGTGTATTGTTACATATTTCACAAGTAAAAATCATAAAACGACAGATGTGGATAAACAATCATCAAGCGTGAATACACAAATAAATACTGTATTAACAGATTTATTAGGTGATGGATGGCCTTATGTGTTATTTATAATATATGCAGGGTTCGGTATTATCGTATACTTAGCGTACAAAGTCATATCTAGCAACCAATCTAAAATATCTACTAAACAAAATAATTCGTCGACCGCTAAAGCGATAAATTGGATATTATTAAGTTCTGTTATAGGTTTGTCTATTTTTATTATCTTTTTATCCGTTGATAAATATACAACGGATATCAATGGATTTACAGATCCTAATAAAACAAAAACTGTAAAAATAATTGGATATGTTATAGTTGGAATCTGTTTTGCAGCGATTGCGGGGAAAATTAGTTATAATTACGCGTATGGACCATCCACCAAATAATATTTTTATAAAAATATTTATAAAAATAACACTTGTTTATTATTATTATCTAACGGGACTTGGATCTGGCCTTACGACCAGACTTTTTCTTGGAACGGCACCTACCAGTGGAGCGGGACCTTACCTTACCAGCTCCGCACTTGGATCTGGCCTTACGACCAGACTTTTTCTTGGAACGGCACCTACCAGTGGAGCGGGACCTTACTTTACCAGCTCCACACTTGGACCTGGATCTGGACCTGGCCTTGCGTCCAGGCTTCTTTTTGGAACGGCACCTACCAGTGGAACGGGACCTTACCTTGCCAGCTCCGCACTTGGACCTCGACCTGGACCTGGCCTTGCGTCCAGGCTTCTTCTTGGAACGGCACTTCCCGGTGGAACGGGACCTTACCTTGCCAGCTCCGCACTTGGACCTGGACCTCGACCTGGCCTTGCGACCGCGCTTTTTAGGGGACCTACATCCACCTGATTTAGACCTGACTTTGCTACCAGGGCAATGTCTTCTAGATTTACCATGTATAGCACGCATCAATTGAGTGCGATTTTTTTCACTTGGGTTTTTTACTCCTCTTTCTTCAGCAATAGCATATAATTCGTTTACGTTTTTATTACGTAGGGATGGCGAACGATGTCTTGTCATTTATATAATAAGAATATAAAATTATATTTTTTTAAATATTAATTATTTGTATTGTTTTATTTTTATAGCTGAATGTTTGCCAATGATAGGTTCTCCTAGTAGAAAACAAACCCTAACAATATTTTCGTAATTTTCACGTTCATTATATTTAAGGTGATTATTTTTTATATGTTCGATTTGGTGATGGGTGAAAAAAATATTATAACGTGAAATCAATATTTGTTGTTTGTCGATTTTATCTACCATTATATTTATCATATAATATAAAAGTATAAGAACATAATATCGATTTTATGTTTATACTTTTATATTATAAACGATGTTACGCAAAATTACAGAGAATGTAATTTTGACAGTTAGCAGTTTGGTAGCCTCGAGTTATTTAGCGGTAAAAATCGAATATGCATTGTTACAATATATGGGTAAAAGATGAATTTTAAAAATAATATCAACGGAACACTGTTAATACTTCGCATAAATTGGAAATTTCACGATGAATTCTATTAGTAGTCCTCCAACACGACCATTTTTGACGCCTCAGCTTTTTTATTTCCTTATCGATTTCAGAATACTTACCTGTACTGTTACGTAAAGCGGTTATTTGCGATGCTATATTACGTTGTTTCTCTTTCGCACATTTATATTTTTCATATGCACGTTTCAAAGGTTTAGGAGCGTCTTTTTTACGAGCGCGATAACTCATTATTTGAAATGCCGTTTGATTTCTACGAAATCTATGACGACATTGCATATCGGATATAGTTACACTGCGACATGTTGGACAGCTCGAATTTCCAGATCGAAACCATTGTATTTGACAATCGGTGTGAAATGAGTGACCGCATGGTAGTTGGTGATATTGTTTTACATCGTCTAACGCTTCCATGCAAATCACGCATGTAGTAGTTTCGATATTTGATTCCATTAAATTAATTAAATCATATTTAATTTTTAAATATTTAATTTGTGTACTCTTTCGTCGTAACTCGTTTTATTTTTTTTATTATTTAAGATTAAAATAATATTGTGATAACCGGAGTCGCGACGCGCTCACACTTATAGCGAGGTTTTGGAATACTTTATCATCCGACCCGGTGATCGGATGATACATCTACCCGTCTATGTATCTTTTATACGATGAGACGTAATACCCTTATACGTTTAGTTCTCTTTCAAAGTCTTTTTTCCACCTCCGCTAACCCCCTATCATAAAATCGTTTTTCCCCAGAGATTACGGCGTTTAAGTTGTCAAGTGTCTACTAAAGAAAGAGGCAGACAACCGGTTCCCGTAGCTCAGTTGGTTAGAGCGTTGTGCTTATACATTGCAAGTATATACGAGTGGGTTTATTCCCCATATTATGGCACGCAAAGGTCGCGGGTTCGACCCCCGCCGGGAACAGGGTGGCTGAGTGGTGAGGCACTTTAAAACTCATTTCTAGATGCATATCGGTAAAAACGATTTTCTCAACCGATCGTATCTAGAATAAGGTGTGTAGACCTCGAGCGAGGGTGTAAAACTGGGTGTAAAACTGGATACATGAACAGATGGGTCCGAGGCCGGCGTGTCCTTACAGAGACCAAGTGCTTGCCAGGTGTTGTATGTTTGTCAACTGAAGAAATATGCAATAAGCACGAAATAAACGGGGTTGTTACACTGCTTACCGTGAGAAGCAAGTGAGATTTTTCAGAAAGTACGAAAGTGCTTTGTCTGCATCACCGAGACTAGACTGGATGTAGGTCTTACTCAGCAATATAGCCATGTTACGCTACATCAACCGGTAGCCAAAGGAAGGTGACCCTGAATCCCAGAATAGGGAGTATACGGATGGTCTTAATGAACGCTATTGCGCCTTCTGGAATATGTGATGTTCAACAACCACAAAAATTGGAAATTTTACCACTTAGAAGCTGAATCACGTTGCAGCCGTCAGTCAAGACGAAATGACAGTCAACCCTCACGGTGGCTGATCGGAAATCCAGGCCCTGTATAGGAACCAGCCTGCGCTTGCGAAGTTTGGTGACGTCTAGGAGAGACTAGAAACACATACCCCTGTGGCGCAATTGGACAGCGCGTTCGACTTCTAATCGAAAGGTTGCAGGTTCGAGTCCTGCCAGGGGTGATCGGAGTGAGAGTGTAGTGCACTTTAAAAACCAAAAATGATTTTCCCAGGTGTTTTACCAGAGAAAGTCAGGGAGTACGGAAACAACCACCAACTCGGTTAGCTCAGTTTGGTAGAGCGCTCGACTTTTAATCGAGTGGCCGCGGGTTCGAACCCCGCACCGGGTATCGGAGTGAGAGTGGTGAGGCACTTTAAATTATTCATTTGCAGAAAAGGAGCCTGCGTTAACAAAACTTAACAATTGGTCTATATTTGTTCATAAGAGACTAGTGTTAGTCGCGCTTAAAATACCGACTAGCAGTTGTGAATCTGCTTCATTAAAATCACCTCCAGTAGAGTTCCCGAGCGGTCAAAGGGGTTGCACTTAAGATGCAATGCATATGCTTCGCGGGTTCGAATCCCGTCTCTACTATCGGGAGTGACGTTAGGAGGATGAGAGTGGCGGTGCACTATAAAAACTATTAAGAGACTGTGGTGTAATTTGGTAACACACTGAGCGACTTGTCGGTGATGCAGGTTCGAGTCCTGTCGGTCTCACGGTGGAGGATGGTTTGCGTGGAACGTGAAACATACATTTTGTAGAGATTTTAGAGCAAAATAATCCAAAATGTGTGTAAGCGAGTACTTGAACGAAGATAAGTCGAGTATAAAATTAAGAGTTAAAATACGTCTTCTTCAAGGAGATGGAGGCGGCTTTATTGTTGCTTCCCTTAGGTGTTTCTACACACTGATTTTGAAAGACCTATAGTCGCGATTGTCAGTCAAGGACGTAATTAATAGGCATAGTCGGAGTGACAGCTGATTTTTCGCTCGTAAGAGAATTTTCAGTGTGGTAAGCAAAGCCAAGTGCTTAATGGGGGAGTGGGTGGAAGGAGGCGTTTTCAGCTCTTATGGCCAAGTTGGTAAGGCATCTCACTTGTAATGAGAAGATCGGTGGTTCAAATCCGCCTGAGAGCTTGTGGTTAGTCTTTACACGTAAATTTAAGACTTCAGGCAAAGTACCCAAGCGGTCAAAGGGGTTAGACTCAAGTTCTAATGCATATGCTTCGCGGGTTCGAATCCCGTCTTTGTCATGGATGGTAGAGTGATGATGCACTTTAAAAATCATACGGTTCCCGTAGCTCAGTTGGTTAGAGCGTTGTGCTTATACATTGCAAGTATATACGAGTGGGTTTATTCCCCATATTATGGCACGCAAAGGTCGCGGGTTCGACCCCCGCCGGGAACAGGGTGTTTTACAGTGATACACCTTAAAAAAACTGATAATACCCACTGGTGCTTAAAAACGATTTAAAGTCGTAATTTCGTATAGTTAAGATGTGGGTTAAGACCTTGTAGCTCAGTAGGTAGAGCGAACGACTGTTAATCGTTAAGCCGGCGGTTCGATCCCGCCCGGGGTCGATGTGGTGGTTCACTTAAAAAACTAAAAAGCTCTGTGGCGCAGAGGAAGCGTGCCGGGCCCATAACCCGGAGGTCGAAGGATCGAAACCTTCCGGAGCTAGTGTGTCAAAGAGTGGTGGTGCACTTTAAAAACCAAAAAGCTCTTTTAGTGTAGATGGTTATCACGATCGGTTTTGATTCGATCAACCTAGGTTCGAATCCTAGATGGAGCACCAGTGTTTGTAGTTTATGTTAGTAAAATACTCTGTAAAGAGAGAAGCGGGTGCAGATCCCGTCAAGCGCATTGTGTCAAAGAGTGGTGGTGCACTATAAAAAACTATTTGCCCGGTTAGCTCAGTCTGGTAGAGCGCACGACTTTTAATCGTGTGGTCGCGGGTTCGAACCCCGCACCGGGTAAGCAGTTGGTCTATGTCTACGTAAAAAGAGACTAGTGGTGGTTCACTTTAAAAACTATTTTACCGGTTTGGCGTAGTTGGTTATCGCGTCCCCTTTACACGGGGAAGGTCATAAGTTCGAATCTTGTAGCTGGTATGCGGAATTATTTCCCGAATCTTCTTTAGGATTCGGGAGAATAGAGTGGTAGTGCACTTTAAAAACTAGCCTGCGGTAGCTCAGTTGGAAGAGCGATCGACTGTAGTGGTTATTTGTTGTAATCGATTGGTCGGGTGTTCGAATCGCTCCCGCGGGACCTTCCGATGTAGTGTAGGTGGTTATCACAGCAGCTTTTCACGTTGTTGACCCGGGTTCAAGTCCCGGCATTGGAACTTAGGAGTGACGTTAATAGTGTTTTGGAATGCACACTATAAAGAACATTAAGACACTGTTGTAACAAAAAAATCCGAAAAACGCAACGGTTGTATACTAGATGGGGTTTGATTCCCCAGGTTTTAGGTTGAAAAAGTATACAAACCCTACCGACATGGGACATGGGAGTAGCTTCGTTCTCTCAGAACTTGAAGCCCTCGCCAGGTTGGGGTTTGTATACAGTGTCAAAAAAGTGTGGTGGTGCACAATAAAAACTATTTTGGTCGTTTGGCCGAGTGGTTAAGGCGTTGCACTTGAAATGCAATCTCGTAAGAGTCGTAGGTTCGAATCCTGCAGCGACCGTGTGAATAGAGTGGTGGTGCACTTTAAAAATCACCTCAAGTAGAGTACCCAAGTCTGGTCAAAGGGGTTGCACTTAAGATGCAATGCGTATGCTTCGCGGGTTCGAATCCCGTCTCTACTATTTGGGAGTGACGTTAGGAGGGTGAGTGACGGTGCACTTTAAAAACTAAACGGGGGTGTAACTCAGTGGTAGAGTGTTCGCTTTGCATGCGAAAAGTCCTGGGATCAATCCCCAGCACCTCCAGGTGGTTATCTAAACACTTTAAACACTGATTTTGTGCCTGTGTAGCATAATGGATATTGCGTTGGTTTTCGGCGCCAGAAATTGCAGGTTCGAATCCTGTCTCAGGTGTTTTTATATAATTTAATATATAAAAACATTAGTACGTACGTTTTAGGTGAGTGGGGGTGTAAAAACAAAATGTGTTTCTGAATTATATAACTACACAGGACGATCATACGTTAAATTATAAAATTTCTTTAAACTCTTAGCTCCGTCTTGTTGCGACACTACAGTGTCGCATATATTCGTTTCAGATGTCGAATCATCCCCTAATAAAAATTCACAATCACCCTTATCATCGTAGCTTTCACCGGCAGTATATTCAATAGAGAAACCATGACATGGCATTAAATCGTAACATAAATTAGAACATTCTGCGTTTGTCATATCGCTTTCTTTATGAAAAACTGGTCGGAGTGATGCCTGATTACGAAGACATTCTTCGAATACATTTTCTCTAGATAAATTCCTATTATAAATAATATCGGTACTTTTGATATCAACGCCATTTTGACCATATGTCATAAATCCTTTCTTATATATATTACATACTGAACATTTCGTTAGGTTTGCACCGCCCGCGCAATTACCACATGTACTAGTTGCAGTCGGATAAATATAAACAACTCCGAAATATGGTTTATAGTCAAAATATTGCTGCGCATCGCTATTACTAAATGTTAACCTGTCACCTACCGACACTAAGAGTTGTGGATCGTCCTCCCAATTTATTGTTATAGCATTGCTATTTAATAGTGGAAACCCTCCACTATCGACATTAAAAGTTATGGTTCCTACTACTACTGCACCGGCATCTTTATTCTCGTCCTCTATTTTAACTAAGGCCGCTTTTACAATCTGTGTACTTGCATATTTGGATTTGGCTTGACCCCTTACAAAGTATTGTTCTGTTTCGTCATCACCCGTCGGAGTACCATATATCTGTATCAATTCCAGAGATGGTTGTGTTCCTCCTTTATTATCACTTTCGTATAGAAATCCCGCACAATCTGATTTAGACATACATAAAGACGCGCAATTAGTATGTGAAATTCTTGGGTCTTCTTTATCGTGATTACATACATTATACTGTATTTTTTTGGTATTATCTATTTTCAGTTGCTTTCTGAGGTCAGCATCATCAGGGACTCTAGTAAAATTCGTATCGGAATAATCTATATGAGGATTATAATCGCGAGGTATGAATGAGTTTAATAACTTTATTTCTTCTCCTGCAGTTTTAGGTGTATTACCCCCTGAATCAATAGTCGTTAACAGTATAGATAATACAACGATAATCACACATGTAATAATTATACCGTTCATTTTTATTATAAATTAAAAATAAAGTTTTTTATAATAAAAATGAACAGCGAACAAACACATGGTGGAATAGACGATACGATGAGATCATTTTACGAGCAATTTGATTACGACAGTGCGATTGCTAAAACGTTAGCCCCTTCAACAATCAGCGAAGCGAAGCAGCAACAATTAGATACTATTATTACTGAAAACAAAAGCGCTCGAGAAGCATGTGCTTCTTTGCTAATTGATATTCGAGATGGGTTAGATAAAGAATTCTTAACAGAAGATGAAAAAAGTTTATTAATTCGAATTATCGGAGAAGATTGGGAAACCAGTGAATATGTAACTAATAATAAAAAGTTTGAATAAATTTAATCATTCAATTTACAATTATTATATTGATAATTGTAAATTATGCATTGGACCAATACGAAAAAGCTTTTTCGTATGGCATCACAGGTTTTCCTTGTCGTTTATTTACATCATTATGGAAATCTACGAAAAACATAAACAGTAGATGGTTATTTCCAAGTGCTTTTTTTAATTTCATCTGGTTGTTATTCAAATACTCTTCTGCGTGGTCACTACATATAGAACAAGGTAAAATATTCGGGATCGACTTAATAAAATTTATTATACCGTTTAAGTCTTGATCAGTTGGGTTTTCCGGATAATGAAGCATTGTTTTATGAATAACGTACCAATAATGAGGACCCCATTTATCAACACCTTGCTTACGTTGCGTATTTTCATTTACTATCGTTGTGTTATTTATTTGTATTGGTTTCATAACAGGTTCTATTACTTTTATTTGTGATATCGGTGTATCAACGGTCTTATAATGTCCATAATATTGAGAACGATACATTTATAATATACATATAAGTTTTTTTAAATGAAATTTATTGTTACTTTATTAGGAATAAATTGCAAATCTACATAAGCAATTTTTTTATCTTTTAGAAACGCCATAATACCTTCGCTATCGGGCATATTATTATATAATATTTTTACATCGGATATATCGATAAAATGAGTGAACATTTTTCGTAAGTCATTCGCGCGTTCACCCAAATCACTTTCTTCTACTATATTACTTACTATTTGTTCGATATTGTTATACTTTTGCATCAATTTATACGATTTATGAGATCCTATACCTTTTATATTATCATTATAGTCAGTTCCACACATTATACAATGATCTAAATGCTGCATTCTGTCGAAACCTAATTCTGTCAATAACTGTTGATAATTTACTTGGCATACTAAACCACTTATTACATCTAGTTTAGATAAACAAACAGGGCTGCCATATGCTAATATATCCGTGTCATCCGATAACACAGCATCGACCATGTTGTCGATGCATAATTTACAACCATATTTTTCCGCTTCTCCCGGCGCCTCGTGCCAGCTAACGCCGTACAAGTCAAACAATTTTTTAAGTTCGATGAAATCATTATTGTTTATATTTACCACCTGTCTAGATTTTTTCTCGTATCGCATATCTATCTCCGAATCTATAACGATACCCCCCGTGTCCTTGAATAACTTCGTCAGATGGTCACCTACACTTCCGTTCCGTCTATATATCGTTATATCTTCGTCTATCGCTTTAATTTGTTCAATCAACTTTTGTTTAGATTCTCGTCGTTTAGTTTGTTCTTCTGTTTTTTCTACAGGGGATGGACCATCCAATATAAAAATGCAATGAACCCCGTTATCTCTCAAACATTTTATCAGTCGCGCAAACCCTTCTAACCATGTATCGCCAAATATCGCTTTATATTTGTACATGTATAACGTTGTGTCAATGGCAATTTTTTTATGTATGTAATTTGATATATGAACTGTGTTAAATATATTAGGTGATATGTCTCTTAGAAATTTATTGTAATTAGATTTAATTCCCATTTTGATTTAATAATACTAGAAACAAGTTTTTTTTTCATTATTATTAAAGAATTTGGAATATTTTTTGCACCACTTGCGCCTAGCTTTATTTTGCGCAAAAGGCTTTTCAGATATATGAAGTTCTGACCAATCATCTATCTTCCAGAATACAGTAACAATCCTGTTTTTTTCGTAATTTGTGACAACTACCATATTTTCCCATGTAAACACTGCTCGTCCATAGGTATCCCATAACTTCTGAGGTTCTTCGTAATCTAACTTACCGTATTTGAGAGTATGACTTACCATATCAGGTGATATTTTTCGCTGCGACATTCTTTGAACTGCATGATCAGTGAGTCCAAATACCAGAGGAGGTAAATTAAAATATTCATACCACTGTTTTATTTTAAGTATACGATAATTACACTCACCCGTATTAGCTAGCGTATCTGGTTTAAAATTATTATGATTTTTCCATGTCGTTGTTTGAAAGATACTTCTTATAATTCGATTATTAAATAGTTTAAATGTAATCGAAGTAAGAGGGTTGATATTTTTTGATAATAATATAGAGATCATATAACTATCGGGTAAAATATTAGTTGAAAATATCGTTATTAAGATCTATTTTTGTATTCTTCTATTTTAAAATACAAAAATAAAAACTTTTAATCTATGTCCATTGCTGCGACTCCTGATGATTGCAGTGTGCAAGTCGGATCGGTAGAATATTTACAATTCGGAGTAATTTTTTTCTTCTTTTTCTTACCACCCCGTGGTGGCGGGTTGCAAAACGCCATCAAGTTTTTCTGCACTTTACGTACTTGTTCGTTCAGACCTCCTTCGGGTTTTCGTTCGATTAACTTCATTTCTAAAAGATTGTCTATAATTGCCGTGCTTATAGACGGAAAATATTTCGTGTCATAATATGTGTGGTCTAGCCCATCCTTTACTTCATCGATCTGTGGATTTCTTTCTAAAATAGTGTTTACGTGTTGGAATATTATGTATGATGCTCTTTCCACTTCTATTACTCTATATTTTAGATACAAATCAGAATCGATGTTTGTTAAGTATCTTAATAGTAATTCAGTCATTTCACTGCATTCACTTCCCGGTTTTATTTTCCGCACAGTAGTTTTCGGAGTCTTTCGCGCGACCGTAGTCTCCTCTGATCTAACACGTTTGGGAGCGAAACTATGCGATGCACGGGATCTTATGTTATAATATTTTGGAGAACTGTTACTTTCATTTAATTGTTTCAATTGGCGTAACATACGAACCAACACATTTCTATTCGTAGCAATTTGTGTATCGTATAATTTCTTTCTTTTCATAGCATTTAAAGCGCGAGATTTATTCGAATTTTTGTATTGTATCGCTTCCTCACCTAGTTCTTTTGATTTTGTCTCCAATATGTCTTGATGATTCTTCACCAACGTTATTTGCCGTCTTAAATCTGTTTCCGGCGAGTAACTGGATACAGCAGTCGTCACGAATCCCGAACTAATAGCAATACTTACAAGCGCAGTTGCTAAGGTTGTTCTTTCTTGGAAAAAGGCATTTATATAAGTCCGTACCGAACCTTCAATTCCTTTGTAATTAGGTAATATTATGTTCAGTATTATCAATATCATGGGTATTCCTATTGTACGTATTAAAACATTCATAATATTAGGGTCTGTTAACAAATTACCGCTGTTTCCACCAGCTGCATATGCTAATTTAAAAAAAGCGATAATAAATATTCGCATCATATATCTATGAACGAATTTTTTCTGAATACACTTAGATCCGAAAATCATAAACCATACTAACCCCTCAAATATATCAGCATTTTGATAAAAAAAAGTTGGTAAATTCGCACCGATAAGATTTCGAAAATGCGCCGTTAATACTTGATTTGTAGCAGATACACCGTCAGATTTTGGTTCGACCATGTACCTCGGTAAGTCCGCGATATTTAAGTTCGTGTTTTGTTGTAAAATTTCATTAATACTTCTAGTAAGTCTACCCGTAAAGCTACTGTCTACGGCGGTCAATTGAATTCTAGGTATCGCAACCCATACTGCCGCGTGTTTTACCAAATCTGGGATTTTATATTGTTCCAGTTGCGGTATAATCTCGGTGTTTAAAAATTCCGTGACATTCATAACTCCGAGTGTGTCAACTATGCTATTACTAGTGGCCATTATGCTGGCAACCCTATCGACCGTTATTGATACTGCAGAATCGTTATTAAATATTCGAGAAAGAGAATATCCGTTGTCTAGTCCTGGTTCGTAAAATAATGGGTTAACTGATCTGTTCAAATTAGTTTGGATTTGGCTGCAAGTAGTCCCAACCTTAAGGGTGTTTAAAGCAAAAACCGGAGTTGATTCACTGTCAAATTCCTCATGTAAGAAACCTGACGTTTTTGCGTCGCGGCGACTTATTTTCTGCGGCGGTGAACGACGATTATATTTTGTCGACGGCGGTGTTACATAATCTCCTCTCTCTCCTCTCATAGGAGATGTAGGGGGGGTTTTAACCGATTGAGATTTTCTCGATACTTTACTTTTCTTATTAGGTGTATTGTGTGGACTATAGTTAGGTGTATGACTATGTAATTTATTTTTCCATTCCTTTTCTTTTTCTAAATTGTTGTGTTTAATGGTATGGGTATCAGGTAAATCTTTCAAACACCTTCTTCTCATGTCAAATCCTTTCTGTATATATTCATTATATCTATCATCATATTTCCCATTTAGATGTTTATGATATATATTTTGTATTCGACATATTTCATTATATTTTCTAATATTATTATGTTCGTCTTTTGTAGGCATATTTATCTTTTATATATTGCAAATAAATTAATTCTTATTTTTTTTGTAAATATATAATCCACCTAAAATAATAACTAAAACGACTATTATACCTACGACAATATTCCCGGAATTATATTCTACAGACTCTAATATCGTCTGATTGGGTC